TGCCAGGCTGTCAGAGTATCACCTGGCTTTGCCAGGCTGTCAGAGTATCACCTGGCTTTGCCAGGCTGTCAGAGTATCACCTGGCTTTGCCAGGCTGTCAGAGTATCACCTGGCTTTGCCAGGCTGTCAGAGTATCACCTGGCTTTGCCAGGCTGTACCCTACTAAAAGCATATAACAAAAGTAGTTGACAGGGTTTAAAAGGTGATTTATATTGAATACAGTTAAGGTAAACAAAGGATAACTACCATGCAGACTTTCACCTTCAAGATCGGTTTTGTTGATGTTCACACTAATGAATGGCGCACAAAATGGATCGATTATAAGGCAAAGGATTATGATCAAGCTGTGCAAGGGGTGAAAGAATACTTGCAAACAAACCGCACAATGACAGAAGGAAAAATCATTTAAAATACTTTAAAATAATTGTTGACGGGACGGCGAAACGTCCCTTATAATGAACACAGATTAAGAGACAAACCAACAACAAAAAGGTGATTTATGTTCAACGTTAAAGAATCATACCAGAAACACGCAAAAGCCATGAATTCGCAACGTGTAGCAGATCCTAAAGTTTGCACAAAAGTCATGAAAGACATGATCAAACAAGATCCGGCGCTGTTTGACAAGGTTAACGAACTGGCAGAACAAACAACGTTTACAGTTCGCAAATATGGGCCGGGTGATTTTTATTGTTACCCTTCGCATAAGGATCTGAAATGTCAAGAACCATGGCCGGCCAGTCGTTATCCTAAAGCCAGCCTTTGTGTGCAATTCGCTTTAGAGATTCAAAATAACAGTTGATCTTTACTGGGTGAGCCTTTATAATAGGCTCACTTGTTAAGGAAAACCCGACAACATAGAGGTGATTTATGAGCATTGAAAATTTACTAAAAGAAATGAAAACAGTTTATTGTAAATACCATAATTCAGATTACTTGATCTTTTTAAAAGAAAAAGAAAGGTTCCATCTTTTCCAGCTTGACATGATTACCCAAAAGAGAGTTTTAAAAGAGGAGCGGATCAAGTTTTCCCGTGAAATCCTGAAAAGTTATAGAGATAAAGAAGGTTTAAGTTTAAACGCTTATATCACAAACTTAAAACCAAGGAGAAAAGGAGAAGTTAAAAGAATGAATGACCTTCTTTGTAAGATTAAAACAGATGATCGCTATCTTATAAATTACATTATGCAAAATTTACAGGAATACGATGAAAACGGCGTTAATGTAACTTACTCCGGTTTTAACCTTTAAAATAATTTGATCTTTAAATTGGAGATATATGTTATGAGTTATGTTGTTACTTTTTACGGAAAATGTTCTGTACCTTGTCAACAATTTTATAAAACAAAAAGAGAGGCTTTGAAAAGAGTCAGAGAAGATGTTAAGTCTATGGTAAATATCTATAAAAATACGGGATACAAGAAGAAAGGTTCATTAAAGAAATGTCGTATTTATTTCGAGCATGAGCGGCATGGTGTTGATTATATGTGGATTGTAGAGAATAATAATTGTTGATCTTTAAAATATGGCGTTATAGAATATTATTATTCACTTTATAGCGCCATTCCTTAAGGAAAACGGTCTAACATTTAACAAACTGTAAAGGGTAATAACATGACAACCATAAACGTGCATAGAGTCATAGAACATGACTTTAATTCAGCTCAAGATCTGATCGATATTTACTCTAAAAGCTGTTACTATGGTTTTGTTTTGGGTGTAAGTTATGGGAATAAGCTGGCAACTGTTGAAATGAAAAAGCAATATAAAGGTTATCGTGGTTGGGTTATTTCCTACGGTATAAGAGGTTCATTTGCTAAGGTATTAGAGAGTAAAGCGACAAGCCCGAAACAGTTTAAAGAAGTTACGCTTTGCCGTGAAGGTTATCAAATAAAAGTTAAACAAGACTAATAAAAGGTAACATTATGATCACTTTAAAAGTTTACGGAAAAGATGTTATTTTGACTAAAGAAACGTTGAAGAAAACTGCATTATGGTTTGCTGATAATTGTCAAGATTGTATTGAGGAGGCTTTATCGGGAAAAGTACGAGTTAACGAATTAACTGAATATGTTATTCAAATGAAACAAGAAAAAGACCAATGGTTAAACCTTGATAATTTCAATAATCAGAGTTTTACATTTTATCAGAGAGCGTATTTTATACAATCAGGTGAAAGTGTGTCTTTATTATCTAAAAATTCTTGATTATATTAACGATCTGTTATAGTCTTATGTTTTATAGGCTATTTCAGATCGTTTTCTTTATCTCTAGGATTATCTAATATGAATATCTTTTACACAAACGACAATCCTCTTTTGACTGCCCGTGATCATTGCCTGGTTTTACAGAACAAAATGATCATAGAACATTGCCAACTCTTATCCACCGCCCATCACGTTTTAGATGGCGATCAGGCTATTGATGGGATATACAAGAAAACTCATCATTTGCATCCGTCTACAGTCTGGTGCCGTTCGAGTGTATATCATTATGAATGGTTGTTAGATTGCACTGGCGAGCTTCTGAGGCTTTACAGTGAACGCACAGGCAAGGTTCACGGTTCACACTCAACTTTCGAACGTTTACAGACGTTACCCAAGCATATCAAGGACGTTGATTTTGTTCCTCCCCCAGTAGCAGCACCAGACCAGTTCAAAGCGTTGGCTGTTTTCGATCCTTTCAAGGCACCATTGGCATATCAGAGATACCTAAATTACAAGTTCAAAGAGTGGCTATCAAGGGACAAGCCGATCAAAGTACAATTTCATCAGAAAGCGCCGGGCTGGCTTGATGTTGAATTGTTGAACAAAATCAACGTGTTAGTTTAGGTTAGTGACAGGTTAACCGTCAATCGTTATAGAATTTTAAGAAATTTCTTTAGAAGTCCTTGCACCCTGTCTTATGCTTTGTTATAGTTACTTTAACGAAACGGGATACACCAACCACTGGAGATAAGACAATGTTCGAATTCACTATCAACGCCCTGCCCTTTGTTATGATGATGTTATCTGTTATGGTAGTCACTGGTGCTGTTGTAGTTTGGGTTAAAACAAGGCCGTGATGAGAAGAAATATCTGGCTCGTTGTGCTGAACTGAATAAACAAAGCATTTGTGACTCACAAGATAAGAAATAATAACTTGCGGGCTCCGGCCCGTTCTGATAGAATCCTTAATATTGGATCATTCAATAAAGGTGACATCATGTTGACAAAATATGATAATTTACAGAAGCTTGATTTTAACAATAATACCTTTAAAAATAACTTGCACAATCATAAAACTGCGGATAAGCTTAGGTTTAAAGATTATACGGAAATATTCATCGGTCCTGTAATCTTCGCAATGTCAATTGTTGTTTGGGTTTATTTGATTAATTTCTTTGGAGTGTAAAGTTATGAAAATATTTTTCTCTTCACGTCAAAAGATGCGCTCTGTTAATTTCGGCCAGCAGCATGACCATGGGCAACTGGCAACTAAACGTTGGGCTCGGGATCTGTCAGATGTTGTTAGTCGGTCTAACCAAGACAAACGGATCAGCGTTTTGGAAAATGCAAAAGGTTCGAAAGTAGAAGTTATTACTTATAACACTAAATCGAAAATAATTTAAAATAAATCAAATAAAAGCTTGCAACGGAAAACCAGTTAGTTTATATTAGATAACAGAAATCAACATTAAGCGGGAAATTAGGTCCCCGCTCTAACCTGAAAGGTGATTATTATGAAATTTCTTTATATGTTGGTTGTAACTTTTAACCTAAATGGTACCGTCGAAACACATAGTCAATATGTGTATGAAACGCCTGAAGAGTGTATGATTGTAAAACAGATTCTTAATATTGGAGTCATGGAGCAAAAGTTCAACGGTGTCTATTTTTGTGAAGTGATTAACGCAGAACCACTAGAAATTAATGAATAAACTTTGTTAAACCCAAAATACAATTAAGAGGTGATTACTATGCATACTCAAACAGAGAAACGCTCTTATAACAAAGAAGCACGACAAAAGCGGCTTAACACTCTTCAAAAGCACTTGCAAAAGGTTTATGCTGACAAGAAGTTTACAGTATCTGATGTTAAGAAAAGCCTTGCATTGCAAATCAAACAATGGCAAGGTAACGGCTCGGTTAAGCATATCGAATCGGAGCTTAACAACATGATTAAGGCTATTGGTTGTCAGATTGTTGGAAAAGTGGACAAGCAAGGAAAAGGACGTAAACCTAACCTTTATCATCTTTAAATTGAAGACAAGGAAAATAACTGTTGATCTTTACTGAGTGAGCCTTTATAATAGGTTCACTTGTTAAGGAAAACCAAATTAAGATTTAACCGCCTGATTGTCAGGCATATCAACCAAACGAAGGTGAACCATTATGAAAACTCAAATCAAAGCCGTTGTTAAAGCTATTGTTTCTCATGTTGGCGGTGAGTACACTTACAGTGAAGTTAAGGAACTTATTGAAACTGTGGAGTCTGAGTTCGGTTATGATTTTGAAGTTAGTTTTGACGGCCGGGATTATCGGATTATTGAAAACTCCGAAATTGAGTCAGTTATGAAAGATGAACTTTCAAACGATGAATATATTTTGGGTTGCTTCAATGCTTGGTTTTTGGCGGATGTAATGAGTATCCCGGCAGAAGCAATTGAAAAGATTCAGGCGGCGGATTGTCACGAAGCGTTAGGAATGATTATCGCTGCTAATGACGAAATGTTATCCGAATTGGTTAAGAAATACATTTCAGCAGATGGAGCTGGACATCACTTTTCAAGATATGACGGCTCAGAAGAGGATACCGGAGAATATACAGTTTTCTGTGTAGGTTAACTGACAGGTTAATTAACAAGGCCGGAATACTCCGACCATCACCAAATAACAGGTTAACATTATGTCACTTTTCAAAAAGCTTAAAGAAATGAATAAACCGCGTTTTTATGTCGTTGGTTATTACTCACAAGACAAAAAGACAGGAGAGCGGACAACACACAAGACCCCAGTGTTAGATAGCACACAAAAGGAAGCTTTCTTCTGTGGTGCTGCGATGTTAGAGATGGAGCCTTTTATAAGCCTTGAAGGTACAAAAGGACAGATCGAACAACTATTAGAACTAACTTTAAAAGGTTAAACTATGTATATTCAAGCTAATTGGAATAACGTAAATGAAGGGGACGCACTAACTGTTCGCATCCTTAAGGATCATACAGTAAGGGACTGGCACTGCATTGTGGATGATAAGGATAATCGGTATATTTACCTTTACTTTACTGAGGATGGAGAAATCTTGAAATATACCAAACAAGACTTTGAAAGCGATGTAGAAATTAAAAGTAATTAAAACCCTAACGGGAAGGTAAATGCCCCGTTTAATAACTGAAACATAATTCAACACTGATAAACAAGGAATAAAGACAATGGCTAAATCATACGACAGCAAACATAAACAACCGATGACCAAACAAGAAAAGATTCAGGAGAAGAACAAACGACAAGAAAGGAAGAAAGCCAGGGGTCGGCAGTGGGTGAACTAAGTTAATCAAGCACAACATTGATAAACTAAAAACAAATAATTTAATAAATATCTTTAAAAAGCCTTGCACCCTGTGCGGGGCTTTGCTATTATTAACACATAGCCAAGGGGAACGGACCCGAGGCGGAGATTCTAAGGTGACTATCATGATCGTTAAATTTTCTTCTCTTCCTTCTGATGTCCAAACCGCCGTTATGTGGAAAGTTCGGGAGAATGCAAAATCTGAAGCTGAGCACCGGATGCGATACTTCAAGGATAATGGTTTTTCTTCTGCTTATGAGTATTACAATCACCTCAGGACTACCCTGAAGCCTTCCACAGAGGATGTTAAGTACTTTATCCAAGCAGTAGCCTTAGAGCAGTACAAATCAGCAAAGGGTGTTATGCCTATCTGGGCTGCGGATGTTCCCGCCTTATGCAAATATTGCACCGAAAACCATATGCCGTCTCATTGCTAACAAAAGCCCCTCGGGGCTTTTTATTTACCTATAACCTTAAATGATAATCTAAACGATTATTACTATCATTTGCATTATTGTTAATATTAATTCAGTGATAATTCAGTCAACCGCGCTACAAACATGTTGCAAGATTAATGCCAAAATAAATTAACTATCTATACACTAAAAATGAATAAAAAGATAGGCTCTCAATCGCTTCCTGTGAGCATATGCAAAGGCACCCTATACACTGGCTTAGGGTAGGACTACAATCGCTTAGGATGAGTTATAGAGCGTTTAACGCTAACCAACAAACAAAGGAAACTAAGGTTTATGCAGTGAAGTGAATAGAGCAACTAAAATAAATGAATAACTATTTGAATATAGGTTTATAAGTGAATAACAAATTAACGGTTATTCGTTGGTTATTCAACACCATAAGAACACCAGATAGTCACAGTCAGCATCAAATAAATGACAATAAACAAGCATTAATCTATTGACAAAACATAAACTAACTGAATGTCAATCAAGTCATAATTCCTTTTAAATAAAGACAATCGGGGTTCATAACAGCTAATACAAAACAAAAGAGAAAACAAGAAATAAAAACATCATTGAATTAATCAATCCTACACTCACAGTTAACTTATAAAGTCAAAACCTTTTAATATTATTTTCGTACCCTTTCCGTAGTCTTTTATAAGATAACCTAAGCCAGCGCCAACGGCGCAATGGCTTGATGTTGCGCCCAAGCTTGCGCAGGGCGCAACATATAAGGCAGTAACAAGCCATTCGGCTGTTAATGAATTAGCATTAGCTAATTCTCTGCCTTATATGTTAGCTATTTGTTAACAAGCTAATTCAATTTGTTAACAAGTTAACTTCATAATTTAACTTAATTTTAACAATGAGGTTCAAACAATGTAATTAAACAATGAATTCACGATTAAATTAAATTGTAAAGCTATTTATTGAAAGTTATCTCTTGAACATTCTTTATCATGTCTTGTTTATATTAATTCGAAGTAATCTATGTAATCTATTTGTTATTAAATTCATTAGCTATTTGTTTGTTATAACTTGTTTCATTTGTATTGTAATCATTCATTCTCTTATCTATTTGTTATAATTTGTTACTGTTTGTTTCATTTGTTGTTATTTGTTAAACAAATCCCTTTCATCACCCTATCAATTGATTCCCAAGGAACATTCAGCGCAAGTCGGCTATAAAAATACTTTCAAATTGAAATATAAATGTAAAGGTGCTGGAGCACCGAAGCCTACAGGCTTCATTAATCACAAACTAAGTGAGAAACTTAATGATAATCAATATCATTTGAATCATAGCTGAATGTTAGAGTGAAACTAAATGCAAATCTAAATGAGAATAGTTATTGTTTAGATTAATGCTTTTGTTCACGGCAGATTAGTTATCATTCAACACCACAGCATAATGTTCTTGTTCTTAAGTAATCTCTAATTTAGATAAAGCTATAACACGTATAAGATAGAGTTATGTTCAATTAGAGCTTCCTAATGTAATGCCTGTGTTTTAAGGTGAAACCATATAAAATGCTGACAAGAAATTCTTGATAAATAACTTTGAAAGGGGCTGGGTATGCGCATTTACACCGTTTGTCAATAGAATTTTTAATAAGTTCTAAGTAATGAAGGTCTATGCTTAAATGGTATAAGAGAGTGCTTGATATTCGAGAAAACTTAAGGTTCTGCATGGGTCACGTACCGCAAGGACTTAACGATTCGGACGTAGAGCTGATAAGATTAAATAGAAAGATTATATCAACAAGCTACAACTATATAAGTTATTGATACTATTGATATTTCTCAGGAAATTGCACAGAGAAGGGTTCTAAAAGTGAATCTTGAAAATGGGGGGTTGGGCAGAATTTATATTTGGAAAGGGTATAGTATGGTTTGTATAAGACGTACAGAAAGGTATGAAACTGATGAAACTTAATTAATCATAAAGAAAGAAACTGCGCTGATTGAGTTGTGTAATTGTGGAGAGGATATTAAAATTAAATCAAATAAAAAGAGCTAAAACATATATGAAATATGTAGTAGCTCAATTGAATTATTTAGTGGCTTCTTTTATTTCTATACTGTTAGTATCAACACCATATCGTTGTAGTGTTTGTTCTATTGTTAATCTGTTCTTTGACTTTAAGTTATTAGCGGCTTTAGGGTTTATCCCGAAGTGAGTGTATAAATCTTTTACTGACATATATACACCGTCCAGTTCAACAAACCTGATTCTGCTTGGTTTAGTATTAAGACATTCAGTGATGGTCTGACATAAGTCTTTACATACATCATTAACAGCGTCAAATCTTCCTCTACTGATCCCAATTTGCTCTAGTAGATGGTTAATATTATAGTAAGTGTATTGGTGATTATTTATAACTATATGCTTAAACTCTCTACCTTTGTGTATTACGTGCTTGACATACAATTCCTTTAGTTTGTCTTCATTTACATCTCCTGCAATTTTATCAGAATGAGGAGTCCCAACGTACCTAAGAAGACTAGCTTTATTAGGAAACCACATCCCTTTTTCTTGTTCTTCGACGTAGAAGCTATACCCCTCACCTTTAAAATCAGAGTATCCTGACAATATTTCGTGAGACTTCCATCCATAATCCAATCTCGATTTTGACAGTTTGTAATCTAACTCATACTGCTCACAGAAATCCTTCAGGTTGTGTTCTTTGTGTTGGTGTGTGATTTTGATTTCCTTATCTCCGTTAAGATAAGCTTTATAGTCTGCTATAGCCGCACTGAACGTCATGCCTTTCTCTACGATTTTAGAGTAAATAGAAATTAAACCTGTTTTATAATTGCTTCCCAGTTCTTGCTCTACAGCATAAGAGAGTGGAGTAGATATTCCTTTGTAGTCTACATAAACCGTACATCTGGAATTATTTGTGTTTTGCCGTTTGGTTACCCATCTGAGATTATACAATGAGTTGTTATAAGGGTTAATATCTATATGATCAACCACAAAACTTTCTGGAGAATCTATAGGTTCCCAAGACAACATCATAAGTCTGTGCACTCTGAACAACTTGCGCCTAAACCCTTCTTGTGTTGGAGATAAGTTAGCATACCAGTAGCTCGGATTACCTGTCAGAACTTGAGCAACAAACTTCTCAGTTTTAGTGTCATATACCCTAGAGAAGTTACTAATCATATACCTTCCCTCAAAACCCTCTTCAACTACTTCAGTCCACTTCTCCACACCATTGTTTTTCATTTACACTCCTATCACAATATATATTAAGCGGTAAGAGTATTATACATAGAGGTTAGACCAAAAGCAAGACACTGCATAAAGTTTTGATATTTTATGTCAATCTGCACAAATTGCAGTCTCAACAGTTCGATATAATTTGTACAGAGTGCAGCCACCATCAAGGCGACTGAAAGGAGAAGAGTAGGTAAGCTGAATTGTTCTGAGTGCAGATATTCTCAGGGTTGAATAGTGTTTGAACAGTGTTTGAACATCACCTGAATAGTGCTGATTGCAGGTTGTTATTTACAGGATTTTAACTGAGTGCAGTTTATGAGAGGTTTAGTGCAGAATGAACTTAATGCTTTGGTATGTTGTGGGCTGAGACAAATTATGAATATAAATTGGTGTGTTATGTTTGTGGCGGAGAAAGACCTAATAACACACCATAGCATAGAAAATATTCTGTTTTTAAATAGGAACACTATAGTTGAGCTGTGTATCGTGTTTATCTAACCATGCATCAAAAGCTTTTCTTGCATCAACACCATGATTCAATTCAAAGTAATCTAATTCTTGCTGTGTTGGTTGTGTGCAATCACTGAAGTAATCAATAATATTTTCAAAATTTAGAGTCAAGTTTGCAAAGGTCAGTCCTGTTTCTTTCCAAACGACATTTGCTGTGCTCACAACTTTAATTGGGTGTTTAGTCGACGTGATAACGTCTTCTCTCAAGTAAAGACTTTCTGGTTTCATTCATAATTCTCCATGTAACTCATAAGCCTAACATAATCTAATTCATTCTTTAAGTTAAAGCAAGGAATGTTGTGCATCTTAGCTATCTCCCAAGCAGTTCTTGTTCCACCTTTAATTGAGTCACCTGAAGATTCTGCCCAACACACAAGAAACTTAGATGGTGTTTGTAAATCAGCTCCTAACACTTGGCACACATTCCTCGTGTGTAAAGCTTTAGCTCCTCTTGAGCACTTATTCCAAGCCGGGTGAATTTCAGAAGCTATTTGTTCAGCTTTGGTTTTATAATCACCAGGGACAACAATACTGTGTGTTAGTCCACCGAAGGATTTCCATGGAATGTATATCTGTTTGTTATTAATACAAGTTACTCCTGCTTCAAAGAAAGAGTCTGCCCCACCAGCTCCACCACTGCGAAGCTTCCAACCTTCTTGTTCAAGCTTAGAAGCTAACTTCTTCATTATATCACCAATATCTTCAGGTGTATTACGTGAACCTATTCCTGTATAAATCTTTAACTTATTGTTCATTTCTTCTCCAAGTAAGTCCATTTAAGCCTGTTGATTATTTTATTAAAATACTTCACTTCTCTCAGTAACTCTAAGAACAAAGGTTTAAGCTTGTCCGGTACACAGTTAGGAAATATCGGGCAGTCATCCAAAAATTTACGAAACTTAACCTTGTTCTCTGATGAAGGTACTCTAAGTTTAGGTGATATAGTAAACCTGAGTTCAGTTGTTCCGCACAAACAATTGTTAGTTCTTCTACATTTTAAGCAGTAGTACTTAACTTGACTCATAACTCTCTATCCTCCATAAATCTTTTCAATATTTCTCTAAAGGTGTCTAAGAAAATTCCATAAGCTTCAAGAGCCAACTCTCCGTAAACAATATTAAAATACTCTAACTCTTCTACAGACGGGTGTTGCCAGTTTTTGAAGTGTTGCGTTATCTCCATAGGCTTCTCGTACACACTTCCTCTGTATTGTAAAGATGTATCTAAAGTCACTTTATAAGGATTTCTGCTTTCTTCGTGTAAAGCTTTTATTAAGAATATTCTTTCCATTTATTCTCCTTTATCTTATTAATAACATGAAGCTAAGTGACTCTATAAGTATCTCTATAATGCTCATCTAATCTATTCTCCTGTTTAATAAATATAATCAAAGCTTCAGTTTCTTGTTCTGTGTGAGTCAATCTGAAATAATCTATTTCTTCTTGTTTTATATTATTAACATCTTCAAAGTAGGGTAATATATTCTCTACACTATAAGCCAATACAGGTGATATCTGTCCTACATATATACTATCTCTTTTATAACTCCTGCTTACTCTTGATAACCATAAACTATTCACTCTTGTTCTCATTTTTTTTTTTTTACTCTCCTTTATCTTATTAAGAATATTAATAGCGTGGTTCCTATGCCTTATTGAGGTTTCAACACTAACCCTTGCTTGTTCTCCGTATATTAACTCGAAGTAATCTAACTCTTCTTGTACAGGAATGCTGTAATCTTTAATATATTCAGTTAACTCACAGACCACATCAGCAAAAATATCAGGGGACACTGTAACTCTATAATCATATTCCCCTGATAGAAGCAGTCTTCTAACTAAATAAAATTCATCTTTCATTTATTACTCCCAACCATATTCGTGCAATATTTTACACCTTCTCGTGTAAAATTTGTTTGTTGCATACTGACGTGTTTTAATATCATTTCTTGCTAACTCTTTAAATTTATCCCAATCAAACCAGTAACACCAAACAAGTTCATCCATGAGAAGTTTAAGATAATTCTTCTCGTCTTCTGTCGGATTAAAGATATCTCCCATGTAATCTTTAAACACTGATGGCGTGACGAAATAGTATCTACCTCCAATGTTAAATAGTTCTGAGTAGTATTGATACGACTTTGATGGGCAACCTCTATCATACAACATACTCCAAGGCTGGTTTGTTGCATGGTCCCACAATCTATTTCTACGTTCACCATTAACTATCATTGTTTATTTGTCCCCTATCGTTTATATTTAGATTTCACCCACTTAGTTGCTTTAGTCTCTTCTTTAAAAGAGTTAATCTGATGTGCGTAACTCTCCTTAATCATCTAAATAAAAATTTAATCACATTATCCCAATAAAGACTTTCCCCTATGTTTTTAATATCCTTGCTATAAGTGTTGACATATTCGAGAGATATGTTGGGGTGGGTCATATTTATATAATCTAATTCCTCTTTAGTGGGGTTAGTCATGTTTAAGAAATAGCTTTTTATTGGAATAATAGGAAGATTTAAATAATCTGAAGAATGAAACCTAAGCTTACCGTATTTGTATGATCTAGTCCCTCCCACAAGTAAGTATTTGAAGTATGTATACTTATTAGGGTGGAATACAATGCACACCTTACCTTGTGTAAATTTGCGGTTTATTTCTTGAGTGAGTATATAAACGTCTACACAACTCGGAACCAATTCATGCACCATTAAACTCCTCATAAGTTTCTAATGTTGACAGACACAGATTATAACATTGTTCATAGGTATCTGCAAACTCAGTTATGTCATTAAGTCCTTTTATTTTTCCGATAAACAAATTTTCACCTTCAAACTCTTCATACTTAATAATTATCCTAGTTTCATCAAGTCCCATCTTTCCTCCAGTATCTACTTAACTCTTCTCTCGAGTATTTTCTTCTCTTTATTGACTCTTTTATATTATTAGGTATGTCATAATCATCTATAGATTTTCCTTCTTTAAAAGCTTTAAGTGCTTTTCTTATTATAGAAAGAGAAATGTTCGTATTATAAGGCATCATTAATCCTCATTATCTGGTTTATCTTTTATATCACACCAGACCCACATGTTCAAGAATTTGTTGTGTGGTTTAGGTGTATAAATAGGAACACTTACAATCTCTGAGCCTCTGAATTTAGAGGAATCCTTATAGACAACTAAATCCCAGCGAAAGACTTCACCATAACGTTTTCGCATTCGAGTGTAATATTTCAATTCTTTATTACCCTCTAAGATTCCTGACAGTATGCTAAGACTGAAACCATAACTCTTAGCTTTCTGTATCAGTCTTGTGTAATTCTGTTTGTTTCTTTTAATTAGCTTTCTTTTCATTTTATCCCTTTCTTCATTTTATTTCTGTAAGAAACATGGTCTTTATAGTTGCAACCCATTTTAACTGCCCATCTGGTAGGGTCATTATTAAGGTTAACTAATCCACAGTAAACACAATATAGTTTACCTACACCTTTTAGTGGAAGAAAAGAATGACATTCGTATTTGTATGTCTCTTTAATATCTTTATTGTTTTTCATAACTTAGTTTCCAAACTTTGAAAACACTTTAGTAACACAGCATAACTCTTCTTTTAAGATATCTTCTATGCTTGAGGAAAACAAATACTTGCTGGCTTCCATTTCAGGGAACATCATGTCTAAATAATCTTTCTCTTGTTCAGTAGGTTTAGCCCAGCTCTCAAAATAGTCTCCGAAAAACTCAAAGCAAGTTGACATTGGTTTAAAATAGAAGCTCTCATACACAACCACAGAAGTCTTGTCATTTAATAATTCTAAATAAATAATTCCTAAACTAGCAGGCAATCGTTTTGATGTAATACCGAAAACAAATTTACCTTTATGCACAGCAACATCAGCCAAAGCCCAATCTTTTGTTTTGAGAATCGTCAAAAAAGTACCAAAATGTGAATATACCATTAGAACTCCACTAAATGCTTCTGACAGATAACCTTATTAGTTTTCTTCTTATGTTGAAGATAAATTCTCTTGATTGCCTTATTATTCATGGCTTCTTCTAATGCGAAAACTGAAATCTTGTATTTGGTTATCATGTTCTTTAGTTCTTGAACTGAAGATCCATTAATGATCACTTTACCTTTAACACCAGCCAACAAATAAGGTTGCGTTAGGTTATAGAGTTTAACTGCGTTGTTAAAAGTTATTTTAATCTCTTCCTCAGTGTTATTATTACACTCATTAATATAAGTGTCGTGAGAGGCCAAAATATCTTTATAAAAACCTAAATCATCTAAGAATTTATTCAAACACTGCATTTGTAGTTTCTGTGTATCTTTCAATGGTTTGTTCTTAATATTATTTAATTCATGAGAGACTTTTACAAGTTGTCTTGCAAGCTCATAACTGGATTTAGTGTCAGCAAGCAGTTCAGCTTCTTCATGCAGTTCAAAATTATTCATTATTTATTCTCCTTATTTATCAAGTTTGCTTATTAACACTAAGTCAAACAAAACAGGAAGGACAAGTAACCATCCAGTATAGTCCGCTACGAATTGTTCCAGCAGTATAAAGATTAGTGCAGTTATCATTAGTCTAACTCCTTATAGTATTTTTGTTCTTTTTCAGGTAAAACCATCTTGACGTAGTTTATTTCATCTTGTGTAGGTTTGTCAACATCTTCAAAATATTCTTTCAAATCTGATAATGGTTTATAAATCAAGTAATACTCATATTTAGGTAGCTTAGGTATGTGATGTTTAAATCTTGCATAGTCTGAGATAAAATCTTTAGTATATACTTTCTGCTGTTCCGAATAATTTAAAATACCTTTCTCTTTATACTTCTTAGCTACATCAGATCTAATATATGTGTTGTTACCACAATAATGATTTAATTTTATTTGCCGAGCTATAAACGGCAGATTAAGATCTCTAAATCTGAAACTCTCGTCTAAATATAAGCTCTTTTCTATTTGCACGACAAAATAGTATGAATCTAAATCTTTCTTTAACTGCCGTAATTCGCTGTACTTAACAAACCCGCATACTGAATAGTAAACAATAGCTGTTATTGTTAAAGATATTATTACAGCTTCTACTATAGCTAAGTCCATAAAACAAAATCTCCACACCAGTTAAGATGTAGAGATTATAATTCACTTAGCCTATATTGTCAAACACTATTTATCTTTATTAGCTTTCATAACTTCTCCAGCAGAGAACCAGCCACGACAGAACTTCACAGCTCTTTCTTCATTCCCTTTGTATTTATCAAGAGCATACCTGAACACTTCGTCCCAAGAGGATTTCTTGTGTGGTATATCATTAGTAACGACTTCCTTTATTGTTAAGTTGTCCTGCATATCATTCAAAAGAGATTTCGTCCATCACACAGGTCCAAGTTTCAATGTCAAACATAATCCTTTCAGCAAGAATAGCTTTATTAACTTTGGTACTGTAATTGATATCCAATGAATCGCACACACCTTTAAGTTCACTAAGCGTCATATGTGATACCATAAGGTCAACGGTATCCTCATTAATCTTAAACCACACCGAACTCCCTGTAAATTTAAAGCAAGAGTCTTTGTAGTCAAGCTCAATCATTCCTTTGGTGTAAACACCAGCCGTCTTGTTATAAACTACTCCATACTCTTTTAGTGCTTCATTAATCTTAGCTTCTTTGCTCAATCGTCCTGCTTGTTTGATCTCTTCTTGTGTTCCTTGTTGCTTAACTCCGAAGTAGTCGTTGGCGTCGATATCATCTGAGCATTCTTCTTCAAGTCCATAAACCTCTTTAATCGCCTCTGCGAGTTTTGACGATTTAGGTTTCGTTTCTTCGACTTGTTCAGGTTCGGACTCCTTTTCTTCATCTTTATCTTCACACTCACAATCTTCGGGAAAGAGAAGATCGATGAGTTCTTCTTTTGTCATTTCTTCAAGGTCTTCACGGGTCAGCTCAGGTTCTTCTTCAGCAAGTTCAACAACAAACGTTTCACCTCCAGAATATACGTCAAGGTCTTTAGCAATATTGATAGCTTCTTCTGCTGTAGCTCCTGCTTTCATAGCCGCTACTGCGTAATCAGCACCACTACCAATGGAGTATGGTTGTTCAATCTTAAAGGCTCTATCTCCACCCTCAAATAGATAAGTCTCACCATCAGGGTAGACAACAACAGCTTGAAAATCTTCGTCAATCAGATTCTCAGGAATAGAAACTATAACTTCTGGGTGCATATTTTGAGCTGAGACAGATTGCATATAATCTTTAAACCAAGCCAAAAATCTTAGAGCTGAGCTGAACCGACCAGCGAACCCCACAAGACACCCAGCAACCTCAAATACTTTACGTTGGTTATAGGAGTCAATACGATTCCCCAGAGTGACTTGGCCGTCTGAAGCCATGCAATTATCTTTAAGTGCGATTGTAGTCAATATTGTTTCTCCTATTCAGATAGTTAAAGTGCGGAACATCTATCCCGCACCTATTGAAATTTACTTCAATGAAGCTTGGTAGAACATCACACCCTTACTATTAATTCGTGTAACATTGCCTATGCTCAAATCTTCCTTCTTATGGACTGCAATCTTTTTAGATGTAACATCATAGCAAGCGAGATAGTCACAATCGAGAGTGAACTGACGAGATTCAATCTTACCTGATGTTGTCATTGTGATGTTTACTTTTGCTCCACTACGAGTACGAAAGAAATTCCCATTACCTTCTTTCTCCCAACCGAAGGCATTAGCCAACTGGTTAGCGAATTTCCGAGATTCGTTGTTTGCACTCATTTTAATCTCCTTTTATTATTTTCACAATCTCTTGTTTTGAAAACCAAGCAACACCACCACTCACTGATGAGTTACCTTTTGACTTCCAATCTATTTCCTTGAACTTGGAAATTATTGTATCAACTTCCTTTTTGCATTGCAAGTAATATCCACGATTATTTTTATTAACTTCCTCTGGGGTTACAACTTTGTTGGGTGCTGCCCCAAACACAAATATATCAGCTTTATCTTTTGTTGTAAACTCAAAATACTCGTTAGTTAAATCTACCGACTTTTCTCTTAGGTCTGTGTTCAATTGATGTTGGTTAGAGTCAACCCATATCTGGAAAATGCAAGGTACATGATATGACTCCTCTTCTAATAGGAATGAATTATTCTCAAGCTTATTCACATATAGTAATTTCCAATTATGAGGAAATACTTTTTGTGTTGTTAGTTTATTATATGTTGCTGGTAGAATAAACGCAATGACTGATGCACCCACTGAAATAGCTTTCGTTATAAAAGCTCTACTTAGTTTATTCCTGTTACCGAAAGGTGGGTTCCCAAACACCAAACAATTAGGATGAAATTCATTATAGGACAACCAATCCTGTTCTGTTATCTCTGAGTTTTGTGGTTTTATATCAAAAGATAAACAATCGACCAAAGAACTGAAGTTACCACATCCTGCCGAAGGTTCAACCCAAACACTCACATTAATATTATAATCAGAGAGTGCTTGTTTTAATTGATTGACACACAATGTAGCAACTTCAGGTTTGGTGTAAAATCTATCCAATGAATCTTTTTGTTGAATAGGTTTTACTGGCAAAGTTTACCTCTTGTTACTGTGGTTCGTTATCACCAACGTGATATTCTTGCGCTGATTTAAATATATTGATTTGTTGAGTTTTAACCCAACCATCTCGTGGGTCTGAATACTCCCATACAGTCTCGTCTTTGGACAGAGCTTCTACTACAAACTTCAGTTCACCATTCAGTTTAGCGATATCGTTTTTGTTTACGTACATATTCATTCTCCTTCTTTGATTAAAGATTCTTACTTATATTCAATAGTAACGTGGTAATTATTAACACCAAACAACTTAGCTGCTTCTTGTTCACACTCAAACATTGTTTTCAATTCTCCAGATTCAACCTCCTTTGATTTGTACACCAAGAAATACTTAAAAGATTCTATCACTTCTTGTGTTACTGGGTCAACTGCTTTGTGTACTTCTACAACTAAATCATTTGATGATTTGTTCATTGCTTTGTCCTCAGTTGTTATCAACTTTTACTGTAACATCACCAACCCTACAAGTTGCTGTAAAATAATCAAAAGAGATTAATACACCTTGGATATTTTTACAAGCTTTATTTGCATTACCAATCTCTATGTTATGTGTGTCTAACATCATCCCTGTCAATATAAAAGAAATGACAGCACCTATGACTATACCTACAATAAACTCTCTCACAATTACTCCGGTAGTATCAACTTGGTCTCAAACAGTGCTGGTAACGTTCCAGCAAATCATAAACATGTTGCCGGTTATCTACCAACCATTGTAGACTACGGATAACATCACTGTCAACATAAACTTCATCTGTTTCTTTCAGCATATCCGAAGCCCTACGAACAGCATAGGTTTTAGAATAGAAACGGTTAGCATTATACAAATCAGACACTTGATATTTAACAATGTTAAATAAACTAAATTTGTATTTATTCAACTGTCTGTACGCATTGCTCAGTTCCATCTCTTCTTTAAATGAGTAGATTTTCCCGTAAAGACCAAACCATTTATCAGAGTGGTGCATTTTACGGATATTAATCTCTTGATCCATTAGATAATCTTTAATAACAGAAAACTCATTAGGTCGAATAAGACCATAGTGAAAACATTCACAAATAAGTTTCTTGTGTTGCTCAGTAATTTTTACTGAGACATTCATGTTTGACATTGAACGGGAACTCATAATATTTACTCCTCTTCTGCTCCATAAATCATTTCCTCTATAGTGTAGTCCACATAATCATAAAACTCAAACTCTTTCTTATTCTTATGTTTCACATAGATTATATCGTTATCGTACCAATCTCTAATCTCAATGTGGTGTTTTGGTACATCTAACTTTTGACTTAACCACTCCACTAACTCAGGATAATACGAAGTGGTTATATTGTCAACCTCTGTTTCGTAGTGCTGTTTAGATAGTTTCATAGCTTCTCTGGATAAGGTACCACTTCCCAGTTAAGTAGTGCATGATAAATATCTTCAGTTATATTCCCTGCAAGAAATTCTTCAGACGCTACTTCTTTTATATGTTTTAATTTAGTTTCTTTATAAGCTTCAAAAGCAAGTTCAGGGGTTTTGTGATGTCCAAGGAAAATTACTGAAGTAGTTGTACCTCCCGATATAGAAGCAACATAACTTACAACCTCTCCTGAACTATTCTTTCTCCTATGAACACCAATAGGTAAATCTCCTCTACATTTGGATCTTGGAGTCAGTAGACTGTTAATCCTTACTGGAACAAACCTGCAGAATTCAGGCCCATATATTTTATTTCCTCTTCGTAGAATATCTTTATCAATAGCTAAACCTTCTTTATGATTAGCATAATACCATTCAGCAAAATTTTGATAGTTATGCCAATCTTCACAAACAGTCACTCCTTTTGATCCATACCCTTCGTAACTTTTATATTCACTGTCATAACACCTGCGGAGCATTTGAAACCAAACAGAATGACATTTACTCATCTTACCATTTATCTTCGGCTTATGTATCCCTTCACCTATGAAACCAACACCCTTCACTTTAGGGTAATAAGGGTCGTATACCACACCTTTCTTTATGTAATTGACTGTAGTTTTTCTTTTATAACCTGAATAACAAAACCTAATATCCACATCAGTAGAACTATTGTATTTTATTACTTCAAACCATCCACAGTAATTACTTTCATACTTTTCTCCCTCTACTACATTGTATTTATTAGTTCTCATATATACCCTTCAAAAAGAGGGGATAACATCCCCTCATAATTAAATTACCCTTCATAGAGTTTGTTAATAAATTTACTGCCTTCTGAACGTTGATTATCATCACGAATAAGTTTAACGTAACCAACATAAGACGGGAACTTACTGATCTTAATGCCTTGATGTACAACAGTGGTACGCTCAATGAAGTCATTGAACCCATCTGTGCGCTTCTTAGCTGCATATCGCTGAGAACTATCTCCCAAAATAATATATTTAGTATTCTTACCCATACGCTCAGTCAAGAGCTTCATAGTATTCTCACTGAATAACTGAGACTCTTCCAGAATAACAACACAGTTCTCAAATGTAGTACCGAGCAGATAGTTAGGGATAGTCAGCCGGATCTTATCATTGTTGATGTCATTCTCAAGTTTATTTTTTGCCATAAACTCGTGGAAGATGCGTTTGGTGGTATCCATATGACTCTTTAGTTTGTCGTTTTCGCTTCCACTGAGAAAACCGATTTGGTCATCCCCTACTTCAACAGGAGTTTTAATAAATACTAACTGACGAATGTCGCCTGAACGGAGTGCATTCAGTGCTAACCATAAAGCTGTAGTTGTTTTTCCGCAACCACTTGGACCATCAACAATAGTGAAAAGGTTTTCTTTAAAACTTTGTACAATAAACTGCTGGTTTCCTTTAGGATTAAACCAACCAAGATTCCAATCTTTTACAAACTCTTTATTCTTCTGGTCTTCTGCCAATTGCTGTGCTCCTATATGTTGTCTACGCTCTTGCCGACTCATTTCCCGATCTTGTTTTCTTCGCCGATTTTCACCACTCATAGATTATCTCCTTAAAACGGCAAACAATATTCTGAACACTTCACAAACATAACTCTAAAGTAATCCCTTAGCAATGTCATTTCACTATCATTGATTTTCCCGTTTTTGTGTAAGTCCATAACTACACCATAGCATATATCGTAAAGATAAGTCAAGACATATTTATCAGTATTAACACTCTTATCTAATTCTTTGATATAAAGATATTCTTTGTAAAGTCTCTCTTTTAAAGCTAACAGATTCTGGTGAGACTCTTCCTCTTTGGTGTCATCGTACCAATGAACCATTCCCATAAAGCAGTTAACTAAGAACTCTTTGCTTCCATCGGGAATGAACCAATAACTACTCTCCCCTTCCCCTTGTTGGTTTAGTTGACTAACCATATTATAGATTTTAACAAACTTCTCGTCGTCTATCTTGTCATTAAACACATCACAGAGTTTATTATAAATCTGGTACTCCGGTGTTACTGAATAAATAGAAAACCAATCGTCATCCTCGTACTGAAGGTCTTTAGTATTTTCTGTCACCACATCATACCTCCGTTCACACTTTTAACAAAGTTCATGATTCATGAACACACTACAACCATGAACATTAATTATTAAAAAACTAAACATTAAATGTTAAAACACTAATTAAATACTAAGCATCAAACTTACCCGGAATATAACCCTTATCCTCTTCAAGAACCGGACCACCAACATCTTTAGAATCGAGGTTGTACTTGTGCATCAAATGCTCATCCAACTCTTTAGCAGCTTGAGACCAAGCATCCTTCAGTTTTTCCCCAATCATTACAAACTGATAATAATCACGAATTTGTTTATCAGTTAGAGATTCTTTAACCAAATCCACATAACGATTGCAACGCCATTCCTGATTAGTAGTGTCGGTCATTGCTTTAAGAAACTGAAGTGTTGGGTATTTCTCAACCAACTCAGGTTCAGTCATTTTAACAGGCTCTTCTACAGCGATAGCTTCAATGAACTGTTCGTACTCAGTTTGCCACAGTTCACACTCCTCATTAACATCTTTGTATCCAATGGAAGTCAGTGCTGCTTCTTTAATATCAACAGTAGGTTTTGCAGGTTTTTTAGTTCGTGCGGTTTTTGCTTTCTGTTCAACTTCCGCTTGTTGGTTCACTTCAATCTCTTTCTTGTCAGTCATAACATTTCCTCAAATTTTAGTTAAAATAAAAGAGGTTCTTTGATAGAACCTCTTAATAGTATCAGACCTTATCGTTTAAATCAAGTTCTACTTACCTTGATTTTCATATTTTTCTTTAAACTCTACAACCATTTCTTTCATCTTTTTGGTAGAGTCAACTTCAATTCCAAACTTAGCTGCTTCTTCTGCTACTTTCTTCTTTGACCACTGAGGAGGAACCATTGAGTCAAAATCAGGATAAACTAAACTATCAGTCACCACATCTCGTTCTGATGAATTTGACTCAACATTTCCGCTTCCTGTGACGGATTCCTTTTCGGATTGGCCTTCTTGCTCTTTTCCTTCAGAGCTTTTGCCAACTCGGTCTTGTAGATTTTCTTCCACTTCTTGTTGCTCATTTTTAATCTCCTTTTGAGGTGCTTCAGTAATTTCAGCAGTTTCAATAACTTTAGTTTCTTTATAATCTTTGATAATAATTTCTTGTTGTTTTGACTCTTCTTTCCTGTGTTTAGGTTTCAGTAGAGAATCAAAATCAACGTCTTTGAGTTTAACAGGTTTGTCAAAACTTACAATATAACCAGCACCATTCGAATAACAACGCTTAGCATCAAAACAAGTCCCAAACTGCTTATTAATTTCCATCAGGAACCACTGAAGGTTGGGGTGGTAGATTTTACCAACGTCACCAAAGAACCAATGGAAATCTGGGGCAAAGCAAGACTTCTTGATATCGTAAGGCTCCGGAACGAGTGAAGCAATAACTTGCATCAAACCCACACGATTATAACAATGAATGGTTTTCTTATCTTCTTTAACTTTAAACTGCATTAACTATTTCCTCTTTGTTGATTTCAATAAATTTGACCAGTTGTTCATAACCACCAATATAACCCATATTAGCATCAATGCCAATAGATATAATCTGAGGAACTGTTCGAGGTATTACATTAAATTTACTCATCAACTGCATCAGATATTCTTTATCTTCTTGAGTTTCAATTTGATTATATTCAAACGGAAGATTCTCTTTGGTTAGAAGATATTTAGCTTTATCACAAAAAGGACAGTTCTGTTTACCATAAACAATATATTTAGAAATCAAGTTCACCCTCTCTTTTAAAATTCAAAAGACAAATCAACGTCATTTGCATCATTTTCAATAGCACCAATATTATAACTAGTTATATTAATCTCCTGTGCTGCGGATTGCATTTGACTCGGATCAATATATTTGTCCATATACGGCAGTGGATTATCTGCTACTACGTCATAGTCAAAACTTACCCCAAGAGCATCATAGATTGGTTTAGCCATATAACGAACATACTCTTTAAGAAGTTCAGAATTAAGACCAACTACCTGACGACCTTCACTAAAAAGATAGTCAGACCAGTCAAGTTCTTGTCCTACTACACTATCTAATATCTCCTTAATATCTCCATAACAATCTTTAACTGTTTGTTCGAAATCTTTATCTCGGAGAAGTATATCGAGTACGGTATAATCCATTCTCGTGTGTAATACCTCATCTCTACAAATCAGAGCTACCATTGCTCCTATGCCTTGGAACACATCTGTTTCAGAAATAGCAAAAGTGACAGCGAAGGAAGCCATGAAAGCAATACCTTCAAGTGCAAACAGCGCTGCAAAAGCTTTAATCAGTGATTTCTGCTTCTCTGCAAGAGAAGCATCTTTAGAAAGTTCTTGTAGAGAGTCAAATGCTTTCACAATAGCTTCTGATCGGACAAGTGTGTGTGTGTTGTTATAAATATCACTAATCATTTGATTAGGATCGGTAAAAGTCTGTTTAACTATGTGACTATAGCTTCTACTATGAACTACTTCAAAAAGGCTCTGTGCAGTCAACATTCCTTCCAGCTCATTATTAGTGCAGAAAGGGAGAAGGAGTTCCGCAATAGATCTTGATGCAACAGAATCCGCCACGAACTGCCACCCTAACGTCTTAACCATAAGATCAACAACGCCAGCCGGCAGTGTTTGCATGTCCATCCTGTCTTGGGTCAAATCCACTTCAAACTCATTCCAAATTTGAGCCATTTGCTGCTGGTAAAGTTGTTCAATCTCTGGATAGCAAATATTTACTGTATCGAAAATTCCCATATCTTCTCCGAAGAACAAGGGATATTTCTTAGTGAGGTGACCTTTATTGTTTACATTAAATACTGTCATCTATTCTCCTTCTAAGGAGGGTTGAAATATACCCTCCTAAACTTAAACATTTAATTTTGAGTACGTTTAACTCTTATAACTTGCAACTCTCGCAACCATCTTCCTCTTCTTCTACTTCATTAATCACAGTATTGGGTGTTGTAGTATTAAAATTACTTTTGGTTGTTGTACGCTTAATATCTTGTATTGAACCACCATTACTATCGTTAGTGTTCAAGTAATACTTTGTTTTATTTCCTAATTGTGAATGAGCAACCCATTCCTTCATCAATTGAGCCATGCTCACCTTTCCACCGGGGTATTTACTTGGTACTACATAAAAATCACAACTAATAGCTTGGTCTGTAAAATCTTGAACACGGGCATAATACTTAGATAGACAAATATTATCTACATCCCACGCAGTTTTGTGTTTAGCTTCGTCGAATTCTTCGCAAATGAATTGCACTAATCCTTTACGACTACGTTTGTTAATTACTTTTTTCCGTAAAGGATACAACGAGTTGGCTGATCCGCTTAGTAGTGAACTTGCTTCCGTCGGCATATGCGCAACCAATACACTATGTTTCCGTCCTTTACCCCTAATACTTTCCCAATCCAAATCTGTTACACTTTTGTTTATAGCAGTGTCAATAGGTAACCAATCCTTTTTAACACCCTTAACCACAATACCATCTTCTTCACTCATTTTCTGGCTAGCCTTGAGTAAATAGTAGTAATGATATTCTGCTATTTTTTGTACAAAATCTAAAGAGCCTTTACTGCCATCGTAGTCAAAACCATTCTTGTATAATGCACTTGCCATTCCTGTGATACCAATACCAACTGAACGTCGGTCCATAATAGAATTCTTCATAGATTTAGTGAGCATAGGAGCTTTATCAATCATAATATCAACAGCTTTTAATGCAAGGTACGCCACACGATCATATTCTTCAAAAGAGATTTTGGCAACGTTTAGTGCACTCAAAGAACAAAATGCTGTTTCACCTATAGATTGTTCTGAAAGAAGGTCTTGCATACTTTCATACGGTTTAGTAGGCAGACAGATCTCTTCGCAAAGATTACTTTGCCTAATAATATCAGTGAAAGGTGTATGTTCGTTTGTACGTGTCAAGTTATGGTCATAGAATCTTCCTGTTTCTTGCCTCACCGTTAGGAACTTAGAAAGAAGGTCTCTGGCACTTATTTTTTTATGTTTTGTTCCTTTATTTAAGTGATTATTAACTGCTTCATTATAAGTATCAGCTTTAGCATAATAGAATAGATCATATAAATCAGGTGCGTCAGTTAGTCCGAAAAGGTACCAAGGTTCATTCTTTACTACAGCCTGAAAGAATGCGTCATTATATCCAAATTCGTAATCTAATTTATCTATACGTTGCTCTATGTCTACCCGTTGTGATTTCCAAAATAAGATATTCTCAATCTCTGGATCAATTGCAAGAACTGTGACTGTGGCGTTGCCTCCTCGCGTAACCTGAGTCATTGCTTTCACCGAACGGTCTACCATCTTATAGATATTCCACTTCCCTAAGTGCTTAACCCTTCCATTTTTAACACTGTCTCCTTTAGATCGTGTAGTAAATTCAATACCAATCCCACTCTTTTTCGCAGTCATACGATATGCTAGATAATCCGCTACACCAATACTGTCTACAGTATCTCCACCACTAATAACACAGCAGCTAATAGTGTCCCAGTCTCCGTTACGCAAACCATTCAGGGCGGGGGTAGGTAGATTCACTTTACCTTCAACAAGAGCTTTAGCATAATCGAAAGATTCTTGAGTATCTCCGTAAAGTGCTAAAGCGATCCCCATCAATCCTATATGAGGAGTTTCTACTACAACATCATTATGTCGTACAGCATACTTATCCGCCCACTGTTTAATTTGCCAATATTCCATCCTTGTTTGCCGTAATTCTTGATACCAGTCTTCCCATAGAACATTATATTCAGGAAGTGAGGACTTGTCCCACAAACCATGACCAATAAGTTTATCGAAAATCTCCTTGAAACTATTATTATCATCAACACCAAAAATATGTTGCATGCCTTTTCTAATTTCTGCAAACTCAAGTCGAGCAGCAATTCGACTATATTCCATTGTTTGCTTTTCAAGACAAACGTCAACCATAATATCGTGGATGTCTTTAGATGTACACGGATCTGTCAGTCGTTTGAATGTTTTTTGAGCTATCTCAGACCAACTTCCTCCCATTTTTGTTGCATATTCAGCCCATCGGTTAAGCTTTTCAGCTTGAAAAGGTTCTTTACTTCCGTCCCGTTTGATTACGGTTTTAATCATTGTGCTAATAACTCCTCTCTATTAATTCTTACTTACGAAAAGGTTAATAAGTTTAACCGAAATATCAGATAAATTCAATTGACAAACTAAACTATATTGTTCGTTTAAATCTATCAGTTGAATCTTTATGATAAGTTATCTCTGTTAATTATTTCTGTAATACTGCTCTGATGCTTTTAAGATTATTATTCATCTCGTCATATTCATTAAGTACTATTCTTAGTTTATACAGTATTGAGTTTCGGTCTGGATTAACGTAACCCCAACCATAATTACCTAAAAGTTTAGACAGTTCAAAATAAAAGTCTTTATCTTCTTCATTATTAACCTGAATTGCCATCTTTCTAAAACAATCGCATTGGTGTTTACTGTCATGTAACACTCCACATTTCGAACAAAGGATATATTCACCAAACATAAGTCCTCCTATCGAACTCGTGAGCCACCATTCTTTCGACGATCTTCGTTATCCTTTTCCCATTGGTCCATAATCTCTCGATCTTTCTTCTTTTGCTTTTCTATCATCTTAGCAGATTTGCGGTAAGGTCCGTGGCGGCGACCAACACCCCGAGTCATTGGAGAACCTTTGCCGTTAATGTCAGTGAAATATTCTACACCATATTCAGATAGATCTACAACTTCATATTCTTTATTTTCAATCTCTTTATCAGTCAATGGGAAACTCAAAACATCAATCCCTTCATAATATTTAGCATATTGAAAATCTTTCCTCAGCTTACCACAGTATACTTTAGTTTTAAACCCTCGTGTTTTACAACCAACATCTCTGATTGTTTCGTGATAATGATTATAGCCTTCTTTAATATCAAAACCCATTGAATATAGGATTGCACTAACGATTTCATAAGATGGTTCAGTTTTACCAGATTCTAAATTATCTTTCCATAGATTGTGTTTCTTCACCAACCGACTATCAATGTTAATGAAGATCGGGTCATTTTTCTCAGGAACGTACAACTCTTTAACACCCCACTTTGATGCACCCATATATTCTCCTATGTTTTTATTTAAGCTACTTTTATGTTCTTAATATTGGTACTGATATTGAGCTTTAACTGCTTTTACACCATAAGTAAACTTAGTCTCATTTACTTTATTTGCACTATCTACCACAACCAGTATAGATGGGAATGGTGCTGCATTGAATGAACCAATTTTACCATACTTCTTATTCAATTTACCATCAATGTATTCACTGTTCCAAAAATCTTCCCAGAAAGAATCAGTCCCGAACACCAACCTACCTTCAAAGAATATCACTTCCTTAGCTCGTCTGCAAATAATATTGTGAAACAAGTTTGTGTCAGTTCTTGCTGGGATAAGGAGAACTCCTTTAGTTCCCCATTTCTCAGATTCTTCAAAAGCTTTCTTAACCCAGTTAATTTGTTCCCGACCGTACGGAGGATTAACAAAGAAGTCAAGGTTCCAGCATTGACTTAAGCCATTATCCTCTTTTGTAAAATATGGATTACATTTAGCAGTGTTGTCTTCAGCACAAGGGTCAAGTTTAAAATCTATGCCTGTTAATTCTGATATCTGGTCAAAATGTTCCCAACGGGTTGCCCATTTATGATTATCTGAACTAAACATTAAATCATTGTTCATGATAAGTAGTAAACTCCTTTGACAATTTTATTAGCAACCTTGTTGCCAAATACAAATTTACTATAAGAATGATTAACGGTGAACAAAACAGAACCCACTTTAAAGTACCCTGGTAGTATCATTAAAAACTTACTCATCTTTGTATTCCCAACAAGTGTGATTGTCAAGCGTTTGCCTGAACTGAATCCATCCTTTTAAGTTTCCACTCCAAGCATAACCATTAACATCACAGTGAGTTACACCTTTCTCCCAAGAGCTATCACTAAAAGGTTTTGTATGCTTTTTCATAGGACTTGCCTGATGCTCGAAGGGAGAAGCATGTGCGGGTTTAGATTCAACTAATTTATCATAAATCATAATAGCTTTTTCGATGCTATTATCAAGCAATCTATAACTAACTTGCGCGCAACAAGATGCGGATATCTTTAAGGCAATTACTGGATCAGCAAACCATTCACTTTTACCAACACGATACATAATTTCATTTTTACGTTCTGGGTCACGTTTATGACCAACATATGGTGTATGCCATTCTCCAGAAAATAAAATCTCTGGCACAGAGTTAACATAACATTTATGCATACAATCAGCAAGCTCTTTAATCTCTGGTTGTGCATCAGCGTGACAACGAAGGTAAAAGAAGTTATCAAAACTTGTTGCTGTTACTACAGTCTTCATGATTTGGAATGGTTCAAGAAGTCGATTAACCACCTGTTTATGATAACCTGCCTCATCCATTAGTTCTGCTGCATCCGCAGCTTCATCAGCAGAAAGTTGCCACCAATCTTCGACATGAAAAACATTCCCAATGTTATCTTTTACAAGCTCTTTACACTCTTCTTTTGCCTGCATACCTGCTTGATTCTTACCCCAGTGAATAGGCATTGCTGGGGCATCACGAACTTGTTCAATCATTTTACTAATAGGTACAGCACGACTGCTCATACTATTACGAGAGAACAAACGATGTGTATTCAATTCAGCAAGTATGAATCGAGGATATTCAATTTCAAAAGTAGTGATTCGTTGCCCTTGTTCTGAAATACTATCGGCTACAATTTTTGCTGAGATACAACCTTTCCCTTGAACTTCATACTTATAATTCAAATCATTCTCCTTATTAATAAACCATTACACAATTATCTTTGTTTACACTGATTACTTTCTCAGAACCTTCTTCTACAAAGATATAACGATTACCATCATTTGCTTCTACTTTACCTGTAGACTTTCCTTGATAAATAATTTTACCGTAATTGTAACAAGTTAGTTCAGCTTTATCTCCAAGTTTAAATACAGTCATATTAGCTCGTTGTGCTTCTGTGCAACCTGCAATACTAATCATACTAAGACCGAGTACTGTCGCGATAAGTTTCTTTTTCATTTTACAAGCCCCTCATATCTTAACAACTTCAATTCTATAAATATTCAAATTTAGTTTAAAAGCTAACATCAAGTTTAAAGACTTCCTGCAATAACTCCTGCCTAACTTAAGTGATTCTATGATAACATCTCCAGTTTCTTTGTCAATCACTTTTATTTTTGTATTTGCAGGAAATTCATATTTAACTTTTTTCTTCATTTAAAGATATTCTTTAATGTAATTTCCGATATTGTACCAATTGTTAGTCTCAAGGTCAACACTTACTTTTAACTCTTCGCATTGAGTATAAATTGAACTATACTTAATCTTTGGAATTTTAAGGTTTGTCACTTGATTCAAGAACTTATTCCTATCATCAATCAGAATATCAAACTTACTAAAATGTTTCTCGTGTGTTGCATTAAACCCAAAGTGGCCTTTAGTAATATCAAAATTATCCTTCAAGAACTGAACCTTAGATTTAAAGTGACCAGACTGACACATGCTAACAAACAGGATATTATAATCTCTAGCAAGTTCATTAATAACCTCAACGGCATCCGGATGAGGTTTGAATTTATGATAAAGATTATATTGTTGCCAGAAACTAAACCCCTCGGATTGGGTAACTTCTGGAAAATATTTAATCAAATCATAATCAAGCATACCGTTAACATCACAGCAACTTTCGTGAAAGGTTGACCAATTCTTAAATTTACAACCAGAAATAGAATTTAACCAATCAAACCAACCATTTCTTGGAGATATAACATCAACTAATGTTATATCGACATCAATCCCAATTGTTTTTCTTTCTGAATTAATCATTATGCACTTCCCTTGTATTCTGAAATAATTTCATTCACATAGAAAATTGCGTCTTCATAATATCGGTCATACATCAGAATCAAAGCATTCTGAATATGCTCGTTTTCAGTAAACTCGCAAATAACTTTTGAAGGGTCTCCTCGTTCAATAAAGTCGTAATTTCCTTCTCCTTTGGACACTAAATCTCGTTCAAGTTCAATACAGTGTCTTGCTTTATTTAGATTGATAAGTTTATCTCCTTTTTCTCTCGTAAGATACTTAGCGAGCTTACAGAAGCAAGGACTTGCGTTCAGTTTATATACAAGTTTTATAGTCTGCATTTTCATTTTATTATAGTGGTCACCGTCTACTTGTACGTTAAGCTCAGACATAAAATTTCCTCATTATCTTTCTATTTCTTTAGGCATTTCCGTAAGACAATACTCTTCTTCAATCTTATTGCACGAATATCGAATCTTATTCAACTCATACTTAATATCATTACCTTCCTTACCTACACCTTTAGTTGTCTTATATGCTCGTACAAGAGATTTGAAAGCATTAGCAAAGTCAAAATCGTTACCAAATACATCACGAATCAATTGTTCTGTTTTAACGTAACCGTTTTCTTTAATAAACTCAACAACTTTATCAGATAACTGAAGATCATAATAAGAACTTGAACCTCCGTCAGATTTAATAGGTATAACATCTTGTTTTTTAAGTTCACACATACAAGAAGAAAACCCGAAAGATTCTCCTGATGTAATACTCATACACTTATTACAAGCCAAATCTAACCTCCAATTACTTAGTTATATTTCTCAGGAATAATTCACGTTGCTCTTTAGTTGTAAGACTCTTTGAGCCACGCTTAACTGTACCACAGTCATTGCAACGGAAGCAAGGAAATTTGCTAAGATTAGTGAAAGCAAACTTATCTTCAATCTCAGTCAGGTTATCAGAACCACAAACAGAACAAGTCATTTCCTCAGACAACCCAAACAATGATACATTAGGATGATTCGGAATAAATGCACGAATCTTCAAATAAAGCTCACGCAGTGTTGGAATGTCTCCAATGTTATACTGGAGCATCCTTGCAAGAGCGTCCTTGTCACCATCCATACACTTAATCCACAGACTAATACCTTCGTGTTTAATCTTGTTAAACTCAATACCAAAATAGCGTGTAGAGTAGTCAAGAGAATTAGATGGAAGTGTCATCGCTTTCTTCAAACCCTTAAGTGTGCAAACAACACGGAACGGGCTTGGTTGTGGTAAACCGTGATACGCGAACCGTTGTGTGAACCACCCAGAATCAAATCCCTCATTTTGAATGCAGATAATATCAGCTTCGTCTACAAGTTTCCACAGTTCACAAGTTAGCTCATAATCGGAATGGTGGTCTTGTTTAAAAGTTTCATAATCATCCAGCTTACGACCATATACGTCATTCACATCTTCGTGCAACCAATTGTATGCGTAGCTCAAAATATAAGGAAACTGAATAACGTGGTCGGGCGTGCTAAAGTGTTTAAACATAGAGAAAGCAGCCACAATAGATGCAGAGACTTCCAAGTCAAGAAACAGGACTTTAGCTTTATTGTGAATCTTAGGTCGTGAACCAAGATTAATCTGTTTATTGCCGGTTTGCAGGTAATAGTTATAATACTTGTTTACAGTAGATTTTCCAATACCGAGATACTTACCAATAGTTCGTGAACCTACACCATCTACTTTATATTGCAGAATAGTATCAATAACTTTCTCATACTCAACCCAATTAACATTTTCTGTTGTCACTATAACATTCTCCTCTATTATATTATTCAGACTCAAGCCTTTTAGCTATAAGCTCAAGGTACATTTTAGTCAATTCTTGTTTATTCATTTCGTTTAAAGTTTCTGCTTTTAATGACCTATCCATATCAACTATTCTTTTAATGATAGTTTCATTTCTCCATCTTGAAATCCATTTCTTATGTTCAAGAAGAACACCATAATGCAAAGGATTATCAGAAACATCTTTGTCGAGATAGTCAGCTAAATTCCTAAGAAATTCAGGAAGACTTAGTTCAGTGTTCTTTTCAAGATGTTTCTTCCACAGCTTATTAATATGACCTTCAACCAAGTTAACAATGCTTTCTAAAACACCCCTGACGTACCCTTCCTGCAAACAATCCTTATGGCTATGGTCAAGCACTGGATTAATCAAGGGCGCTCTTAGAACAGCACACAATCCATCCTGAGAGTCAATTAAATCTTCTCTGGTCTTCTTATATTGTTGTGGTTTAATCCATTTATTCGACAACTCTAGAGAAACTCTTGGAGATTTAGGTTTGGGTTGAGACCTTCTAACTTTCCTTCGTTTAGTCAAACCTAACCTCGTGTCCCTCTTTAATCAGTCCAGCGTACATCACCATAAGGGCATCACTTAAATCCTCCTTACCTGAACGTTCAGAGTGACTTGATTTAACTAACCCATAAAGAACGTCTGGGTGTAGAGTTTCAGCTATTTCTATGACTTCTTCTTTACCAATAGGTCTGAGAATCTTCTTACCTTTAGTGTTAATACTATACTGGTCTTCTGGTTTATAAAACTTGCGTGTTACAGCTTTAATTGATGTTGGTGCTACAGGAACTATATCCTTCCAATCTAAACCAAACTGTTCGTGAAGTTTATCAACAAACACTCCATAAACCATAGCCAAGTTTCGTGTCTGGTCTCCTTTAGACATAAAGGATAACCCTTCAAGATAAACTCTCTTAGGGACTCCTATCTCTTTTATATAAGCAACAACACTATTAGTCAAGAAGTTAACTTGTCCTTCTGTTGAATCAAAATAACTAACTGACTTCAACTTTTGTTTAACTTTAGAATTACCTGTTCTAAACAAATGAGAACCAACAGGAGACCAACCACATTTACTGTCAGGGTCTTCCCTCCAAGCAACAATAGCAAACTTTGAAAGGGAAGTGTCACAACTAAAAATTAATGAAATAGAACCTCCTATTTGTTTTTAAGAAGTTTTCTCAATCTTTCAAACTCATCGACAATCCATTGATACTGATTAAGTTCATACACCTTTGGATTGTCCTCTTCTCCGTACCAATAATAATGAGCAAAAGGTAATTCAGATTCTTTCAACATTCTACAAATATATTTATTTTGTCTTAGTTTACATCGTATAGCTTCCAGTAGAATCTCTTTGTCTTGTTCAGTAAGACCATTAGTATCTTTCCTATCTTCCCTAACCAACTTGCCTTCTTGTTTAGCTTTAAACCCATAAAGTTCTTTAAACTTTTCGTGTTTACATCCTGTCAAGTAGTAATACCAAAACCCTTCTACAGATTGAAAACTACCATAAGGTTCATAAGTAAAAGGTGTTTTTGCAAAATTAGTTAATAATCTACCTAACTCTGTTTTACTTTTAGAGTAGATATTTATATGATCTACGTTTTCGTTCTTTGGCTCAAACATAAACATACTCTCAATTAAATCACTCAAGTTTTTGAATATTAACACCAAAACGATTGAAAAGCAATGTCTCTTTACGAGGGCCGTTCTTAATTGAATGACGAGGTTTGTTAACCTTACGATCTGTGATTGTCACAGAACGATTGAACAATACAAACCATAAAAACCTTTTCTTAACATCAATGCAAAACCATTCTGTTGACATTTTACTCTCCTTTGACTTTACTCATTTGTTCATCAACCATCCCTTTCGAAATATACCAAAACACTTGCACTATTGTGAAACAGAGTGCTGTTATAAAATAACCGAAAGCTGCAAGGAATACAATCTCACAAACACAAGTGAATATAAGATAATAGTTATCTGCTTTGGTTGATGGTTTCCATTCGGCAAGTATTGACTCCAGATCATTCATTTTTATAGCAGCTTGCAAACCTAGTATTATAATAAGACCTAAACAAATAGTCACCCAAATAAATAGTAACCCTACATTCACTGTATATGGCACACCAATGCCAAAAACAAGACCTGACACCAACAAAGTCCATACAACAGAATCTATTCCAACTTTAATAAACCAGCGTTTCATTTATTTTCTCCTATTAGATTAAACCTAACTTTTTCATTTTACTTCGAATATCAACATTATCTCCTTCCCACCGTAACATATGTACTCCATTCCAGTAGACTTGTGCAAGGTCTATATAATCAGCATTTCTTTCTACCCCAGTCTGGTCTACATAATTAACGGGTTCAGGGTACCATTTCAGGTAAAGATCGTGAACTGCTTTCCAACACTCTTCATCTGTTTCAAGGTCAACAAGAGCCTTATAACCTCCCTTGTCTCCAAACCTGATTCCTGCAAGTTCACAAGGATTTAGTCCATCAATCTTGTCTCCAACAATCCATTGAAAATATTTCCATTTATCTCCGTAGCCACGTACCTTACCTTTTTCATCTAAATATAATTTACCAAGACCTTCAATCAACATGGGTTCAGTCATTGTGTCCCAATTGTAAGACCAACCCGATGCGCCATTGTCATCTTTATCGGTAGAACATCCAATGATTTTAGTGTTTGTTTGAATACCTTCATATTTCCTAATAGAAAGCATATCATCAGCTTCTCCATTAACTGTAACAGCATTGTGGTGTTTAATCAAGTAGTTTTTTACTTCAGTTAATTGTAATGGTCTGATTAATCCTTCACGAACCCCTTTATACTTAGAAGGAAGAGGAAGTCTGTCACGGAAGTTATCATTACCTGAGAGATATATCTCATATTTATCAGTATGACACGCTTTACAAATACTTTCAATCATTTTCTTAGCTGTGTGCAAAGCTTCAGATATATCATTTGCTTCTTGAATATCTGTGATAGTGAAAGATTCTAAAGGAAACTTTTCAGTATCAACAGACTGTTTAAATTCAGTTCTGTGTTTGAATATTTTAGCTCTTCCAGAAGGTTCGTGTTTAGCTTGTACGGTTCGTGTTTCATTTGCCGCAGAAGCCTTAAACGCAATAAGGTCTCCGTCAATAATGCAAATTGAATTGTTAGTCAATAAACCTCCTAACTTAAAACAAAACCGCCATATTTCAGGCGGTTATAATTACTACCAGCATCAGTTTATTAGTTAGAACGACCCATTAGAATATCAAGTTCAGTTAGTTGCTCAACCTTCTCTTCAAGTGCCCGACGAGCTTTCTCAGCAGCGTAACGATTATCAAATTCCATCTTAGCAAGATATTTAATGAATTTGGGACAGTAATCTTTATCTTCTTTTTCTACAGCAACAATAGTTTTCTGATTCTCCTTTTCATCAGCTTCTCGCATCATAGAGTCAACCAATTCATTAATGACACCTTGCAGACGTTTACGTTCTTGGGTGTCGGAAGGGATGGTGGAAATTAGATCTTTAGTCATTGTTATATTCTCCTTATTGTTTAATACTATTAAGGGCTGATTCAACAATCTTTTCTGCTTGCTCTACTTCAAACTTCTCAAACACTAATTCAGCTTGATCCCAGCCTTCATCAGAATCTTCATAACTCAAAGCTAAACTACAAACACCTAGTCCTTTTGGTTCAAAGTAAGTTCTTATTTCAGGATAACCTTCGTCATTCTGATCAATTTTAACCAAGATTTGACCATAAGATGTTTCGTTAAACAGCTTTGCAAACATAAGATCTCCTTATTTAATATAAATGTATTGTTTGATGTTAGGTTCTTTGAAACAAGTAGGTTTCATAATCTTTCCTTTTGAATCTTTATACACAACGTACTTAGTACCATCGTATTCAGTCACAGACCAAGCAACACCAGTATAACGACCTTTGCTTCGTTCTTCAATCTGTTTACATTCTAAATCAAAATCTTGTTCCATCTCTGGGTGGTATTTCTCAAATTTACTCAAGTTGGATCGATTAACTTCTTGAAGCATTTCTTTACCGTTCTTCATAGAAGCAATCATAGAACACACCACAGGAAACACGTTATCTTCTTCATACAACATTGTTGCTGAAACAAGGAATGAGCCTTTGGACATCTTATAACCATAAATATCTTCAACTATTCGTCCGTTCATAACTTCTTCAAAACCTGCTGTTACAAAAACATCACAAAGTCCATCAGCAATTTCAACAAGATTGTTGTCGATTAGTGCAGCAATGGTTTCATCTACTTCCTCAAGAACAAGTTTTCGTTGAAGTTCAAACTTTTTTGGAGATTTGTCCATCAAACCATTAGATGCAATCATATTGAACTTAACTACGTCTGCAAGTTCTTCAGTCAGGTCAACTTCACCCATATCAAGAAATGCATCCAGATGATGATTAGTGTCACGAACAAAATCAAATTTATTATTTTTCAAGCAACATTCTCCTTAAATATTTATTAACTTATCTCTCTCAAACTTCCCAATCAAACACAATGTTAAAATATTGTGGAAAATCAGGGTCTGGTTTGACTTTAATTTTATTAAATGCTTCAAAGTTGCTATCAGAGACATTATTCTCAAGAACACCACAAATATCAAGAAGTGAGTTATTACGAGGGACGACATACCCGAGCACCAGATAAAGTTCATCTACTTGTTGCTGAGTCAACCCTACAAGATTATATGTATTTTCTTGTCCATCAAGATGCTTGGAAAGCACGAGTTCTACTTTATTTGTCATATCTTCTTCCTCCACAGTTGGAACATTAATTATACTCATAGCTGAATTCAAATGCAAGCCACTCAACCCCGGTTCTTTCTTCATATCTGTTCTTATTGATTGTTTAACCCTATCACGGTTTGACCTTGAATAAGAGTCAAGTTGTTGTTCGTATTTCATGCAATCAAACTGTTTTGAAGAGCACATACAGTTGTCCTCAGAAATCAAAATCGTTATAAGTTACAGAACCATCCTTCTGAATATAACAATCAGCATCTACACAGATTCCTTCATCATTTTCACCAAGTTTAACCATAATGATAACGCCGTTGCTGTGTTGAGAATCAAACAACCATCCTTCATAATTAAGAATGTCGAAGTACTCTTCTTGCTTATCACTATAGAAAATAACAGAAGATTTGTCCATCAGAAATTCTCCTTATTTATTCGTGAAAAGTTTTAATCTCAAGGTTATACTCTTCTTTGGCTCGATAGAAAGAGTATGTTCCAAGAATCAACCAAACAAACCCTCCATGCTCCGATTCAAATCCGAATCCTGCAAAGTTCATAACACAGAACATCATCATAAAACCACCAATCATTGCAAACCACAGACTCAAACCTCTCTTTGCTTTATTCATTATTTAACCCCTCTTTTATTTAAAATAACCTCCCGGAGGATTTTCATTCAAAGGGAATCTAAAATCTGTAAGTTTAAAATTGTGCCAACCGTAACACATCACATCCCCTTCTATCTCAAGGCTAGTTTCGTCAAACTGAGCTAGACACCCATTAACTTTCTTTACATTACATCTCACTAATGCTCTTTTATTTCTAAGTTTAACAATCCTACCAACATAGTAACCTACTTTCATTACCTCATTCATAATAAAACCCTGTGATTAGTTAATACAAATATACTAACTCTTTCTATTGAATTGGGAAATCAATCTTTAAGTATTCATTATTTCCCCTTGTTTGAAAACTTGTTTACATAATCTTTCATGTGTTGCTGCCACTTTGGGTCTTTAGTAATATCATATGTTGGATTGTCATACATGCTACTTAGTAGCCCCGATAGAAGAACAAATGCACAAGCTACAACTAAAACAACAATCAAAGCTACTCCAGTTAACGTTAGTTCAGCGTCACCATTATGTGGACTAACTTCACAGTAAGTTTTATCTTCCACGACAATACATTCTTTCACTTTAGGTTGAGAAGTGCCTGTGGTAGTGACTACACTGTTATCATCAGACAACCCATAAGGCATTGGTGCTCCCGGAACCATAATTTATTCCTCTTTCAAATTACATCCACACAAAGGACAGAATTTAAAACCTATGTAAATGTAGTCTTCTGTACTTCTATTTACATCAGTGTCGTATTGAATAGAATCTTCAGTAACGGTCAATTGCATGTCAGGACCATAATCACTTTCTTTGTAGACAGAAAAGTAAACATCCTTCCATTCACACCCTTCTTTATGATTCATGACTCACTCCTTATTGTCCCAATCTTCAGGAATTTCAAACAATGGTTTATCAAAAGCACTCAACATCAGATCAAGAGAATCTTTCAATTCCAGTATAGCATCTTTCTGAGTTAGAGCTTCTGTTCCACTCAAGATAGGTTTAGTGGTGCAACCTTCTGGTTTTCCTTGTTTGTCATAGTAGACTTCATAGATTGAAGCGTAAAACCAATCTTTAAGAGGCTCTTCCTTGACCTCTTCCAAAACAACCCGATAATTCCAAGACATATTATTCTCCTTATTTTACTTTTCTCAACAACTCAAGAATAGAATCTTTCGACTCAACAATCTTAGTGTAATCATCTGCTTTAGTCTTGTCAACACGAATCTCAATCAATCGTGGAAGAAAAACAGAAAATGTGTCTTTAGATTCACTGCTAACCAAATCATTGCCACGAACAGTGACTATCTTACCAATCAAATCACCTTGCGTCAACCAGAAATCTTTTCTTTGTTTATCCGTCAATCCTGAACCAACTTTAAACTTCACTTTACCACAAGAAGATTCGACAAGCAATGCTCCTACTTGATTTTTCTTCTTAGAGTGTTCCTGAACACCAGTGATAATATACTCACAATCGAATTGATTCTTGAGCTTTAGACCCATCTTAGTCTTGTGGTCTTTCCAAGGCATATCAGGTTGCTTCACCACAGTCCCTTCAAGACCTTTCTGTCTGCACTCAACAAAATGATCAATCAAATCTTGTGTAGTTTCACACCACTTTTGTTCTACTCGTTTTAGATGTTTAGAATTAACGTTACCTACGATTGCCAAAACCATCATTGTACGTAATTTATAAGGAACCTCAGATTTACGTTTATTATATTTAGAAAGACTAACAACATCCCAACACTCGAACACAATTCGTTCAGGATCAGTTGAATCACTATTCAGATAACCATTTCCGATAGTCCTCTCTTCATAACCTGAACCATCTTCTTTCAGAACAAGAAATTCTCCTTGAAGAACATAAGATTGTCCACAGATAGAACCGACTTCAGTAAACGACTGTAACTCTTGTTCAATGTGTGTTGGTAGTTTGAATTTAAACTCTTTACCTGCACGAGATATATAAATTATGTTATCAGATGTTACAATAACATCAGCATAAACACCATCTTGTTTAACCTCAGAGTAACAAGGCAACTTAAAGTCTTTAATAAGTTTCTCACTAAACAAAGAATAACTCATATATGGTGGTTTATTAATCAAACCTTTAAACACTTTGTTGATAGATCCTTCTTGAATTCCACAATCAATGTCACGTTTCACGACAGACTCGACAATCTTAACCTCTTCTGGGATTGTGTTACTCAGTACCATTTTAAGATAATCAATAGCTTCTTGTCCTGTCTTAGATCGTGAACAAATAACTTCCTCAATAGCTTTAATAGCAGTCACACAATCGTAGATAGAACGGACTTTTTGATATAGAAGTTCACTGAAGGATCATAAGTCATAAAAAGAACATATTTAAGTTCTTCGTTATTAACATTAGCTTCACGTTTAAGGATAGATTCTTTTTCATTTCGTGAACTTGTTTGTTTCAATTCATTAATAATTTCAACAATTGATTTAGTACCTTTGTTCATCGGTTTGTAAGTCTTAGTTTGGTTGTTCATTTAAGTCATATCCTCATAGCAAAAAGAATTAACATTATCATCTGTGTTGGCATCAATCTTAGAAATCACGCGAATTGTTGTTTTGGGTGAACCTGTTGCAACCAACAAAGGAATCGCATAACTCGCACCAGAGCCGGTTATATAGTAACCATTGTAAGCACAAGACCAAGTTTGACCTATTTTCTTCAAGGTAACAACTGGTTTACGTTTACCGTACCAAGTTTTCTTCACTTCCTGCTGTACGATATAATACTTAAAACAATCTTCACTTAACCTTTGCACTACGAATATACTACTCATACTGTTAAAGAAAGGTTTAAATTTAAAAGGTTCATACAGCTCTGTAAAATCACTAACCCTAAATGAACTTCTACGGATTGTTTCTGCTACATTATGCAAATCTTTCAAGTCACCTGCACCGGTTACAGCAATATTGTGAAAATTAACAACCTTGTTGACCTGCTCTTTTCTTCCATTTTGGTTTGTTGCTTGAGAGTCAGTGTAAATAGTCTTACGTTTAGTATCAATAATTACTGTTGTCATTATTTCTCCTCACTCGGTTTATATCTCTCTTTGCCTGTCCCTTCACAAGCTCCGCAGGGAATGCTATCACCGTATTTATCACAACTATCGTACCATCCAGAACCATTACATGCAACACATTCTTTTAGTTTCCACTTGTAAACAAATTTAAAATAATATTCTGTTCGTATTTTCTTTCTATCATAAAAATCCATAGTTGTCTCCTAATTATGAGGATATTATCCAGAGTCTGACCTAAACGTCAGATTGGCGTGCATTTGTTCAGGCTAAAATGAACCTAAAAACGATTTCTAATTGTTACCCTACCCAACCCCACAGGGTATACTTTGTAACTCGTTAGAAGCTCTTAAAACGCACTGTAAATTACTATACTACACGGTAACGTGCCACAACATCTACAATACTCTACATCATAACAAAAGGTGTGTCAACACTCCAAGGAATTCTAACACCATAAATCATCTCAAAGTAATCTTTCTCTTGTTCAGTTGGTTTAGTCCAGTCTTCAAAGTATTGCAATGCAAGTAGTTTTCTGTTAGTAGGGTCTTCTCTGAAATTACAAGCCACAAACCTACCATATTTACCGTTGTTCTCAAAATCTATGACTACCGTAGCAGGACTGTGAGAAACATGGAAAATTGCATCACTACCTTCAGTCAAGAACTTCCACTCAGTAAAGTAAGCACCTTTAGAAACCTTCTCTGAAGTTGCACTATCCAACCACACTCTGTTTGGTTCATAAAACTCTTCATAGAACATACCTTAGACCTTCTCCTTAAGCTAAGACTAAGCGTGTTATACAGCACCATAAACGATTTCTATGCCCTACCCTAAGCCTACCTATAGGGTTGCTGTTAGAATCTCTCAGAATGCGTCATATCGCTTCATATTATCGTTATAGAAACTTATCTTAAGATAGCGCAACCTGTTTTAGTGTCAACAAGAAATTTGGCTTGACTGTGCTTGTTGTTAGTTGTAGACTAAATCAAGTCAATCTAAAGGTTGACATATAAAATACTTTACATTGTACCTGTTTTGTTATAAACTGTGTGTACCTAATGTTTTGGAGGAAGTTTGAGCAATATTAAGAAAATTATCGTAAGTAAACTGAAGGATGAAATGGATCGTCTCGGTATGTCACAAGCTAAGTTCGGTGAACTGATCGGAGTCACCTATAGGCAACAGATTTACGCTCTGTTTCAAACCGAAGGTAAAGGAGTCAGTGTAGATAAGTTGGAGGAGTATCTTGGTAAGCTAAACCTGACTGTAGAAGACGTAATTCTTGAGTATAAAGAAGATACGGCTTGAACGTTAGATGAGCCTTTAATGGGAGTTGTTTTTAGGAGAATAACCCCCTATCAAATCGTGTTTTTCCTTTATGTATCATACGTTTACGCGATGTAGGTGTACTAATTACTATGGTAGTGTGTTATATTTTTGGTATATTAGATTATATTATTAGATAGATTATAGGAGTTATATTGAATGTGAATATAAACAAAGATAAGATAGAGTTTGAAGATAATTATAGTTATATGTTCTTTTATTCTACTCACTTTAATTTATTCTACAATAAGAGTAGATGGTATGAGAGTGTAGTTATGCACCTTATTTCTGTTTCAAGTAAGAAGTATGAGAAAGAAGTAAGGTCTTTAGTAACTAACACAGCAAGAGCATTAAAAGGTAATGCTAAATCTTTGATTATCCCTTTAATGAAGAATAAATATAGTCACAACAAACAAGGATTAGCTTATAGTAGAATGGTAGCTCTCTTAGATATTCTTGAGGATATAGGCTATGTTACTATTGAAAAAGGTGGTGTTGTAGAGTACAATGCTAAGGGTAGAGCAATTAAGTTTAAACCCAGTGTAACAGTAATGAATGAATCGTATATAGCACTATGGGATAATCTTAAACAAGGTAAAGTTAACCTTCTTGAAGGTATAGAAAGTGTAGAGATTAGGGAAAGAAAAACTAAAGTTAATAAATCCACCAAAGGTGTTAAGGGTATAGAGGAGATTCGTAGAGTGGTAGATAAACAGAATGAACAACTAATGCATACTAAGATTTCTCTTGGTGAACATACACTTCCTCTTCTTTCATACAAGCGTGTGTTTACTGAAGATATTACCAAAGGTGGTAGGTTCTATGATACCACAGGGAAGCTTCAAACTATAAGTTCTTTAGTTAGACCATTAATTAAGATTGATGATGAACCTACTGTTGAACTTGACTATTCATCTTTACATGCTAGTATTGCTTATGAGTTGATTGGGTATAAAATGCCTGACGGGTTTAAACCTTACAGTCTTACTAACAAATCATTGATACCCATTGATGAAAATAAGGTTAATAGTTTCAGAAAAGAATTTAACCAACCTAATTACGATCCTTTCAGGAATGTATGTAAGTTTGCATTGTTGTGTTGTTTCAATAGCGGAAGTATTGAGCAAGCAGCAGGAGCATTAGGGTTTGAAATAGGCAAAGAAAGAAAATCTAAATGGATTTCTGGGAATAGGAAGGATCTTGAAAATTGTTGGTATTATGGGATAGATGGGCCTATATCAACTAAAAGAATTTGTCAAGAGCTTATGGATTTGAATTATAGGATCTCTGATTACTTCTTTGAGGATGTTGGTGTTAAATTTCAGATGATAGACAGCAAAATTGCTGAAATCATTATGGATAAATTTTTGTGGGAAAATGAAATATGCCTTCCTTGGCATGATAGTTTCGTGGTCAAAGCACACCTCGAAGATATGCTCCGTGAAACAATGCGAGAAGCTTATAAAGATGTTCTAAAGACAGATAAGAATTGCAAAATAGACAAGAAGCATTAAAAGGAGATTAAATGATATGACTGAATTAGAGAGAATGGTAACTAAATATGTGAAACATCAAATTTATTTAGAAGAACATTACTTCGATAAAGATGTGTCTTACGTTCGAACTGAGAGTATTAAGATTCTCAGCTTACTGTGTGGTGTTAAACCTGAAAACGTCTGTGAGTACACAGTGCCTAATCAGTTTGTACTGTTTGATAAGTTTATAATCACACCGAAAGGTAAGTGGAGAGTTAAGGGTAAGAATACTTGGTACAAATATAACACTAAAAAGTTTAAAGATCTTATTGAGAAAATAAATGAAGGTAACAGGTATAATTTAGATGAAACAATGTTAGGTAATTTCGAAGAGAACTATAAGAAAGTTCATGACTACGAGTACGAACAGAAATCTAAATGGAGAGAAGCAAGAGCTAAATGCAAGAAGGGTGATAACTTAGCAGCTTGTTACACATGCGAAGATTTCAAATTTAACTGATAATTGAATATTTATCTTGCATTTTGAATTCTTCTATGATAGATTAAACATATGTTAAATTAATCAACTAATTTTAAAGAAGGGACTGATGCAAGATAATGAAAAACAAGTTAAAGAAATAGTAGATATTGGTAATGAAACAATTAATGATTATATTGATGATGAAGTTGTGATTGAACCTAAGATTAGCAAACGAACTAAAGAACGTGGTCTAACAATTAAGTACAAGCACGAATCTAACAAAGAAAAGAATGGGTTTTATTTTAGTTGTCAGGCTTGCGGTAAACGATTTGTTGTGGCACAATTAGGTGAAGACTTATGTTCAGGTTGTTTGAGTGCTGCTTATGATACAACCTACCAACCTGAATATGTTCACGGGAATCTTTGTGATGATAGTGGTGCTAATTCTTGGGATGAACATTCTAACCTTAAAGATATAGGAGAATAGTGATGGAAAATCTGGTTATAGTTGAAGACCTTTTAGAGCTGTGGCCTGAATATAAATCTGTAAGCGGTCCCTATAAAAGGTCTGATGGTTGGGTTTATGTATACCTTTATTCTTCCCCTAAGAAGAATAAACAGGTGTCCTATTCTAAAGCTATAGTAGAAAGTTTCTTACAAAGAAAACTTAAAAACAGTGAAGGTGTGGTGCATCTTGATGGAAATTTAGATAATTTCGATATTCAGAATTTAAAAGTAGTTTCTAAAAAAGACCAGTGTCTTTTTTATATATCAAAGGGTTCTAAGCGGGTCAGAAAAAGAAGTCCTGATGTAATCAAACCTTGTTGTTATTGTGGAAAAGAATTTGTACTAAGTAAGGACCAAAAATATTCTAGAAGTAATAATGGCCCTTTCTGTTCAATCAGTTGCGCTAATAGGTTTAGGTATAAAAAGTAATTTTACAGAGTATTGCTATATACGTATTATAAGGTCACATCTAAACCTATAGGAGAATAAATATAATGGTTAAAGTTAAACAAACAAATAGCGCAGGCTCTTGGTTCTTTTTAGCAATGTTTCTGATTTTTATGACACTGAAATTGACAGGTCATATCACTTGGAGCTGGTGGATTGTTTCGCTACCACTGTATGGACCTCTCTTGGTAGTTATTGGATTTATGTTCGGGGTGTTGATTGTTGCAAGTCTGCTTGAACTTCTCGGTCGCAGCAAGAAAACTAAGTTTGGTGTTAACAAGAATAAATAAGGAATATTATGAAACCTTACACAAGCAAAAGATTCAAAGAAATTATTAAAGCTAAGCCTCACGAGCTTATGGAAGTTATTTTAAGCGGAACAAAAGAAGTTAGAACTTTTAAAACGAATGTAAGTAAACTTCCTGTTAAAGTTTTTGTAAAAGGTTCTATTGAATTTAATGGAGATACTTATACAGTAGGCGTTGCAAATGCTTGAAGAATGGGAAGACTACAAACAACGAATGGATGAAGTTCTTCTTAGCCGAGGACAATCTAAAACAGATTTAGGTTCTACATTAACTAAAGAAATGACTAAAGAAGAAATGTTTGAAGTATTGAAATCTTTACAGGAGAAGGTTAGAATGGAAACAGGTTATTACGAAAAAGAGGAGGACAAATAATGCCAATTCAAAATTGTCAGAAAGATGGCAAACCCGGATTCAAATGGGGGCCTGAGGGATTTTGTTACATTTTCGAGCAAGGAAATAAAGAATCAATAGAACGTGCAAGAAAGAAAGCTCTTGAACAAGGTCGTGCTATTGAGGCAAGCAAAGAAGAAAATAAATAATATAGGATGTTGACATTGAAAAGGATTTCTGTATAATAAGTTTTATTACCACCACTAGTTCAATAGGATAGAGCATCCGCCTTCTAAGCGGACAGTTGAAGGTTCGAGTCCTGCGTGGTGGACCAACTGTAAAAGATTATCGGCTCGTTGGTGGAACTGCGATACACATTTGGTTTAAGCCCAAACGCCCTATGGGATTGAGAGTTGGAATCTCTCACGAGCCACCAAATAATTCAAAAAGATATTATACCTACTTAATATCTTAATATTTAATAAAGAATGTTGTCAAGTCTGTGCACTGCTAAGTGGTTTTGAAGATGCAACCGTTACTAAGAAGAAAAGCGGCAATGTAGGTCTCAAGTAATAGGTCCCTCGGTATGCGAGGAGTTGTAAAGAAACTTCCAACAACATTCTTTCCTAATTCTAAAATATTGATTTTAAACTTTATTTATGATAAACTTTATTCAGTTAGAGTTTATAATTAAAATTAAAGGTTTAAGTCTTTATGGGAATTTACACAAAGAAAAAGAAAGGCCGTGGACGTCCTTCACGAGTAGAGTCTCTTGAACGTCAAGCTCAGGAAGCTATTCTTCAAGGTGATGAAATGATTGTTGCTCATTATCTTAATGCCATTCAAGGAATGGTTGATTTGATGACAGATAAAGATGCAACACACGCCACACGACAACAAGCATTCAAGTTTATCATTGAACGTGGAAATAAGATTCTGGAAGAGATGATGCAAGAGGAAGAAGATTCTGAAACTCCTGCTCTTAATGAATCTATTCCTTTGATTTCTAAAGTTGCTATCCAACGTTAGTTGGTACAGATTCAGCGTTAGCTGTAAAATCCAACGTTAGTTGATATAGATTCAACGATATCTAAAATAGATAAGCAGGTATAGCTCAGTCGGTAGAGCGCCACACTTGTAATGTGGATGTCAAGGGTTCGAGGCCTTTTGCCTGCACCATATAAAAGAATTCACCGTGGACCGTTATGTTACGGTGGGAGTCGCACTTACTCCGGTTAGTTGGTTCGCTACCTCTACACTAACTGAAATGTGTTTAAGTTATTTAAGATAATAAATAATAATAATAAACCTCTCTCATAATAACAATCATCATTCTCAACAAGTCAGTGCAATGCTGATGATTATCTTCATATAAATCTTTATCTAAATCTTTATCTAAATCTCTTATATCTTACATTCATAACATTCTCCTATGTTTATTCGCCCGGCCTCAGTGCCGGGTTTTCTTTTGCCTGAAATTCACTAAATTTATCAAAATAGCGTTTTAAGTGTTGACAGTCTCTTGGCAATGTTCTATAATTAGTCCAGTTAGACAAAAGGAGAACCTGACATGATAGAAGAAAAACTTGTTAAGCTATTCCAAGATATGGTTGAAGACGTCAATATTATAGACTTCAGTGAACCGGTTAGCTATCTTTACTATATAGCAGAGATGTTAACTTCTGAGTGGTTTTGGTATGGGTTTGGGGTATACTGCATTTACCGCATAGTTAAGGAAGCTATTGCAAAGTAAAATATAGGAGACACTCATGAAAGGTCATAAGGTTTATGATAAAAGAAAAGTTACATATGTTCTAACACCAAGAGTAAAAAGGGCTTTGCAGTTGGTTATTGTTCTGCTATCATTGTTACTGATAGCAACAGCGTTTAGCTCTGAAGCACAAGCTAAATCAACTTCAAGTAAGCAGTTGAAGGATGGAAAGGTTTATATTGAGACACAAGGAACAACTAAGACTTGCACTTATAAAGATAAATATCATAAGAAAATAGTGAAAGTAGTGGTTGTAAATCGATTCAAGAGCTGTTAAGATTATTGAAGATTAAGTGTTAGTGGATTAAATAGAAGTCAAATAAACAAAGGAGAATAAATTATGTTTTTCAAAAAGCGCGAAGTTGTTAAAGCTGAAGATCTGGTTCTTAGTTCATACGAGAGCTATGAAGTGATTAGTGAAGAGAACAATGGTTCACATTGGGGTTGGTATCTTTTGTGGACTCTTTTGGTATGGCCAGTCTGTTTCATTCTTGTGGTGATGTACTTCGCTCGACCAATTAAATTGGTTAAGCTTAAAGGTCTTGATAACAACCAAGATAAGGTTGTTTGGGTTAATAACGAACAGTTTGAACGAATTGTTCGTGAACTTAATAAGAAATAAGTAAGATATGTTGATAAGAAGCACCTTCCTTAACGGGTTGGTGCTTTTATTTTATCTGAAATTAATAGGTAAGATAATGGAAAGAAGATGTTAATGATTCTTGTTAAAGGTTGATTTTGAAAGGTTTTGCTGATATAATATTTATTAGAAAGTTAAATTATATTTTAATGAAATTATTTAGAATAATTTGAAATATTCTTAGGTTTAACTGAAAAGTTGATAAGAAGAAACTTAGGAGGCTCTGTTTTGATTGGTTTTGATTCAGAAGAAACTTTTGACAATTTATTAGAGAGGTTTGATGAGTAATCAACCTTTATTTGCCCCTGCTTCCAAGAAGCAGGAAATGATTCTTAATTCTACAGCACAAATACTTGTAGCAGGTGGTGCCGCCGGTTAACGGGCCGCCTTCAGTGGTGACACTGATTGAATAACCTCTTTAATTGCTGGAACGCTAAGGTTTAATAACTTAAGCTAAGCCGATCAGCAGCCAAGCTTCTCTATGAGAAGAAGGTTCAACGACTAACCGTAAGGTGTAGGGTTCAAGTGAATTCGAAACGGGAGGCAACCTCAGTTTAGGTTGATGATATAGTCTGAACTGTGCAGAAATGCATAGCAGCACATAAAGGTGCGGGGTTGAATTAACGACTCAATCTGAACATCTGTCAGGTAAATCCTACTTGCTACAACTTTTACCTCTTTTTATAGTAGATGACCCTAACACTAACATTATAATGTTTCGCAGGACAACACCTCAAATTACATCTGGAGGAGGGATATGGGATACAGCTAAAAGTATTTATATGCAGTTACCTCTAAACCAAAGACCAAGAGCTAGAGAAAAAGCTCTTGAGTTTATATGGCCATCTGGGGCTAAACAAAAGTTTAGTCATATGGAGAGGGAGTCTGATAAGTATAACATACAAGGTGCCCAGTTTTCATTGATAGGTGTAGATGAAGGTACTCAGTTTGAGTGGTCTCAGTTAAAACTAGCTGCATAATACAGAAATGTGTTATTGAAAATCGTGTGAATTGCTGGAAAACCTTAACGTTGATAAACGAAGGCAATCAGCAGCGAAGCTTCTTAATTTAAGAAGAACGTTCAACGACTATCCCGAAAGGGAGTAGAGTGTAAGCGATTGACACTCGAAGCGCACGACACCTGAACAGATAGTGCTGAAGGTGATGATATAGTCTGATCTATATGGAAACATGTAGCTGGGTCTATCCCGGTGAGTGGTGTAGCGCCCACTCATGAACACAATGTAGAATATATGATGTCTCGCTTGAGGTCCAACTCTAAATACCCTTCACGCATGGTTATAACTTGTAACCCGGATCCAGATCATAAAATACGAGAACTGATTGATTGGTATCTGGATGATGAAGGGTTCCCTGACCCAGAACGTGATGGAAAGGTTAGATGGTTTATAACAAGAGATGGCGAGTTTTTCTGGGGTAACTCTTCGGAAGAATTGAAAGAGAAATTCGGTGATAATGTCCGACCTATATCCTTTCAGTTTATTTCTGCTCTTATATATGATAATCCTCCAATGCTTGAAAGCAATCCTGATTATCTTGCATTTCTTGAAGGTCTTAACCCAGTAGATAAAGCTCAGTTGCTTTTTGGTAATTGGGATGCAAGACCTAAAGGTGCTAAATATTTCAAACGAGAATTTCTTAAAGAAGTAGATAAAGTTCCTCTTCATTGTAAATCAGTAAGGGCATGGGATAAAGCTGGCAAAGAACGAACAGTCTCTTATAAAAACCCAGACTTCACAGCTTCTTGTAAGATGTATAAATGCCGGGATGGTTTCTATTATATTACAGGCGACCATCACCCAGACAATTATGACGATGTTACTGAAACAGGAGGTAGATTCTGCAAATCAGTAGGGGAAAGGGATGTCACTATTAGGAAGCAAGCTGAATATGATGGTTCAGACACTGTTGTAGTGTTTCCTGTAGATCCCGGTGCTTCTGGATTATCTGAGTTTCAGAATTCTGCTAAACCTTTAATAGAGACAGGTTATACAGTAAAGAAAGACCCAACCCCCGGTAACAAATCCAAACTTAAGAGATTTGAACCGTTCGCAAGTGCAGCAGAACAAGGTTTTGTTAGAATAGTTAAATCTACATTTTCTCCTAAAACCTATGAAGCCTTAATGAAAGAATTGGAAGCATTCGATGGTGAAAGATCTTCAACACATCGTCACGATGACTGGGCCGATGCTGTGGCTTCAGCATTCAACTTCCTTGCAGCATCTAAAGTTCACACTGCCTTAGCTATTCCGGATTATAGCTGCCCGACAAAGTTGAGCAGCTTCTAATAACCTGATTATAGTTGTCCAACAAAGTCAGTAAATTCTGATACCCAAACAACCGTATCTGAAAACCATTATATCAAACGGAGAGTAAAACTCAATGAATTCCGAAACCGAAGTTAATAAAACAACCAAGAAACGGGGGCGTGGGAGACCGCCTCTATCCGAAGAAGAGAAGCAACAACGAGAAGTAAAGCGTCAAATTGAAAAACTTAACAGCATGAGCGTAGCAACCTCTCGTTTGCGTATTGGTGACATTGGGTATCTTGGTCTCAAAGCTGTTAACGATATTGTTAATGAAGAAATGAAGGCTGACCTTCGTTGGCCCCAATGTCTTAAAACCTTCGATGCTATGCACTACCACCCTTCAGTATGGGTTGCTCTTGAAGTTCAACGTGTTATGATTGAAAAAGCTTTCAGTCAATATAAAGTCGTTGGTAATCCTGAGTCTGAAGAGTCAAAGAAAGCAACAGAGTTTGTTAGTTGGTGTCTCAATAATATGGAAACATCAATGAGAGCGGCTGTTCGCGAAGCTCAGACTGCGGAGAAATATGGATTCTCTATTCTGGTTAAAGCTTATGAAGCTAATGTTTCTGGTGAATATCCTGAGTTTCCTTATAAGCTGAAACGATTGTCACCAAGGGCACAAAAGAGTTTATCTGAAACTAAGCCTTTTAAGTTTGATGATGACACACGCACTATTTTAGGCTGTCGCCAGTCTACTAAGAATCTGAATGCTTTGTCAAATCTTTTCTTTGAAACTCAAGTGGAGAATCCCACAGACATTTTTATTCCTCGAAATAAGTTCCTTCTGTTTGCTCCCGGTTCAACTAATGGTAATCCTTTAGGTCGTTCCTCTTTAGTTGGTGCCTATAAACCTTGGCGTGAGATTGTCCTTATTGAGGACTTGGAAGTTGTTGGTGTTTCTAAAGATATGTCTGGTGTTCCTGTTATTCATGCACCTAAAGCTATCTTCGATGCTGCTGTGACTAATCCTAATGGCCCTGAAGCCAAGTCTTTGATGAAGCTGCAACAGAATGTGGCTAACCTTCACGCTGGTGAACAAGCCTATATGATGCTCCCTTCAGACGTTCAGGAAGGCTCTACAACCGCTAAAGAGTACGAGATTAAGTTCTTGGGCGTAGAAGGTGCAGGCAAGCAGTTCGACACCACACAATTGATTGAGCAACGCCACAAGGCTATTCTTAACTGCTTTGGAGCTGGCTTTATTATGCTGGGCCAGAATGGTTCAGGTGGCTCATATGCTCTCGGTGATTTGCAGAAAGGATTATATGGTCAAATCATTCTGAATAAAATTGAGTACTACGCTGAAGTCTTTAACCGTGAACTGATTCCTCAACTATTGGCACTTAATGGAATTAAGCTTAAAGATTCAGATATGCCTAAGATTCTTCCCGGACTTGTGGATGACTTGGATATCGATAACACATCTAAAGCTGTTCAGCGTGTTGCTGCTGTTGGTTTCCTGCCCCGTGTTCCTGAACTTATTAATGAAGTTCTTGAAGGGTTGGACTTTAAATATCGCATTCCTGATGATATGAGTCCTGAAGAACTTGATGCAATTCTTCCCGAAAAGACATCACGCTCTGGTGATGGAATGAGTGAGGGTCTGCCGTCAGGGACGGGTTCAGCTAACTCTGGACAAGATAACGATGCCGCTAATTTAGAAAGTTAATAATAAAATAATGGAAAATTAGTTGACAATTTGATAAGTTGTTGATTTTACTTTTCCATTATGTTAAACTTAGTAAAGTTGAAAAGCGATATAGTTATAAATATCAATAATATAACATTTAATGGAGGTTTGTTGGATTCTCCTAATAACAAACTTTCATCTATTGAATATCTTAATCTTCTAAAGAAGAAAGAAATAGAACAAGCACAGACAAAAGTTATAAACACTAATGATAATGAAGTGGTTAATGATAAAGGTTCTCTTTTGAAAATGTTTGAGAGCTTTTTAGATAATCACTTCGGTGCTATTAAAGATGGTTCACAAGAGCAATCTGCTCAAGATGAAAGTTTAATAATCAAACACGAGAAAGATTCTAAATCTAATAGCTTTTCCTCTGACTTAAATCTATTCAAAGCGGTTAACCACGAAGAACAGATAACACTTGAAGTGGTTTATGAACCTTACAAGCCTGATGCTCATGGTGAATGGATGAGTGAAGAAACTATCCTTAAAGCTTGTGAGAACTTCAACTACAATCTCCAGAAAGGGATAGTTCAACCTAATCTATTCCATTTACAGAATGCCCCAGACCAGATTCAAATCCTTAAGACTTATGTGATTGATGAAGAAATGACTTTTGGAACTGAAGATAACCCTATCACTGTTTCAGAAGGAACTTGGGTTGCTGAGATTAAATATCTTGATAAAACTCTGTGGTTGCTTCGCAAAGCTGGTGTGGTTGGGGGTTTAAGCATTGGAGCTAAAGGCATTGTTCATAAACCTCGTGCTGAAGTTAATCAGGATAACAAAGAATAACTAAGTTAAGAGGATAAATAATGGCAATCAAAAATAAAGGTAAGATTCTTAAAGACCTTGAGAATTTTAGTGAAATCACCGATGTGAGTTTTGACCACGAAGGTTCCCATCTGGCTGTGTGCCACCGAGCACAAGGTCATGGTGCTAATGGTTGGAAAGATATTGCACTGCTTATGAAGTCAGAGGATATTGAGGTTAACGCTGATATTCTTAAAGCTTTGTCTCAAGTCACTGTCGAACTTTCAATGGAAGAGTTCCTTGTTCGTTTCTTTGGTCTTTATTGGAGTGATGCTGAAAAGCTGACTCACCTTCTTGGAATGGAAACCGAGTTTGAGTATTACCTGAAAGAACAAGAAGAATATGAAGAAGAGAATCACTACGAACATACTCCTGAACAACATCGGGAATATCTGGACGAAAAAGTTTCTCATATCAAACTTATGAAATCTCTTGAAGCATTCAAAGACTTTAATGGTGTTGACCCTAAAGAATATCTTGAGATTCTTAAAACTCAAATCAAGTTTGAACAAGGTCTGAAGATTCAAGAATCAATCGAAGAGATTGAAAAATCTAAGAAACCTAAATCTTATTCAAACAAACCTAAACCCAAGAAAGAAATTCAAAAACAAGAGGATGATAACTCAATGAGTTCTGAAACTGAAGTTAAGCAAGAACAAGAGCTTGAAAAAGCAGATGTTCAAGTTGATGCCGAAAAGGTTGAAGTAGAGAAAACAGAAGCTCCTGTTTCCGATGTCACCAAATCTGCTGAATATATGGAACTTCTGAAGCGAATGGAAGAGCTGGAAAAGAAAGCAGCTCGTGCTGAGGAACTTGAAAAAGCTCAAAAAGCTAATCTGGAAAAGTCCTTCCAATCCCTGACCAAATCTCTGACCTTTGTTGCTGATGAACAAAAAGATGAACTGGTTAAAGGTCTGATGGAAAACGTTGACAATCCCGTTGTGGACACTCTGGTTGGTCTGCTCCAGAAAGCTCAAGAAGAACTGAATAAAGCAAAAGAAGAGTTTGCTATTGCTAATCCGGGTGCGGAAGTTGGTGCTGAAGAATCTAAAGAAGAAGACCAAACCGCTATTAAGAAATCAAGCCTTGCTGAGCGAATCACCGCTAAGTTTGGTCAGAAAGAATGGCTTTAATCGTTTAGGTTAAACCTGTCAAACAAAAAACTAATATTAACGTTAATAAAGGAAATTAATTAAATGGCTACTCTTGAAAAATTTTATAGTGATGTAGTTCTCGGTGGTGTTCAGTCAAGCGATTTGGGCTGGTCTTTCGAAGAAGCTACTGTGACCGTTACTGCCGCTTCTACCGCTGGTATGCTGCTGGAAGTCTCCGGTACTAAACTGATTAACGTAGTAGATGGCGCCTCTACCACTGAAGCTGACGCTGTTGCTGTTCTGGTTGACGTTCGTGTTGACCAAGGTGACGGTCTGGCTGCTGGGGATCATGTTCTGGTTGTTGCTAAGCGTGGTGTTACCGTGAATAAGAACTACGTGAAGATGGCTGACGGCACTACTGGTGCTGCTAAAGCTGCTTCTGCTACCGCTATCGCTGCTTTTGAAGCTGCTGGTGCTAACAAAGTTACTGATAAAGTGTTTGGCACTGCCGCCGCCGTTGAAGCTTAACAGTTATTAACAGCATTTTATTTCAATAATAGATATCTACAATAGATAAACTTTTCTCATTTAGGAGTTTTAAATAATGGCAACTACCCGCGCATCCGATTTCCTGCTCTTGGATTATAGTTCGGAGATCAATTTACTGCCACGTACTTGGTCCCTGCTGACCGGTATGGATATGTTCAGTGTTCATAATATTTCTACTACTGTCGCCCAAGTAGAACGTGTTCAAGAAGTTAACGGTTTGTTTGCTGCACGTAGTAGGGGCGGCGAGCGCAATTTCGTTTCTTCTGAAACCGCGCAAACTGTGAACTTCAACGTTCCGTTTTTCCCTCTGGATTGAATGCAGTCCCCTTTATCAGAAATGATTAAGTGAAAACCTATTGAATTGCTGGAAACCCCTAACGTATCGGTCAAGACGAGGGCAATCAGCAGCCAAGCTTCTCACAGAGAAGAAGGTTCAACGACTATCCCGTGAGTGGGAGTAGAACACAAGCGATTGGTGTTCGAAGTGGTAGGGGTCTTAACGATTTTAATCGAAGACCGTGATATAGTCTACTCTTATAGGAAACTATAAGCAGTTCATAAGAGAACGGGGTAAAGTGTAGCGACTTTACTCGAATAAAAGGCGTAACATTCGACCTGAAGACATTCAGAACTTTCGCAAGTATGGTTCTGGTGATGAGTCCAAAACCCTGCAAGATGAAGTTATCCGCATCATGCAACGTATTACCCGTATGCACGCTCAACTGAAAGAGCGCGTACTGTCTGCTTGTATCTTCAACGGTACTTCCTATGAAGGTGAGGGTGTGACACCTGCATACGATTACTACACCGCTTTTGGTGTTACTAAGAAGCAGGTTGGTGTTGATCTGACTGATGCAACCACTGACCCCTTTGAGACTTTGGAAGAAGCTCGTCAGCACATTGCTGTAAATGCTCAGGATATGATGACTGAGTACCAACTGGTTATGTTTGCTGGTAAATCTTACTTTAGTAAGCTCATTCAGCATCCTATCGTGCAGGCCGCATACCAGTATTACTCCAGTGAACAAGACCCTCTGCGTAAGCGACTGGGTGGTAACGCTATCAACCGTACTTTCAGCCACAAAGGTCTGTTTATAATTGAAGTTATCAACGATTATTTGGATGCTGATAAGGCCGTAGTTATGCCTTGGGTTTCCTCTAACGATGATATGTTCCGTCTGTACTTTGCTCCAGCAGATGACGCTGCTATGGCTAACCAGCCCGGTCAAGAATTGACTCTCCTTTATAAGGAAGATAGTTTTAACCGTTCTTACCGACTGGAGAGCGAAACTTCCGTTCTTGCTGTTCCTGTGAAGCCGGAGGTTATCGTACACAGTACCGCAGTGCTCGTGTAATAGTTTCGAAATTACAATTTAACTCTTGACATTAAACCCTATCCAGATATAATTCTGGATAGGGTTATTTTATATCAGGAGAAAAGTGTGACAAGAAAAACAAAAGAAGAATTTATCAAACACGCCGAGGAAGTTCACGGTAAAGGAAAGTATGATTACTCATTGGTAGAGTACAAAAATAATATAACTAAAGTAAAAATAATATGTCCTGAACACAATATTATCTTTGAGAAGACACCTTCAAGCCACATTTATGGGAAGAGTGGCTGTCGTCTCTGTGGAGACGTGTACAAAGCTGTAGATAAGGAAAGTTTTATAGAGGAAGCAAAGAAAAAGCATGGGAGTAAATATGATTATTCTGAAGTGATCTATAAAAATACCAGAACAAAAGTTACTATTTGGTGTAATAAATGTAAAGAACATTTTGAGCAAACTCCTAATTCTCATTTGAAAGGAGCAAATCATAAAAAGTGCCATCCTTGCGGTAAGAAAAGAAGTGCAGAATCTTTTACAAATGATGCTACAGTGATACACAATAACAAATATGACTATTCTAAAGTTGATTATAAAAACGTATCAACTAAAGTAGCTATAGTTTGTAAATTGCACGGAGAATTCCTACAGACTCCCAATAAACACTTGCTTGGTTCAGGCTGTCCTTTATGTGCAAAAGATTCTTGTAGAGGAAACATCGAGTCTTTTATTAGTCGTGCTGTAAAGATGCACGGTGATAAATATGATTATAGAAATGCTATATATCTTAATACAAAGACAAAAGTTAAAATTATATGTAATAAACATTCCCATGAGTTTGAGCAACTACCTCACCTTCATCTTAGCGGTAATGGAGGCTGCCCGTTGTGCTTAAAGGAATTTAAAAGGAAACAAGTTCTTAGTAATATCGAAGAGTTTATAATGAAAGCTAAGAAAGTACATCCAGATAACGAGTATGATTACTCAAATACAATATACGTACAAGCTAAATATAAAGTAGAGATTTACTGTAAAGTTTGTTCAGAATATTTTGTACAGTCCGCTACATCTCATTTGAACGGTAGTGGCTGTCCAAATCATGCAAAAGCAGGGTTTAATAATATAAAACCGGGTTCGTTGTACTTAGTTGTGTGGAATAAAGATAACTTATCATTCTTAAAATACGGAATAACTAACCTTGATGTTAATGGTAGGGTTTCATACCAGAGAAGGTACACTAAATATGTTCCAAGGATATTGTATGAGTTTAAATCTTCAGATGGAAGATTTATACGAGAGTTGGAGAGTGAGATTAAGAAGTTGGTAGGTACTAAGTTTGTAACTAAAAATACAATGCCTGATGGGTACACAGAAACAACTCAAGTCAAAAATTTACCCAAGATTCTCGACTATATTAAAACTAACTACGGTTTGAATCCAGAGGACTACAAATATAAAGAGTAATAATAAACTATCAGTAGTTAATATTATAATTTACACTATAATTTATATTGCCATTCTTAACCATCTGTCCTAACCGATAGATGGTTTTCTTTTATATCAAATCCAAATGAAAGTCAATATATTTCATTAACCAATCCTCAGATTGTTTTGTGTTTTATTTCTTTTGGTTTAAGAATATGTTAAACTATGTTTGTTTAAATAACAAATCAAATGATAATCTCTCTTATTAAACAAGGAGTTAATAATGGCTCTCACCACACAAGAGAAAGTTGATTATATTCGACTCTTTCTTCCTGACACAGTCCTGATTCCTGACACAATGATTAACTTATTTGTCATTCGTTGGGAAACTCAGTTGGCGTCAACCCCAGATAATGATTATATCGTCATTTATAATGCAATGGTTGACACACTCAACTGGACTATTCTTCAACTATCCACACAAGCTATCTCTGGTAGGCACTATGAGATGGAAGGACAACTTCAGATTGATAGGACTGATGCAGACCCTTCAACTGGTTATCGTAAGTTCTTAGAGTACCTTTTAGCTAACCCTAACATTGTTGACCCATCGCTAACTAAATCCACATTCAATAACATTATCGTTGGTGGTGTTTCACAAGAAGAAGTTGCTCGCGTTAAGAATGACTTTGACTCTCGTGGCAACGGATATTCATTAGGAGAGTTCTACTCTGACGAGTTTTGTCCAGATAACATTTATAGTTCAAACTTTAAATCACCTCGTCGTCGATTCTATAACTAACAATAAGGATAACACATTATGGCGACTTTAGATATATCTGTTGGTGTTAATCAATGGGTTGATGTTTATCAAGTCACAGGTTTTCCACAAGGACTTCCTTTAATTATCCAAAATAAAGGTTCTGGTTATCTTTCTGTATATATCTCAGATATCGCACCTCAAGCTGAAGATGTTGGTGGTATTGTTCTATCTCCTTATGGGTCTGGTGTAAACCACACATTCCCTGTATCTCCTGAGACTAAAGGAGTTTATCTTAAAGCACAGAATATTGGTTGTAAAGTTAGTGTTCAACGTCTTGATGATTATATAGGAAGTGAACCAGCCCCGGCAGGGATATATAATGGTAACAGAGCCATGAATGTCCAGTTTTATATTGAGTCTAACATCAAAAATGGGCTGCAATTTGAAGCCTCTCGTTTGATAACTCTTCCGGGCTCAGGTAATATAGATTCTATCTTTGTTACTGGAAGTAAACCTGTTATTCTTAAAGAAAGGTCATTCAGTTATAGTGGTGTAGGTCTTGTTGCTCAGATCAGACGTTCTCCAACTTACACTGGAGGTGTTTCAGACCCCTTCCAAAACCATAATGATATTAATCCACAAGTCAGTACAGTTACTCTACTGTCTGCACCAACAGTGACTGCTGTAGGAACTAAAATATTCGCTGATGATTTCTTCTTTGGTTCATCTCAAAACCAAGCTACTGGTGGTTCTGGTGATGTTGGTAAAGAACGGATAATGAGACCTAACACATCATATCTCCTGCGTTTCAGCTCTGTTGGTATAGACACACAATCTCAACAAGTCTCTGCTTATATTACATGGTATGAAGGAAACCCTGATCTTCCTCTTCCCGCTGGATTCTAATTAAGAGGCTATTATGAAAGGTAGCTCTTATTTTGAATTTGATAGATGGGATGAGATATTTGATAACCTAAAAGAACTTGAAGAAAACTGTGTTGAAATAGGATATTTCGAAGAACACACTCACGAATCTTCCGGATTAGCTATGAGCGACTTAGCTGCTATTCATGAATTTGGTTCTACTAAAAATAATATTCCTTCTCGTCCTTTTATGACCATGGCTGGTAATAATATGTACGGTGATATCCGTATTGCAGATGTTATAGGTGATGCTATTGCTTTAGGAATCAAACCCAATGTCGCATACACCAAAATTGGCAAATTAGGACAGAAGGCTATAGCAGAGTCCATTGACAGTCAAGACTTCATTCCTTTGAAACCTGAGACAGTGGCTAAGAAAGGACATGACACTATTCTTGTTGACACAAAACAATTAAGAAATGATTCTAAGTTTAAAGTTGGAAAGGATGAAGGTGATGGGGAATAATTATGAAACAATCAATTAAACTTGTTTGGGGGTTTATTTTATCAATAATAATTCTACCCATACACTTAACTGTGATATTCTTGTGTTACTTACTCAGCCCAATCTTACCTTTGTTTGCTATAGGTAAAGATAAACTGCCCACTTATTTATCTTGGTTTCAAACGCCGGACGCTCCTTTAGATGGAGATTCCGGGTTTGTTAATGTAGTTAGTCTAAGATGGCCTAAATATATCCGTAGGATGCTGTGGTTGATCCGCAATCCTGCTTATGGTTTCTCGTGGAGTGTTTTAGCTTGTCATATAGAACAAGGTGAAACTATTGTGGTTAAGGGGGACTTAGACAGCAACGACGACCCTTATAAAGCAGGGTGGTCTTTTACGTATATTAAGGGAACACATTACTACCAAATAAGGGCATTCATAAAAACCTTACCCGGAAAATGTCTTAAGTTTAGGCTCGGGTGGAAAATGAGATATGATGCTAAAACTTACGGCTACACAAAGAATACTCCTTATAAGTATACATTTACATCCAATCCTTTTAAGAAGAAAAGGTAAATTGTTGAATTTGTTTAACTATTGTGTTAAACTTAGTTAAGTTAATATCCTGAGATTATAAGTCAATAATCAATTTAATAAATCTTTAGAAATCTTTTAGGAGGTTTGTTGCAATTCACTTATCTCCGCAATTCCGGATTCATCCCAAGAATAACACTTCAAGGATATCACAGGTTTGTTGTAAAAGAAACCGGTGGTGTTTTTGAGAATGACTTAGAGAGCACAACATCCACACCTTTTGCTGCATTACGCTGCACGGTACAACCTCTAACTGGACAACAGTTACAAGTATTAGATGAGGGGTTACGTGCAAAAGAAGCATATAACGTTTTTACCAATACTCCAATAACTGTTGCAGTTGAAGGGACAAATCAAATCTCTGACCAGTTGGAAATAGATGGTGTCAATGGTGTTTCCCTATTCACAGTCATTAGTGTTAAGAAATGGAACAATCAGCTAATACCGCATTATCATGCTGTTGTTGTCAAAGACCCTAATAATGAATAAGGATTAATTATGGCTGAATTTTATAATATAGAAGATACCATACTTAATCAAATGGGTTTGTTTATAAAAGAAGCAACAATATCAGATGAGACACCTTCCGGTGTTAAGATGTTCTTGTTAGACAGAGATTGGCCTCGAATCGAAGAAGAGTATGTAGGACTTCAAGTTACTAATATTAATCGTACAGGAAGGTCTTTTTATCCTGACCAATTGGATACGCAGGATAGGCAGATTGCGATAAATTGGTATGAAGTCCTTTTAGAGGTAATGAGCTTCAGAGGAAGACCTACTTCAAGATTAATGCAGATAACTCATTCTTTTGAGCACATCAATTTGAAGAGAAAACATCTTCTTGATTTTGGGATAGGGGTTTCACAAGTATCCTCTGTAGCAAAAGCTGATACTGTTCTTGATGGTGCTGAAAAAGAGTTAAGAGCAAGAATGACGGTTGTTCTTAATATAGGTGTTTCAGATGCTGACCCAATTCCTTCCGTAATTGCTGAAAAACTTTTTGTAAATGTTAAAACAACAGAAGAAGGAGGTAATTATCCTTTAAATTTTACGGTGAACCCATCATGGATATATTGGGTCACTTCGGAGGTAATTACCTACAGTAATCTTGTTTATGAACATATTAACTATGAACTTCCCTTAGATGGTACTTGGGAAGCTACGTGGGTTTAAAATACTTACACAATTTTATCTTTTTAATTAAGGAGTCCTATAAATAATGGCTACTTTTGAACCTAATGTAATTGACGTCCAGTTGCTTCTTGGAGCAACAGCAATTGAAGGTGCTCAATTCGACATTCCTTTGTTCCTCTCCTCTCATAATAATTTCTCTGAACGTTATCGTGTTTACACATCCACTGCTGCTCTTGAGGATGACGGTTTTGATGTAAACGGTGTTGTTTATCAAGCAGCTACCCACATGTTCAACGGTGTTGCTAAACCCTCTCAAATTTATGTAGGTAAACGGTCTGTTGATGAATGGGTTATTACTCTTCCTACTGCCGCTGCTGAAACTTATACTGTGACCTTCACTGATGGTGCTGTAGATACTGACTTCACTTTCACAGCGACCATTGAAGATGAAGCGACTATTCTTGGTGAAATCAAAGATCAGATTGATGCTTCTGCTTTTGCTGCACAAGTTACTGCTGTTGTAAGTATTAGCACCCTGACCCTGACTGTTACTCCTGATGCAACTTTCACTGTTTCTGTTACCGCTAACATGAGTGTAACATCTACTCTTGAGAGTGTGACTACTGCACTGAATGATATTCTGGAAGAGACCAATGCTTTCTTCTGGGTAGCTCAGGATAGTCACACTGAAGTTGATGTCCTTGCCGCCGCTGCTTGGGCTGAAACCAATCGTAAGATTTTTGTTTGGTCTTCTCAAGACACTGGTATTAGAGATAATACCCTTAACAACACTCTTCAGAAAGTTGCTGAACTGGCTTATAATAACACTTGTTTTGCAATGTGGGCACCAGATGCGGATACTACTGTTCCTGAAGCTGCTGTAATTGGTGCATATGCTTCTACTATCCCCGGCACTTCCACTATGCACGGTAAAACTCTTGTTGGTATTACTCCTAATAAACTGAGTGACTCCCAGAAAGTTAATATCGTAACTTGGAATGGTAACTTGTACCTGCGGGATAAGGGTGTTGGTTTCTACCGTGACGGTCGTATGGCTTCTGGTGTATTTCTTGACTATATGCACTATGCTCTGTACTTCGCTTCTCGTGTTGAAGAGTCTCTGTTTGGTCTGCTGAAACGTAAGTCTGATATCCTTTCCAAGGTTACTATGGATGAAGATGGTGCAGCCCTGATTGCTCAAGCTCTGTATGATAATCCCTTGAATCGGGATATCGCTAACGGTGCAATCTTTGGTGATAAGAATGGCCTTATTCAAAATAGTGATGGAAGCTCTTCTGACCTGCGTCCTAAGATTATCATCCCCGACCGTTCTCAAATCACTGCTGATGATCTGGCTAATCGTACTTGGCGCGACCTGCTTGTTGAAGTAGTTTATCGCACTCCTGTACATTACATCAAGATTCGTGCTGGTGTTATTCTCGACCGCTAAGAGTCAGTTTAATTAAATAAATTTAGATTAACAAGGTTGCTCTTAGACAGCAACCTTTTATTATGGAGTTTTAAATAATATGGCTAATCCGTATCTGACACTTCCTCGTGCGTACGACTCAGCATCCTGCAAGTTGTTGCTTGGTGGGTGGCAACCTTATGGTTTCGCAGAAGGTTCTAAGATAACTATTTCTCGAAACGAAGATCATTTCAACACTATGGTTGGTGCTGATGGTGAATTCTCGGTTGGTATTAACCGAAATGAATCCGGCACTATCACTATTCAAATCCAAGAAACTGCGAAAGAAACTAATGCTATTCTTGCTTCATGGGTAACTGCTTCTAAAGCTTCCCGTTTGGTAGGTTTCCCTGTTTACTTTGAAGACCCGACTGGTTTGAGTCTTATCTCTCCTGTAGGTATCGTTATGCAACAAGGTGACTATACTGTAGATGGTGATGGTATTCCTGTAATTGAATGGACTATTTGGGTATCTAATGCATCTATGGGTCAATCTGCTATTGGTGCAGGTCTTGGTGCTCTCGGTTCAATCACCCCCAACTCTCTTGGTTAATTTCAATATCTGATTTTCATTAACTGAAAGGTTAATGCGGCACAAGGAAGTGCATCTCTTTATTTAAAAGGGTAGTGACTAAGCATTGACTTTAAAGTTAAAATAGATTATCATAATGTAGGTTAATTTAGTCTTTAAATTATAAACGTATTTAAACAAACTATTCATATTTCACAGGAGTGAACGCATGAGTCTTTTAGGTTCCAATCAGAATTATAATCAAATGCAATCCCCGCCTCAAGGCATTCTTTCTATGAAACAAACCAATATTGATATTGAGTTTGAAGACGGAAAGAAAATGTTTACTATTAACCACTGGGGTCCAGATCGTTTTTGGTCCAATATGCCCATCATTGGTAAATTTATTATTACCCCTATTTCTATTCTTCTTGGCTCTGCTGTTAGTGAATTGAAGGGTGCCTCTATTGACCAACTGGAGAAAGCAGCATCTTCTGTCAATCTGTCAGAATCTCTTCCGATGGCAATCATAACATTGTTTGAGACTATGCAGGAAGAAGATATTAATCGGTTCTTCTCTATTCTGTTCTCCACTACCTATGCTCAGGGTAATACTGCTGTTGCTGTTGGTGATAGAATCAATGAAGTGTTCGGTCGTGAGCCTTACCTAATGATCGACCTTGCGGTTAAAGTTCTGGAGGTGAACTACGGCCCTTTTTTCAAGAGAAAAGGTTTGTTCGGCCTTCTCAAAACAGCACTTCCAATGGGACACTTGAAACAACTCTTTCCCGAGGGTTAAAGAACGCACTAACTTACGTTAACACACATAACTCATTAATGTGGTTAGATTCTCTATTGTTGCGTGTAATAACAGATAAACGAGTATCAGAGACAAGGTATAGTCTTAATATGTACGATATGGAGTACTTGTTTAAGTTGAATGAGTTTCTGGATATTCAAGATTATATTCAGGAAGTCCAACATAAAGAATCAGAAAAGCAGAGCAAACAAGCAGAGAACAATAAGAATCAGAAAGGAAAACTGCCTTTCGTTTAAAATATAAAACGTGACCCCATATAACGCTCCATCTTTAAGGTGGGGCTTTTCTTTTATCTATAGTTTACGAAATATCCTAAGAATGTTATGGAATTGATATTAAAAGGGTTTTGTTATAAACTATAGCAAGTCATAAACAATAATCATTATTGTTATCATTTACTTATAAAAACAATGGAGGTTAGCTAAATGGCAAAGACATTAATAGCCAGCAAGCTAATTAATAAAGTTGTTGCTCAGATTGATAGGTCAAGTTTTAAGAAAGCAAAACAAGAGATCTATAGATTAAAGAAGATGATGGATAAAGTCTCTAATCCAATCAGAGTAGCAAAAACACAAGTCCAACAACAAAGAAAGGTTGTGGATGGAATAAAGAAAGAGTCCCGTGAAAGAGCTAAAATGGCCAAGAAAGGCGGTGTTAATTTAGACCACACTGCACAGAAGAGAGTTTTAGACAAGAACTATGAATATTGGTGGAAGTCTGAGTTAAAAAGACAATCTGATTTTCAAAAGCTTTTTGACCAAGCAGATAAAAGAAAAATAGATGCTGATAGAAAAGCTCATGACGCGAGGGTTAAACAAGAAGCTGCTGAGCATAAACAGAAAGTTCGAAATGCGATTAACTTAAGAAAAGAGTTAAACAAACAACGAAGAATGCGGGCAAGAGAACAACTAAGGCGAGGTGAGTTAGCTGGAGTTGGTGCTGAAAGATTCAAAGATACTTTAAGATTAAGAGGAGGATCTTTTAGACCTGCTGAGATAAAACAGTATTGGGATAGATTGAATGACCTCAATAATGAATTAAAAATTGGTTCAATTACAGCTTCTACTTATAGAATAAGGTTGAACATCCTTAATTCTGATATGAGAAGGCATTCGGCTTCAGTCAAAGGATTGTCTGACCAGTATAAAGGTCTTAGAAGTGCTATGGTTGCAGGCACAGCCTCATTTACGGCGTTTAGCGCTGTTATGAGTGTGGCAACTATAGGAAGTCAATTCCAAAGAATGGAATCGATGATGAGAGTTGTATTCGGGGATGAAGCAACTTCCCAGATGGAGTATTTAAGAAAAGAGGCAGAAAGGTTAGGTGTGACCTATCTTGATTCTGCTAAATCTTTTGCTAAATTTGCATTTGCTGCTAATTCAGCAGGAGCTCCTTTAGAACAAGTTAACGAGATATTTAGTTCTTTCATGGAAGCAGGTGTCGCTTTTGGTAACACTCCTGATGAAATGGATGGGATATTTAAAGCCCTCGAACAAATGTTCTCTAAAAACCAAATCATGGCTTAATTCTTGGGCCATGTAAAACCTCTTTAATTGCTGGGACACCCTAATTATTGACAATTATGTACGTTTAGCGTATAATACTCTTTTTAAATTAAGGAGTCAATAATGGGCAATCAGCAGCCAAGTTTTCTCATTGAGTACAAACGTCATCCTATCTACACCATGTTAGAGATCTCCAATCTCGGAGAAGTTAGGAATTATAAAAACAAAAAGGTCAGATACACTAGAATCAATAAACAAGGCTATCGCATTACACAAGTCACTATAAATGGTCATGTAAAAACTTTAAAGATTCACAGGCTTGTAGCTGAACTTTTTCTTAATAGTCCATCTCAAGAATTAGTAGAGAAATGTTCCAAAGAACATTGGGGTGAGGTTTTAGTAAAACATTTAGATAATGATAAATTGAATAACAACGTAAATAACTTAGAGTGGTGCGATTTATTCTCTAATACTATACAGGCGTGGGAAGATGGATTAATTCCGTCTTTGAAAGGAGAACTTAATGGAAGATCTAAGCTGACGGAAGAAGTTGTCCATAAAGTTTGTAAGTTCTTCGAAGAAGGTGGTTCTCCAAAAGAAGCTGTTATTGAATTTGGGATATCTAAACAACAAGCAACTAAAATAAGATCCGGTATATCTTGGAAACATATATCTAATCAATATCTAATAAAACCAATGAGAAAGAAGGTTCAACGACCATCGGTGATGAATGTAACCGAGTAGGGTGCAAGCTAATGGCACTCCAAACAGGAGGCAACCCCGATTAACGGGATGATGATATGGTCTGCTCTTATGGGGAAACTATAAGCAGCACGTAATGGTGCGGGTTAAGTGTTGCGAACTTAACTGAACGTCTGGGAAGAATTAAATAACCAACTAGGTGACAGGATTTGGAAAAGTCCCTTTACACAGTAATGTGTATCGAATAATCTATTGAATTGCTGGAAACTCTTGTTAAGTGTAATGTAGGATATTAAGTAGTGATATTTAACGAACCCTAATAATCATTACAATAAAGACAATCAGCAGCGAATCATCTTTAACAAATAAGATGAACGTTCAACGATCAGCCGAAAGGCGTAGGGTGCAAGCTAAGGGCATTCGAAGTGGTAGATATCCTTAGTTAAGGATAATGATATGATCTGGTCTGCATAGAGATATGTAGCTGCACATAATGGTGCGGGTTAAGTTTTGCGAGCTTAACTGAACACAACGGCCCGGTGCCGTAGCCTTAATGGCTGAGGCAATGGGAATATCCACCAAACAACTCCGTAAAGATATGGAAAATGGGTTGATGTTTCCCTTGGAAGCATTACCTAAATTGGCAGCATTAATGAGAAAGAAAGTGTCTGGTGAACTTGATACTATGACTAAAAACTTCAATGCTGACCTTAACAGATTAATCAATACGTTTAATGATTTTAAGAGAGAATCTTTTGATGCAGGGTTAGGACCAGGGTTGCAATTTCTATTCGGTGCATTAGAAAACTTAATGTTCATGTTACAACCAGTTGCTAATTTCTTATCTGGTGTGTTTCATAGAGCATTGTGGTTAGTAGTAACACCTATAGAACTTGCAGTCGCCTACATGGCAGACTTTGCTAACTGGTTAGGTATCACAGAAGAGAGCATGAAATCTAATGGTGCTAATATTGCAATGTGGCTCGCAGCAATAGCTCCAGCAGCATTTATATTCTTGTCATTGTTCAAAATTATGAAGCTGTTTGGAAGCTCGTTAATGTGGTTAGGTTCTAAGCTTCTACCTTTCGGTAAGGCTGGGGGCATCTTCGCCACTGCTTTCGGAGCAAGATCTTTATCTGGTGCAGCAGGAGGAGTCGGTAGAGTTGCAGGAAGTTTAGGTTTGCTTTTTGGCAGATTTATTCCTTTTGTTGGTACACTTATTATGGTAGGAGAACTTCTCCATGCTTTAGGTGCAACAGAGTGGGCTAAGTCTATGTATGAGAAAGCAAAACCATTCTTTGATAAAATAGGCGCATTCTTTGAAGGTCTTCGTCATAAACTTGAAAACTTATTTAATGATTTATCTAACAAAACAAGCTTGATTCAATCCTCTCAAGAAAGAGATAAATTTATTAAAGAAACAGGTGACAGGTTAAATCCGTACAACATGTTTGTACCTCCAACTGTATCTGATTCAGCCACATCTGTCAATAAGTCTAACAACCAACCTACAGAACTGAAGGTAACTAAATCGGTTACTGACCAAGAGAAAGGGGAAATCAAAGTTATCTTCAATCCGAGCAATGGTGCTGAAAAGTTTGTTGATACAAGAGTTGAAGCTAATCTACAAGGTTGGAGAAGCACCGTAGTTCATGATATTTCTGAAGATTAAAAGGAGGCTTAGTGGCAACTAATGTTATAGTGGCCGGTGGTACATCTTTTGGTAAACAATTACCATATGTCAGCGGTGCTTCAGCCGCTGATTTTTCCACGCTGATATTTGATGCAGTCACAAACGTTAATGTCAATCTGACTAATAATTTAACACTGCATCCTGTGGAATCAAAACAAGATATCGCTGATCATATTTATAGTAATAACGATAAGTTCGAAGTTATAGGGGTTGTGACTAACACCCCTATCCAACCATATCAAGGTAATATTGTTGAATATAATTTAGATGTTAAACGTACACAGAAAGCTGTAGATTATTTAAGAACATTAAAAGAATCAAAAGTTATTTTCACTCTTATAACTGAATTTGAGATATTCGATGATTGTGTAGTGACATCTTTAGATTATAACGTTAATGCACAAGAAGCAGACCAATTAGTGTTTAGGATAGGAATAGAGAGAGTTCGATTTGTAACTGCACAATCTGTTACGTTAGAAGGAACATCTCAACCTGTTTCTCAAACAGCTAATGGGTCTTCTACACAATCCTCTAATGCTAACATAGACGGAACTGAAAATAAATCAGATGGCGCTTCTCAGAAACAGTCTCATGTTGAGCGCACAAGAGCACAACAAGCTGAGAGAATAGGGGGATTTTAATGGCAATGTTTTCTATCCCTTGTGGTAAGAGTGTTGATTCAACTTACCGAGTTGAGTTAGAAGGACAAGTCTATGACTTCAGAATAAGATGGAATACATATTCTGAGACATGGATGTGTTATATTGGAGTAACAGGAGAAGACCCTGTTGTTAGTTTCATGTTGTCTGTTGGGCAAAATCTGCTTCTTCCATTTAATTATATGGAGAATGTTCCTAAAGGTTTTTTGTATGTTAGGGATATGGTTAAGAACTATGGAAGAATAGATAAAGATAATTTTGGTCAAAATAAAAGATTTAGGTTGGTTTATCTTACAACAGACGCAACTGATGAAGAAAAGGGGGCAGTATCTCTTTCATAAGAAAATATAGGCTTCTTTTTGGACTACCTATTAAAGTAGGAAATAAATTAAATACTACTGAAAGTTTCACAGAAAATACTGATGCTGAAAACTTTGTGAACCAAGAAGCCAGAAACAATAGTAGAACTGGTTTTTTAATAACTGAGAGTAATATATCTTTTGAGATAAATAAAGATGATTCTGACAAAGCCAACAAAGGGTTTATAACCATCACAAACACATCAGATGATATTGTAGACTACTTAGAAGCAAATTCCGGTAACTCTGTTGCTGTTATATTGGAGGCCGGTTATTCTGAAGATTACGGTGGGCAGTTGAAAACTATCTTCAAAGGAAATGTAGAACGAATTGAAGATGTGTTTGATAAAGAAACAAGGCAAACTAAACTAATATTAGGGGATGCTTCTGTTAATATTCGAGAAGCTTTAAGTTCTCGTTACTATCCTTCAGGCACACCAGTTAAAACCGTACTTAGAGATTTGACTAAAGATATGGGATTATCTGTAGGCAATATGGAAACAATAGATGATTCTAAGATGACCAGAAAATCTTACTCTTGGATGGGTAAATCCAGTTCCATTCTCAAAGAACTGTCCAAGGAATTGGAAGCTGATTATTCTATTCAAGATGGTCAGGTCTATATTATCAAATATAACGGATTGCTTCGACAAAGAGTTGCTTATATTTCAGAGACATCAGGTTTGTTAGGATCTCCTGAACCACTATCCCAATCTGAAGGGAAAGCACAGACAGATGATGCCCCAGTTAAAGGGATTAGGTTTAGGTGTTTGTTGGATGGTGCAATAAAACCGGGCTCTACTGTGTATGTAAAAAGTCGTAAGTATGATGGTGCTTATAAAGTGACTAAAGTTACACACAAAGGAGAATACGAAGGTTCAAACTGGGAGAGTAATGTAGAGGCTATAGAAACTCCGGGTTCTGTTGCTGTTAATAATGGAGGTGCAAGTGGCTAACCCAACTAATAGATTTAGCACAGCTATTGAGTCTCTATTGGAAAAGAGGTTAGAAGATATTCATGTAGCTATTCCTGCTGTTGTTGAGGCAGTGAATTATGATACAGGGTACATTCAAGCAAAACCCCTTCTTAAGGCTCGTTACAGTCTCAGCAAATTTATCGAATACCCTTCTATTGGAGACATACCACCGCTATTCCTTAATGACGGATTTGATGCTTTTGTAACAATGCCAATTAAGGTTGGTGCGACAGTCGTCATTCACTTTAGTGAAAGAGACCCTGCGTCTGCATTAGAGAGTGACGGAAGTTCTCCCACGGTTAGTGACTTTAGCAAAGTCTTAGGTATGTATCCCATTGGCTGGTCTACTACATCTACCTTACCAAGAGCAAAAGCTTTTAGTCCTACAGATATAGTGATTGAAAACGATCTGGTTAAGATTAATATCACACCTAATAGCGTAAATATCACTAATGGACAAGGTACAGTCACTCTTGCTGAAGATGGGACGATAACTCAAGTAAACACTAACGCTCAGACGGTCGTAGACGAATCTGGAAGCGTTTCAATAAGTAATGCTAACGGTAGTATAACGTTATCACCAGACGGCTCTATGAGTCTTGTAGGGGCTGGTGCGAGTATCACCACAGCAACAGATGGTACCATAACTATGAACGGCTTAACAATAACATCTGATGGCAATATCATTACTGCCGCTGGAGTTAATCTTAATACTCATGTTCATAGTGGAGTTCAAGCTGGCGGAGATAATAGTGGACCTCCGGTTTAATAAATAGGATGTATAATGTTATTTGATTTTCTATTAGATCAAGAAACTAATGACCTTGTTCTTGACGAAACAGGTGATTTAGTTTTCACTCAGACAAGACAAGAAGGTCTAAGACAACGATTAGGAATTGTTCTTAGAACTTTCAGGGAGGAGTGGTTCATTAACACTTCCTTTGGTGTTCCATACAAACAGGCAATCATAGGGATTGCTAAATCTAAAACAGAAGTTGACGCTATATTGCTATCTATCATAAATAGAGAATTAGCTGCTGACCAAACATTAAGGTCATTCAATTCTATTTTTGATGGCCTGACAAGATTCTACCATTTGGATTTTGTAGTGTCTACTCCTGAAGGTGATTTGAGGATTGATTTTAATCTTGACCCTTATCAAGAATTTAATTATCCAACACCATCTGATAGTTCTTCTGTTGAGAATTGTTCCGATGCTATTGACTTTACTGCTACTAATGATTTGTATGAACACATTAACTTTGAATTGGCGCTTCAAGAATTTACATGGCAATCCACTTGGAGTTAAATATTAATAAATTTTAGAGGTATCTTAAATATGAAAGTTTCTCTTATTGTAGGACATTCAGAGAAAGATGGTGGAGCTTATAACTCCACTTACAACATAAATGAGTTTAGTTATAATAAAGAACTGGTTAACAAGCTAGCTCATAAAATCAGTTCTGAATATCCTGAGATTGAGTCTGTTATTGTTTATAGGGATTCTTATTCTAGACTTCCACAGAAAGTAAATGAAACTTTTTGTGATATTGCGGTAGAGTTTCATTTAAATGCTGCCGAAAATAAATTAGCTCATGGTTGTGAGATGTTATATTGGAAATCTTCATTGAAAGGTTTGGAGTTAGCATCATATTTTCAGGTCAATGTTTCTCGAAACCTGAAACTTAGGGACAGGGGAGTTAAACCTTTAAGTGATAATTCTCGTGGCGGGTATTTACTTAAGAATACAAAAATGCCCACCATCATCACTGAACCTTTCTTCATTAGTAATGACACCGAACTACACAGGATGCTGAAAAAAGAAAGTCAGGACATGTTAGTGAAGTCTTATTTTGATTCTATTGTTTGTTATTATGAAGATGTATTTCTTACTGCTTAATCTGGAGTGATAATGAAATGGTTCGGAGCATTGTTTGTGGGTGATGATGGGAAAGTAAGTCATCAGAAGTTTTGGCACACTATTGGTTGTTCTATTATGACTGCCGCTTTCATTAACTTTACACTAACAGAGTCATTGCCTGAATGGTATGGATATTTGTATGCTGTGGTTGTAGTTGCTCCCAATTTGATAACTAAGCTGACTCACCTTAAGTGGGGATTATCTCCTAAATCAAAGAATGATTAGAGGAACTATGAGTTTTAAATTAAAGTTAATCTTAACACTTAGCGTTTTCTTTGCTGGAATAACTTCAGGTTATGTTATCAATGATTGGAAAAGAGATTCTAATGAACTTGAAATTAAAAAGAAGTTGGATGAATTTTTCAAAGAGCAACAAGATAAGCAGTTAGATGCTGCTATCCGTTTGGAAGAAAAACTAAAAGAGTTGAAAGCTAATGAAAGAATTATTCATACAAAAGAAAGGGAAGTTATTGAGCGTCCTGTTTATCGTAACGTCTGTATCGATGATGATGGGTTGTCAATACTCAATCAGTACGGATCAGGCAAACCAAATAAGACAAGCGAACTTGCTCGTTAAATGTGAAGAAGAATTACCTTCAGTAGACAATAAAGATGGAGAAGCTTGGCTTAGAATGGCAAGAGAATGGTCTGCTCAATACCACGAATGCAAAGAACGAAACAATACTAAAGTTGATATCCTGTTAGATGTTCTAAACGAACAATGATTTAATAAACAATAGGTTAAATTGATTTTAAACACCTATTGTGTTAAACTTTATTAAGTTTTTGATTAATAACAATTTGTAAGCTTTGGAGGAATATTGGCTTTAGAGGATTTCGGTGTACAGCCTTATGGGTTTGTCCGACCCTCTCTTAATGATATTATAAACGAGTACAATATCACAGCAAGAGAAAATTATGGGCAATTCACCAATCTTGGAGATAATTCAAGATTAGGGACTTTATTTAAAATATTTGCATATCAAGATTCCCAGCTTTGGGGGTTGATGGAAGCAGTTTATAACTCAAGAACCTTGAGTGGTGCTGAAGGTAAGTATTTGGACGATATTCTCTCCCGTAGAGGTATTTTCCGTAGGAATGCTGAACCAGGAACAGGTGAAGTTGTAGTCCAAACGGATAGATTTGCTCCTTGGTTAAACACTCTATCTTTGACTACACAATTTACATCAAATAATGGTAAAACTTATACCCCTCGTTCTGTTACTCAGTTCAGAGATAATATCTTCGCTTACAGGGTAATTCGTAGTAATGCTGTCGCTATTGCACCCACTATTACCTTTACTATCCGTAATTTTACCAGTGGTGATTTAGTTAGTCAAGCTTTCACAACATCTTCTATTAATTTTTCTGCTGACTTAGTTACATTCATTCAAGCTAACATAAACCCTGCGGACACATCTAAAGTCTTTGTAGATTCGGGTTCAGATACTGTTTATGTTGGATTTAATATAGGGTCTTTATCAACCCCTACAGGTCTTGATAGTTCTATTTTCTTTTATGCAGATTTTAACATTGGCACTAAGTGGTCTATATTTGAAGTTATTTGTACTGAAGCTGGTGTGTTTCCTGTTCAGGTCGGAGGTATTACTCAGTTAACTCCTCCTTTCACTGGATATGTTTCTACTTATAACTACAAAGAATTTAATCCGGGATCTGAAGTAGAAACTGATGCTGAGTACAGAACCAGAGGAGCTTCTCTTGCCGAAGAGGCTTTGGCTTCAACTAAACCTGCAATTATAAAAGCTATATCAGACCTTTCAGGTGTTAATAAAGTCAGGATTTATGATAATCCAACATCAGTGGATTTGCCCGAAGTTGACGCTTACAGTTTCAACACTATAGTCTATGGCGGAACTCCTTCTGAAATATTCGAAACCATTGCTATTAAAAAGCCGATCAACACTCTGACCTTTGGAACTCAATCTACTACGTTTACATATGAAGATAGTTCAACAGAGATTATACGATATACTCCAGCAACAGTTAAACAGATAAATGTTAGAATCACCTATTCTACATCCGATACACTTCCTTTAAATTCAACAGAAATTTCTAATATAAATGAATCTCTGGTGAGTTTGTCTGACTCTTATATTATAGGTGGAACTGTTACTGTTTTACAATTGCAGGCAGCTATCCTCAGTTCTTTGGTTGTCGGCAGATTAGCGTCTCTTACTGTAGAGATTAAATATGTAGAGCAGGCAGAAATTGATTATACCACTAGTGACATTACTGTGGAGTTTGACCAAATTGCTGTTTTGATTGAAGACAACATTGTTTATAACCAAGTTGTTTAATTTTGAATAAAGGAGATAACTCTTGTGACAACTCCTAGAGATATAAATTTCATAAAGAGTAAGGATGTTACAGAGGAATCCTTATTTCTTGATTTAAAACAATTCGAAGAACGTCCTGTTATTGAAGCTATAATTAAAACTGTAGCTTCATTGAAGCAATCTTTGTATGATGAAGCTGTTGTCCTTGCTGAAGCGTTCTTATTAGATTTAGCGTCAGGGCAACAATTAGACATTATAGGCGAAGAATTAGGAATACCTAGGTTAGGTCAAGACGATAACACTTACCGAGTTTTTCTTCAATTAACTTCTTACAAAGCAAGAAACACTGGCACACGACCTGAACTAATAAATATTATCTCCCGCATTGTTGGTGGAGAGTTAGATAATATCGTCACGTATAGCGGTATTCAGAAGAGTTCAGATTTAAGTTTGTTCTTGGCTTGTTTTGATACCCAAGTGGTAGTTGATGAATTAATAGAGACTTTACCTATTCTTACCAGTTATCGGATCATAGATAGATTTGGCAATCCTCTTTTATTTAATTCTGAAATAGTTCCCGCATTACAACGAGAAGACACTGGTTTAGGGAGTGTGTTTGACGAAGTGCCTAACTTAACAGAAGAATTCTCCAAAATAGGTTCATTAGTTAGTTCAGCAGACTCTTATATTACTGAATTCCCTTATACTGGTGTGGTTGACAGATTCAAAGAAACAACATCTGGTTTTGGTACATCTGATAAATTAACGAGAGATTCAGATGGAAGTTTCATAAAGATTAGAAGAAGTTCTGACGACACTACATTGACAATAGGTTCTATTAACAATCAGATTGATGGTCAAGATATTATAGATTTTGTTGGTGTTAGTGATGCTTTTGTTGTTGAGTGGTTTGATCAAGTAGGCGGTTTCCACTTTGTACAAAACACAAATAGTTTGCAACCACAATTAGATATAAATGATATATCCATGACTTTTGATTTGGTTGATGATGAGTTAAGTGTGTCAGGATTAACTCCTTTTGAAAACGGGACTTTTATTGTTAACACTGTCTATGGAAATGTTCAAAGTCTTCAAGATGTGCCCTCAACAATAGTTGCACCTCCATTCTTAAAATTAAAAGAGTTGGCAGTACTTTCTCGTAAACCTAAACTTGGGGAGTATAATTCTTACGTCAGAATGTTTAATACTCCCAAACAAATCTTTATAGGCTCTACCACAGATTCTACAATATTTCACAGAGTTGATACCACGAGAGTTGACGGTAATTATCAGATTGATTTTTATGGTGGTAACGAAGCATCTTATTCTGTTACTACAAATAACACAACTACAGATTTAGTCGCTAATGGATTGACATCACCTTTTGCTATAACTATTCCTTTTGACACTTATCGGGACGGTCTCCTAACTGTGTTTGATATTTCAGGAAATAGTTTGAATGGGTATTTCCCTAACTTTGAATTTATGACAGGGATAATTACTGTGAATTTAAGCAGTAACCTAATTCAAGGTAATGTTTGTGATTTAAGTAGACTGACTAACTTAACATCGATGAATGTCTCAAATAATAAGATAGTTGGGTACTTGAGTCATACCGAGATTGGAGTGTTGCCGATTGCACCATCCCTTGGGGAGTTTAATGCGCAAAACAATCTACTCACTGAAAGTGCTGTTGATAAATTGCTTGCTGATTTTGTCGAAGGTGGCAGGACCTCAGCAGATGGGACATGTGTGTTAACCCTTGACGGAACAGGTAATAGTGCTCCTTCAGCACAAGGTACTACTGACAAAAATACTCTTATCTCTCGTGGTTGGACAGTATTAACTAATTAACATCATATACAAACTAATAAGATTTAAATAAAGAGGACTGGATAATGGCAGAAAGACCGGAGTTTTTTCCTGAGTGGGCAACTCAAGACACTAATCTACCCAACACGGGTAATGTAAACAAGCAGAGACCTAAAGAGACTTTGCGGACTATCGGTTTTGATAAAGGACAAGAACCAAGTGCAGAAGAGTTTAATTGGTTATTCAATAATGTAGGACAATGGGTTGAGTTTCTTGAACAAGAGATTGCTGAAGGCATTTCATCCACACGAGATGTTAACGTTAATGCTGGGAATGGTCTTACTGGAGGCGGTTCTCTTGCAGGAGACGTGACTTTAACACTCGGAACACCTTCTACTATAACTACTGCAAGTACCAATAATGTTACCACCACTTCACATACTCACCAAATAGATCTGAGTGGTAGAGCAATTACTGGTACTAATGGTCTTACGGGTGGGGGAGATTTAAGTGCTAATAGAACTATTTCTTTAGGTACACCTTCTACAATTACTGTATCAAGCACTAATACTAATGCAGGTTCAACTCATAACCATCAAATTGACTTGAGTGGGAGAAGTGTTTCTGCCGGAAATGGCCTCACTGGTGGCGGAGATTTGAGTACTAATCGGACTTTAACATTAGGTACTCCAGGAACGATAACAAACTCTACTTCTAACTCTGTGACAAGCACAAGCCATACTCATAGTTTAGATATAACTGGGTTCTTTGCTGGAGCTAATCACAGTTTAACCCCAAATGGGTATCAGAGGTTTCCGGGAGGATTGCTTATTCAATGGGGGAGGGTATCCTACGCTGATATTGCTGGTGTTTTGGAGACGAGTATTACATATCCTATATCTTTTACTACAGTAGTATTTCACGTCAGCGTTGTTGCCGAAACTACTCAACCCGGTGTTACTACCAGCTTCAGAAATCCTTCGACCACAAACTTTATAGCCGTTATCAAGGAGTTTGACACTACTGTTGCTGGTGGTTTTATCAATTGGTTTGCTATAGGTGTTTAAATAGAGAAACTTATGCCCTTATTTGAAATATTCTTAAAATTTATATTACCATTCATAACCATAGGTATTTCTTTATTCGCATCTTTGTTAGGACATAACTTTAAAAGTTTCATTAAAAAACATGATAAACTCTCTGATGAATTTGACCATCTTAAAGACTCTTATCATCAAACAAGAGAACAGCTTATAAGATTAGAAGCTGAAGCTGTGACCCGTGGTGAACTTAAAGATATGTTCAAAGAGTTTGAATCGAGGTTGGAATCTAAGTTTGATTCTCTTGATAGTAAAATGAATTCAAGAATGGAAGCATTAAAAGAACTATTAACTGAAAGAGTTAATAATACCAGCCGTCGATGGAATGATAACGGTTAATTATACTGCCAATGAATTTAACTAACCATATAACCGATAGGTGACTTATGAATAGCTACCAGTTAAGTATTTGTTGTGTGGTTAGTTTATTAACAATTAGAAAAGACTTCAATCAATTCATTTTAGTTTGTTATTGTTTGTACTATGTTATAACAGATTATTTACTAAGTTATGAATTCTTATTTTACAACCAACAGTACTTAATCTTATTAGATATTTCAGTTCTCATTTTATGCTTAAGGTTAATAGCGAATCAGAGTGTTTATATTAACTATAACAAAGATGTTAACCTGTTAATTACTGTTGGGTTAACAATCATATTCTCTTCGATTGTTATTCATACTCAACCTTACCACATAGTTGAAATCCTAAACAACAAAGACTGGTTGTTATACTTTATAACTAACTGGCACTATGAATTATTAACCATTCTGTTAATTAATATAAATTTAAAAGATTCAGTGAACCATGGCCCTAAAATTAATATCTACTCTCCTGTAAGAATATGTTTGGGGTTAACAACTATTTTATACCTTACTATAATAAACTATTTCTAATTATGAGGAAATATTAAATGGCGACATTTCCCGCGACTACATATCGTGATGCTGTTGACTTAGCTATAGACTCGTCTAATCAACTACATCGAATCATGAATGAAGATGCTACTTCAACTATCAATACAGAGTCTGGTCCTGTTGATTCTCTCAGGAAAGCATTAACAGATAACTTTTATTTCAAGACTCCTACTGATTGGACTCAAGGTCTTGATGAGACAGTCTTTAACCAATTGAGACGTTTCACTGACGGTTTCTATTACTATGCACCAACAGCAACAAGTTTGAACCCTATCCCTATGGGGGCCACTCCTGTTGGTGATCCTAATTGGGTGTTAACTCAATTTGATGCGGCAGTTGCTGTTGCTGATGCTCTTGTTAGGGCTGAGACCGCCGCTGATGAAGCTGAAGCACAAGTTGATTCTCTAAGAAGTGAAGTGACCATAACCACAGCCACAGGAAATATCACACTCACAGAATCTTCTCAGGTTTACCAATTCATTGACCCAAACGGTGCAGATAGAAATGTGACTCTTCCTGTGACAACAGTTAATGGTTTAACTTTTGCAATTAAGAATATTGCATCTGCTAATGGTTTAATTGATATTATTGATAGCGATGGTCTAACCGTATTGTGGGCAGACCTTGATAGTTCATTCTCTATTACTGTTATTTTTGATGGAGCTAATTGGAGGGTTATCTAAATGGGAAAATTAAGAAAACCTCCAAGTCTATTAGACCCAAATAGAAGAGCTAAAGAAGGAGTTCTGAGTTTCGCTGAAGGTGCTTCATTAGGGTTATCCGCTTCCCGAAGATTAAGAAATGGCTATAAAGGGCCTTTAGTCAGGGTTCGAAGGTCTTATGATAACACTGAGTTAGATATAGGTTATAAGTACGACCCTATTCTTGAAGAATTAGTCCTGAATGAAGAAGATTTAACAGAGTTTGTTGGACATAATTTGCTGACGAGAAGCGAGTTCCCTAATGGTCTCACTGATGCTCCAGTTAGAGGTGGTTTGATCTCTGCTACCACATTTACGGGATATGATGGTGGTATTGCTTTTGGCTATAATGGGACAACTACTTCTTACGCTTCAAAGAATAACCATAATTACGGCACTTTAGTAGGGGGTAATGCCACCTTATCTGTTTTTGTAGAGATGGACGACGGATTAGCACCTAACTTTGGCGCTACAGCAGAGGGAGCAGATAGCGATTTTGCCCTTGATATAGGCAATATCGGTGTCGTACCACATACTGTAGAACATATATCAGGTAGTTTATATAGGGTTTCTGCTACTCGATTTATACCATCAGCAACCTCTAACAATACGGGGGTCTATAAATATGCTGGTAACTCCAACAGAACTTTCAAAGTTACTGGTTATCAACTAGTAGCAGGATCAGAACCATTACCCTACCAAAAGACAGAAGCAAATGCTTATGGTGGTGGTTTTGTAACCACTATATACGACCAGTCGGGGAACAGCTTCAACGCCACCCAGGCCACCGCAGCAAGTCAGCCCGCCCTGGTGCTCGCGGGGGTGATTCAACGGATTAACGACAGACCTGCGCCGAAGTTTGATGGGGTGGACGATTGGCTGGTGACACCGACAATTGATTTGACTGGGACAGATAAAGTTAATGTTTACACGGCGGTGAGAAAGTTAAGTGATGCCGCAGCAGCATCTATATTAGAGTTTTCTTCCTCGTTTTCAGCTAACGCCGGAACATTTCATACGAGGGTTGTGGATGCAAACGGGTCACCAAATCTTTCTTCATATCTGCGAGGTACAGCCACGACAGCGGTAGTTACAGGTTCGGTTGCTGCACCTGTCAGTGTCATCAAAACAGATTCATTTAAATTCTCTAGCGCACCCTATATTTCTAGTAGAACAAACTTGTCCGAGTTCAGTTCTGCAACAAACCCATCAGGTACAGTTTTCGGCAATTTCCCTTTGTACTTGGGAGCTAGATCAAATGCTACTACGGCATTTCTCAACGGCCACCTATCCGAAGTCATCCTCTACCCAAACTTAAACCACGCAGGCACTACAGCCATTGATTTGAACATTATGGCACACTTTAATATACCTTAACGATATGCCGGGATTTCAGCATGAGCTGTCAACTAAAGCAGCTCCTTCTTTTCACTAATTTTAGGAATTAATATGTTTATACTATTTAGTACAGAACCAGAAGCTCAAGAGTTTAGTCAACAAGTGGCGGTATCTAAGGGTTGTGTAGGAACTACTCAATATTGGTTTGCTTGGCGAAAGCATCCCGATGAAAACCTAACTACCACTTCAGTTGATGTTTCTTCTGAATATACCTATGATGAAGAGAAAACTCTTGAGCAGAATACTCAGCAAGTTAGAGATTTATATCAGGTGAGCGAATCTTATGAAATTGTTAAAGGGTTATCCGAAGACTGGGCAGTTATTGAAGAAGATACTTCTGCTATCTAACTTACTGCTAATAGGTTGTACCGTCCAACAACCACCTACTCCTTTTGAAACAAGCATAGAAGCGTTACCTCCCCACGGATGTATTGAGTATAGGAAAAGGGGTGGGCAATGTTAGAGATATTGCAAGAATTGCTCCAAGACGCACTGACTAATGCTTTAAATAATCATCAGTATATAACGGATCAAGCTCAATACAACATACCAGAATATTGGACTATCAACTTAGTTGGAGATTGCGAAGACTTTGCTCTTTGGTGCAGACAAGAGCTATCTACTAAAGGTATTCCCTCTGATTTAGTATATTGCCTAACCGAAGACGGAGAAGGACACTTAGTTTGCTCTGTTGATGGGTGGATATTAGATAACAGATACACTAAATTAATGAGGCGAGACGACTTACCTTACACTTGGATTACTATTGGTAAACCAGACGGTACTTGGTATATTATTGAATCTTAACTTAAACTGTAATTAAAATAAAAGCGCCAAGGGAATCAACCCAAGGCGCTCTTTCTATATGTTAACCTTACATCTTTATCATTTTAAGAATAACAAAATTATCTTTAAAGTCTTCTCTATTAATTGGCATTTCAAACATATCATCAGTGAAATAGTAGCCACTTATTGGATAGTAGATAAAATAGTCTACATCACCCCTTACCCATTCACAAAAAGCATAATTAGTTTGTGTAGAGAAAGAGGATTTACATTTAACCTTTAGTCTTATAGTTGTCACTTCATTAAACTCACTTCTTAGTTGGTTGTTATCATACTGACTAATGAAATTTATAATCTTATTAAATTTATCAGAAGAATTCATTCAGTCCCTCCTTCCTTCTTGTATACAATAAAATATCTAACTGGGTTTTCTGGGTCTGTCCAAGGAGCTTCATAAGCATAACAAGAACGAGTCCTACCATTTACCAACTCAGCACCAATCCAATCTTCTGGATTCAAAAGAATCGGCATTCCCCTTTCATCCTGTTCGGTATATTACTCGATATGTTCATACACAACATTCTCTTCGACTGAAAGCGGTTTAATATCCTTAGGGTTCTCTATCAAATCTTCGTAGAGTAGTTGAAAAATATCATCTAGAGTTACGTCATTTTTACCTAAAATGTTTATTATGTTATTTTTCCAAACTTGTTTTATGTCTTCTATAGGCACACTTGCGTCGCAATCAAAAATATATTTAGAACCACCTTTCTTATTATTCACTTTTAACCTCTTACCTTTAATTTAATCTATTATATGTTATTCAAGTAATCTTCCACTTCAATATGTTTATGAACCCACTCCTCAGCAAGTTTACAAATATCATCAACTACACTGACTGAATTTTGTTGTTGAGAAACAGTGAATGCTGCATGTTTCAAACAGTCCCCTAACTTACTACTGATATCCCCATCTGAACGTGCTTCTTTATATTGAGTGATAAGTTTAACTCTCAATTCCTCTACTTTAGGATACAACTCTTTAGCGAGAACAACTGAACCGTCTATATCACACTTACAAGCAATAGCAGCAACATTCATAAGATTGCCAACAGTCATTTTAAACTGCCGTTCTTTGGAATTGAATGGTGCATCTTGAACAGGACTAATCTTCTCTACTAATTCGGATTGTTTCACTTCTTTAACAGGTTTATAAACTTTAAAACCTGACTTAATCTCATAGCCTTTCTTTTCTTCATTATATTCACTAAACCCGGTGAACCTCGCACCAACACAATCTCCTGAGCCTGCTTTCTTCACTTCATCATATTTCTCTGAGTCAAGAACAACAAACACATCACCAAGTTTATCATCTTTTAGCTCTACAACCATAGAACTTTCATTAGATTTAATCACTTCCCCATAAAGTTTAGCTTTGGGCTTAACCTTAGCTTTATTGCTGCTGTTTTGGCTCTGTTTTGCATTCTTATCACTACCCTTAGGGTTTGCATTTCCTTGACCTTCCAATTGCTTGGAGTGTGTTTCAGACGCAGTAGAATCGACATTAGAACTGCTGTTTGCGTTGACTTGAACAGTTTGAAGATTAACTTCTCCAAAAGATTCACCAACAGTATATTCAAACCTAATCATTTGTCCTTCAGTTAGTGGGAACTTTTCTTTAGATTCAAACAAGCCAAATCCAAACCATTGACTGTTAATCTTGGCACCAACAAACACTTTATCTGCTTTGTTTCGAAACACTAGTTGTTGAATAATGCCGTTATTGGCCTTATTAATTTTATTCATAAAATTCTCCTATTAAAATAAAAGTGCAACCTCTAATGAAAGAAGCTGCACTTAGAATAAGTTATTTAGTTGTCTTTGTCAAGTTAAATTAAAACGGGATGTCCTAGCTAAAGCCTTCTTCTGCCATATCACTGAAAGGGTCTGATTCTGCTCGTTTCACTTCCTGCTCAGGTTGAGAAGGTTTACTGACTTGTTTGGTTTCATTGACTTCAGCAGGGACCACATCTAGCCCAAGGTCACTAAATGGATTATGAACACCACCGCCGGAACTCTCCACCTCAATCAAATCAGTGACCAGAACTGCCCTAAGAAAACAAAACTGACCGAAGGAGTTCGAAGCTACAGCATATTGAATATGACCTTTAGAGCCGTTACCTACCATCTTATCAAGAGTTACATCAACAGCTTTACCTTCTGAAAGTTCATATACTTTAGGACGAGTGTCGTAGAAATAAGGAATCTCTATCATCTGACCAGTCTCTTTGTCTTTCATTTCAGCACGAACACCCATCTTAATCACATATTGATTCTTGTCATTAGGGAACGGAGGTTCAATTCCGTGCTTATCTTTGAATTGTTCGGTTTTAACTTTCTTCACTGAAGCTTTAGGAAACTTCTCACTGAATTGGTCACTGGTGTCTTCATCACAAACAAAAGAAAGAACAAACTCTTTGTCAGTCGATTCAAATTTATTAACCGGTTTCTGAAGTCGCACGTACATCAGTGTAACATTCTCCAGACGTTCAATCTGCGGTTGCTTCTTAGCAGGGTTAGATTGTTGCACAACTTTCACAGTGATTTCATTACTCATAAATTATATTCTCCTATTTAATCTGAATTACTTTGTTTTTGGTTTAAATCTTATCTTACTTCAAAGAACCAATGGTTGCAAGAATTTTATTGATATCTTGTGTGACCCACTCGGTTATAAATAGAGTCTCAGTTGCAATCTTGTTTCGAACAGCTTGGGCTGTTTCGACATCACAATCGATAAAGTTAGCAAACTCTTTATCAAGCTTGTCGTGGTCACAAGATAGATTACCTTCTTTATCTTTAGTGTGATACTTAGGTGAACAATACACGATGCCAAATGCTGCGTAATGGGCATCGATTAGCTCTGGAAGAACCAGCTTTTCTTGTGAGTGTTCTTGATTATTATTGTTTTCAACTGACTCAATAGATTCTTTAGTTTTTGACAATTTGTTCCTCTCTTATTTGAATGTTAAGTGTTACACATTAATCGTAGTTTAAACTTTTTCATAACTAATTGTAGGTTTCACACGATAAGAACCTTTTCGTTCAAGAGCCTCAAAGTCTTTCAGATTGTACCGTGATGCAGTTTCCATCACTTCTTCCATAGTGTCGCCAGCCTCCAGAATCTTAGTTGAAGCAAACAGACTACGGTACATAATGTTATTGTGTTCATAACCTGCTTGGTCACGATAAATAATAACGAACTTAGTCTTAGATTTATCGGAAACTTGTTGGTTTGACATATTAATCATCTCCTCTTTGTTGTTTGTGCCTATATAATGATAGGTTAGTTAAATGATATATTGTTTAAACACTTCGTTTGTTTAATGAGTCAATAATGAGAGACATTATAAGGATTTACAGAATAATGTCAACTATTGTTTTAGTGAATTTCTGAGTACCTTTTGTTGAATTGTACGTCACAACCAAGCTCACGTCTTACCATAAATTCCTCACTAACCTCTTTAATACTATCACGAATAATTTTATCAAACAAGTTTTTTATTCTGTCATTGTCCCTCACTACCAACACAATTTCATCGTGCATAGATGCTGTTAGGGTACACTTACTCCACAAATTTTTCTGCTTAGCTATTATCTTATCAACCCACATATCAAAAAAATAACTGCCAGTTCCTTGTGCAAGTGTTGAGAAATAATCTTTCTCACTCCTAACTGAGTAACAGTGTCCGTTAATTGGGTTGACAAGCCACTTAACTCCTAGCTTATCAGTTATAACAACTTGCTCTTCTGCTATAGCCTTTACTGACCAGTTTAATTCCCAATAGCCTTTATGAAGTTTTTCGCCTTCTTCTAGAGAAACTCCTGCACCTTCTGCTATGGTCTTAGGTCCAGCGGAATATACACAGGCATAATTTGTTGTCTTTCCTGCCGCACGGGCCTGTATTACATGTAAAGGTTTAATTCCTTTTTTAAAATCGTTAAACTCTTTCTCACTTATCATTCCAGAAGACAGCGCCATAAGTATATGAGGATCAAAGTCCGGGTCCATCATTGTATTAACGTAGTTTGGATCATGGGGTATCATAAAATGGTGCTTTACTCTATCCTCCAAGGCTGAAAGATCAGAGCCACAACTTATGTAACCGTCTTTAGCAATCAAACACCCACGAATAGGTTCGGCATACTTCTTGTTTGCTCCAGGAAGATTTACTATTGGTGCCATATGCTTAAGTCTTAGGGTGTTAGTATATCCATGACAAGTGGCATAAACTTTACCGTTACTGTCTACCCTACTTAATATTCCTTTCATAGTATCAAGTCTGTGTTTCATAACACTGTACTCTTCAAGATACTTTATCTCAGGAACAGTTTCAGCAAGTTCACTGACACTTTCACAAAGCTCTTTACCATCTCCACCCTCTATCCTTATTTGAGGTATTCCTCTATCCTCAGGTTTTGATTCTTTCCAAGAACTCCACTCCCAGTGCTGTGCCCCCTGCCTTGGCTTGTTCTTTAACCAAAGATCAAAGGCCTCTTCATCTCTAACATACTTAAAAGTCTTAGGCTTCCAACCATGCCTAAATAAGAAATCTTTAACTTGCTGATGTCCGTTTATATTAGGTTGATTATAGCCTGTCAACTCTGTTATGTAGCCTTCTTTACGAACAAGAAAAAGCTTATTTCCCCAATCATCTTCTTTTTTCTCAGAAAGTCCTTTTTTAAGCCTTTCCCAATTTTCTCCTGACTTAGATAAATCTCCATTTTTCTTAAACTTTAGTTTTGGCTCAGGACGATCTTTGTATTCAGGAATAGGAGGCATAACTTTCTCAAGATTTTTGGCGGATTCTTCAACTAAAGCTTCAAGCTTTTTTATGTTTTCTTTTAAGTAGGGAACGTCTACGTCCCAACCTGTCTTCTCTTGTAAAGCCTGAGCATCCTTCTTAGCCATTAGAAATGTAAGTATTCTATTTACATGTTCTTCTACACTATCACCTACAAACCTGTCAAGATAAATAACTTCATTCTTAGATACCCTCTTTCCGCCTACATTACCTGAATCTATCTGTTCTTTAGCTAAGGAATACATATCCTCGAGACGTTCGATAAAATCATTATAAACAGCCACGTTAATATCTACGTCAGCAGTAACACGGCTTATAGCCTGCTCTTTAGTAAGATTAATCCAATCATCTTGATCTACTTGAAACTTATCAGAAACATTGTAATCAAAAGATAATGCCTCTAACGAATGTTTCTTTTTATCTATATTTAAATACCAAGACAAGGCTAAAGTATCAATAACCATTAATTCAGAAAGATCTATATTGTAAACTTTCTCTAATACAGGTATGTCATAGGTTATTCCATTATGACACACCATAGGAATTTTATTATCAATATGCCACTGAAGCATGGCACGAATACGGTTTTCTTGTTTATCTCCCCAAAAGATATTAACTTTGTCTTGGTTATACATTTTGTAACCACAAATATAAATCTTACTAACCGTATCTATAAGACCATCAGTTTCAAGATCGAAGACTGTTGCTTTTTTGTAATTGTATATCTTTTTCATTTAACCTCCTTTGTATTTTTATATAGTACACTGAAGGGAACGATTAGTAAAGATCTTTTTATTGATAATCTGTGAAAAGTTTACTTCTAAGTATAGTACCCTCTACCCTACTATCATAAAAATCTTCTTTTCTGTACCAATCAAGTCTTTCAAGAACTACATTCTTTTTGGCCCTAATATAAGCCAAGTGGGCATCTTCTTTGTCAAAGTACACTCCTATATATTTATTCTCTCTTCTTCCACAATACTGAGTGTTACTTACACTTGCCTCCCATTTATCTAACCTCTTATTATAAGTTACTCCCTTACTGCCATAGATATTGTGTATATCTAAACTATTAATATAGCTTGGTATGAAACAACACGTTTCCTCTGAATAATGCGTCCCGTCTCCCAAGAAATCTTTATCCAACTCAAGGCTCTTTATATCCCCAAACTGCTCTGCCCACTTACTGAAATTACTGAACACTTTCCACTCCTCAGAGACAGTGACTCCTCTGTATGTAGGTTTATCTTTAAGGTAGTGTTCACAATAGCACCTCTTAATCATACTTGACCACTTCCAATATATGTCTTTGCAGTACTCTTGTCCTCTTTTATCGAAAATCCCTACTCCAACAACACCAGGAAACATTTTTGGCCTGTGTGACCCAGATTTAAGATTAGCAGAGTAAATTTTATCCTCTACACTGCCATCTTGCCACCTAACGGTAAGGTCGCTACTCCCTTTATATTCAAGAACCTCTCCTACCCAACCACAATTAACCTTGAAGGTCTTTCCTACATAATTCTTAGCTTTTGTTTGTATAATCTTTTTAGATCTACTATTTTCACTCATTATTACTTTCTCCTACAAATAAATGAGGATTATCTTTCTTGTAATCTTCTACATCATAACACTGTAATGTATTAAAATCCCAAAACCATCCAGTTACTTCCCCAGTTATACCTCCACGACACTTAGGCATACTGACTTGAGTAGTGTTACGTTCTATTCCATTTTGTGCTAACTTGTCCCTGTTAAGTACAATATTAGTGTGCCCTGATTGCACAAAACTTCCTGTACCAAGTACATCATATTCTGTTGTTTTTCTTTCTTTACCATCCTTGTCTGCTGAAGGCTTTCTTGTGTGGTGAGTATTAAAGAATGTCACTCCTTCTTTATTCATTCTGCGTTGGAATGCCATATGATCTTCTGCCAAATCTGCACTACTGCCACGAAGAAGGTCGCTAAGAACATCACAAATAAAAATCTCACTGCCATGCTTCTTGTGAAGCATTTCAATCAAATCTTCTATTGACTTGATATTGCCAGAACGCTCATCGAGGATATAATATCTTGGTTGTCCGTTTTCATCCATAATAAGTTCCTGTTGAAGTTTGGCCATTCTTGGTGTTTTAAGGTAATCTATTATCTCTTGACCTGTCTTTCCGAACATAAAGTTTTCTTTTGCATGAAGCTGAAGAAGTTCTAAGTTATACTTAACTGCTGTTTCTTCTAATGAAATAATCGTAGGCTTTAGTCCAGAGTTCATTATCATATGGTAAACCATATGCCTGACATGGGTAGTCTTGCTAACACCTGTAGCGGCAATTATGTTGTGAGTGGCGCCCTGCACAAACCCTCCTCCCATATTGTACTGTAGTTTGTGCATATATGGAGGCAAAGTTATTCTTTCACGAAGAAGTTCTGATTCAATATCATAGAAACCATCAAAGCTGCTCTTAACACCATCTGGAGTCCAAGGCTTAGCAGACCAGAAATCAGATATCAGTTGTTTTTCCATTCCTTTTTGAATGTATTCATTTATATCTTTATTTCTTAGTGGCATAACAAAAACCTTACCTCTTGGAAGAACCTGGGCGGTGGCTTCTGTTGCTATTCTTCCTGCCTCGTCATTGTCGTAAGCAATAATAATTTTATTAAAGTTCTTGAAGTAATTATAATGATACTTGATCTGTGAAATACTTCCCTCACCTGTGGTAGGGCTAACTACAGCTACTTCATCATATTTAGTATTACCCCTCTTATCATAGTCTTCTTTCAAAACCTGATACATAGATAATTGATCAACTTCACCACCACAAATTACAAGAATACCTTTGTGACTTTGAAACCTAAACATACCAAACAAATCACTTTCTTTACCAACCTCACCGACAGCCCTAAAACTTTTTGGGTGCTGTCTAATTTTATATCCTGTAATGGCATCTCCTACAGGTATTCCTTCAGTAACCCCTTTAGTTACGGGATAGTATGATGCCACCACATCTCCAGTTTCTTGGCTGCACTCATACCTAACTCCAAAATACTTAGACGTTTCCGTGGAGATTCCACGATAACCTTTGCTATTAAAGGTTGTAATAGACTTAATGCCATCGTGTACCTCTTTATTAAATTCTGTACTCAATAGTTCATACTCCATATCTTCTATTTTAATTGGTCTGTTTTCTTCTAACCAATCTTCCGAAGGTATTGTATACCCACAAGAAGAACTAAAACAAAAAGCACCTAAGTGCCTTTTATTGTCCCCTAAGCCATAAACGTGAAGGTTCTCACCTTTCTTATCTCTACCTTGAGATATACATTTAGGGCAACCAGTTTTATGTTCATAGCTTAAGTCAATACTAACACCATACCTCTCTACCTTCAAATCATAGTCTCCCAATAAATAAGTTAACTATTTTTAAACAAACTTAACAAATTCTTTTGTTGTCCGAATAACAGAACCACGTTTATTATTTCGTTTCATTGTTTGCTTCACAACCTGAAGTCCGATAGTTTGAACAATCTTGAAGTGCCGTGCATCTTCAATCAATCCACGAGGAATTTTCTTAATAGTCACAAAAGGCAGATTATTCATTTCAGCGAAAGCAACGTTATGCAGATAAATAGCATCATTAAAACTAACAGAGACAGGCAAACAGTCTTTATGGACATAAGGATGTTTAAGAATAAATCCTCGTGTCATTTGCTCGTTGTCTTCTCCAGCATAGACTTCCACATAACCAAGAGCATTCATGAATCGCTTAAGGCTAATCACTTGCACTTCAAGAGAATTGAATCCTCCTGTTTGAACTCCAGCAATAAGAACATTCCTGAAAGCTTGATTGGTTGATTGCATATAAGTGTCAAGCAGGTTCAATGCAGATTGAACATTGCGAATAACTTCTTGTTGTTCTTTTTGATTGTCTTTCATTTCCTATTCCTCTCAACTTAGTTATCAATGACGTGACTAAACATTATACGGTTATGAATCAATTTTGTCAAGAAAGATTCTAATTCATTTTCAGAATAAATCTCATCAAGCTTATAACTGATTTGACCATGCTGGTCGTAAACATCAAAAGACTCAACAACTATTTCACAATCTTGTTCAGAGTCAGAAACAAGACTAACGTGATTATTTACACTGTCGAAACACAATTCATCTATTGAGTTTTTAACTGAATAATCAGCTTCAATCGTGAAGACTTCTTGCCTCCCTTCCGACATAACTACAAGGTCTACACCAATGTATTCCTCGTTAAAGTCGCTGACAATATAACTCAAATCTTTAATTTTAGATTCTTCCATAAATTACCCTTTTGTTTTTATTGTGTCTTTTTGTTGTACAACCACAGCAACAATTCTTCAAAGGTAATCTCTACTGTCTCGCTGTTAATGATCTCATAAACATCACGTGAACTCAAGGAAAATACAACATTCCAATCGTGAAGGCTGCGTTCAATAACATTTAATTGATCTACATTCACATCCCAAAAGTCATAACTCTTATCTCGCATGATATCTATGTTTTGTCTTGCAAACTCAAGAATTAAATCATCAAAGCTGTTCATCATTTAAATAACCTTTGGTTGTTGTCACTATTTTAGGATTCTTTTCTAAAGGAATCCCATTAGCATTACACAAAATTAGAACGGGAGCTATCTCAGCATTCCAATAAGATTCATGTTTACACTGCCCACATTTGAGATGAAAACCCCATGAAGGATTAGTGACATGTTCATGTTTATAGTTTAGCGAAGACAGAGAAAACCAATCATTACAGTTTGGACATTTCACATCATTGTTATATTTCTGTAAATGTTGTTCTCTCACTTTATTTCTGCAAAATTTAAGAAGCCGTTTGTATATTCTAATCATTTTCAGAACCCCTCATACTCTTTTTAAAATTACGTTGACCTTGTTCTTCCAACACTTCTGAGATTTCACCGTTAATCAAAAGAAGCTCTTTCTCAAAGTAAAGTCGTTCACGAGCAAGAAAGCATAGTCGTCCGTTCAGTTCTTGGTCAGTCATATCTTTAACATTAATTTGTGAATAATCTTTCATTTGTTATCTCCTAATCTGTTGTAATGCTTGTGTATCTGAATACAACCTAACTATAATACCTCAACGCTTTACTGTCAACAAAAATATCTTCAGGTTTTATCGGTCTTTCAAAGGTTATTCCTTCTACAGATTTAACCCTTGACAATGCAACGTACGCTTGACTTGGAGCAAAGCAACGATAACCAAAATCAAGATGTGCATCACTGAAGGTTTGACCTTGGGATTTATGTGCTGATATGGCAAATCCAAGTTTAACAGGAAACTGTTCATAAGAACCAATCATTCTTTCTTTAAGCTCTTCTCTCCCGTTAGGATGTTTATAAACATATTGTTCTACATTGTACCACGTGTGTTTGCTTAAAGAAACTAATTCTCCTTTCAACTCAGAGTCATCAGCTATCCTAACATCTATTTTATAATTTGTTATCTTTTCAACAACACCAACATTGCCGTTAATGTACGTTTGTTTCAATTCAGTCAAACCAGAATTGGCAGTGATAATAACCTGAGCACCGACTTTCAACTCTAATGTTTGTGGTGCAGGTTGCTCTTTAAAATCACCAACAACACTTGCATAGAAAGTTTTATGGAAACCTTCAATCTTATTTAGTGCTGTCTTATTTATCCGATCAACATCCTTATTGGTTGTGGCGATAACTACACTATTCTGTTTTATTGGTTTCCCAACAACTTTAGAATTAAGATAATGACAACACTCTCTAACATCCTCTGCTTTTCTTACTTTATTCAGAATAGACTTAAATTCAACATCTGATTGTCGATAAATTTTAGTTAGCTCAATTCGTTTAAAGTCAAGTTCGTTGAAAGTTTCACAATCAAACACATAAGGTGAGTCATAATTCTCATAGAACTCTTTGTATTCTTTTTGAGATGTTACTGGACCTATCTGTAAACAGTCTCCTAACAGAATAACTTGCAAGTCAAGCTTCTGTCCTTTCTTTATCTTTCTAATCCATTTTAGTTTATCAATGATTTCAATAAACTTGTCAGTACGAAGAGAGAAAGCTTCGTCTATCACTATGCGACTAATTTGTTTAGAGGAGAGAACAGCTTTACGTTCCTTATTCAATTTAAATGGAAGACCTTGTTTATATACACCAAAACCCAATCCAAAGGTTCTGTGACAAGTCTGCCCACCAATGTTTAGGGCAGCTAACCCTGTCGGTGCAACAAAGATTGTGTCACTCTCAAAGAAGGTTTTAATAGTTCCAATAAGATGGCTCTTGCCTGAACCTCCCGGACCAGTTATGCAACAGTTCTCTCCTGACAATATCAAGTCAAGCGCATCTTCTGTTGTTCCATAAGTAAGTTTATTCATCAAAGTCCTCGCAGTATCGATCCTTAAACTCAGATTCAATAAAAGTTGTCCATAGGTAGTTACTTTCTTCTGGAGTAGGTTCTGAATTCATGAACTCATAGATATCTGCGTTAGGTTTGCTTTTCAATTCTTCAAAACAATACTCACAGAGATATCCGTAACTGTTAGAGACATATTGACACATAATGTGATGACAGCCATTTCTGTCGCAAGCTAAAACACCCATATCAACTCCTTTTTCTAAATTAATCAATTAATTATTATTTAAGTACCATCAGCTTCTATTTCTTTCCAACCCATAAAAGGTAAAATATGTTCTTTGCCTTGCTTCAGGAAATCCTTCAAAGCATGAACATCTTCCAACTGCAACCTACCGTAATAATGGTAACAAGATTCCTCAAAATAATCTTGCAATGCTAAAGAATCTTCATAATCGTGACAAGCTCCTGCTGAATCAAATTCTTTACCGTCATGTGCAATATAGACTGTTCGTTGTTCAACTTTCATTCTGACTCCCCTTTATTAACACTATCATCAAAATCTTCCTCCCACTCGCCTATAGCTTGGTACAACTCAGCAAGATTGTCAATAGCATTCTTCAACAAATTATTAGTTCTTTCATTCCAGATTGAAGGATGACAAACTTGGTGTTTAAAAGTTTCATCCCAACTGTCTTCAGGATAACCTAACTCTTTCTCAAGCATACTAATAATAGCAGAAGTTAATGTCAAGCCTTCGTGTTGGTACCACTGATCTATGTTTAGCAGTTCTATCTGAGCTGCTAATTCTTGTTCTTTTACTAAACTCTCTGCAATTTTATAAATCTCTTCAGAAACTTCATCAGCAGATTTAGTCTTCAACATATTTTCAATCTTAACGATAAAATCTTTAATTTCTTGTTTCTCTTCATAACTCATAAGTAATTCCTCTTACTCTGTCACAATTCTAATTCTTGCCAATCAACACTCATGAAGCCAATAGGCCAACCTTCTTCTAAACAACCATCCCTATCAAAACCGCAAACTTGCTCAATATTTTTATTATCATTAGAAATTATAGTTACAGAAACTTGTTCTGGTTTCAACTTACCTTGCACTATAAACTCACTGACCACTTCAATACAAGTTTTTGAGTGTGTCATAATATTAATATCGTAATATTCAATCATCTTTAACTGTCTGACTAATTCTTGTGCAAGCTTGTGCGTGTGTTTCCTTTCTTCAGGAAATTCCCAAGCTGCACTCATCACATCAACTACTATTGTCTTATGATCTTCTATAATAAAAGGTAGGTTTTGTTTTTCTTTTTGAGAGTAACCACCTTTAGTAAAGGTTAGCTCTTCAATATTCTTACCAATAAATATATTGACTTTGTTAGATGTGGTCGTAGCCATGAATATTCCCCTATTATTAAATATCTTTAATATCGATTCCATAAATCATTTCGAAATAGTCTCTTTCTTCTTGTGTCGGATTTTTCCAATTCTTGAAATAACCTGATAGGTTGATTACAATATCATAAAAACAATATGCTCCCGGTTGATTTCCTTCAGATAATCTATATTCGCAATTACCACTCAATAGCTTCCATAAAGGGGGGTGTCAGTCCCGTCATCTGTTTCGAATTGTACAATACTTCCTTTAGAAAATCCACTTTCTTCAGTTACTATACCAATCTCTCCAACTTCCCACCCATATTGATTTTTCATCACACAATTCTCCTTCAATCAACTTAACTTTTAAAACCAAGTTTATCTAAACTTTCAACAAACCTCTTCAACTCTTTAAATTTCAAACCTAATGCAGAATCTTCCCTTTCAAGCAAATGATTCTTAATATCGTTAGCTCGTTTAGTAACAGCAAAACAGTTCTCTTTAGTGTAACCTATTTTGTTATCAAATCTATCTATGCTTCTGCACAAATCGCCTTCCCCGAAAGTAACTCCTGTATACTGACAGGTCTTTCGTTTGAGCAACTTGCTAACATCATTCAGAGTCAGTGCAAACTCTTTCTTCCTTGACATAGCAGAATTATACAACTGTTTATATTTATTTGCAACAAGCAAATCAAAAGGAATTTCTGATTCACAACCGACTTGGGCTTTATCATGGTGCTCGTCATTGTCTGTAAGAGGGATTCTGTCCATATTAGATCCTTTAAATTTATTTAATTCTTGTTGAAAGCGTTCCAACCTGACTTTATGTTCCCTTATTTTAGATTCGCCTTCATTGTTAGCAATAATCTGACCCTTTAAACATTTTATCTTGTGTTCAAGATTCTCGATATAAAGTAATCTTTCTGATAAGTCGTTGGTGTTGTATTTAACATTCATATTAGATTCTCCAAGAAGGCGACTAAGTGATTATCAATATGATTATACCTTATCACAGTAATAATTCAGAGTCAAACAGTTTAATTACAGACAAAAATATTCCACGGTATTGTCATACCATAAATCATTTTAAAATAGTCTTTCTCTTCTTGTGTTGGAGTCTTCCAATCCTCAAACATACTACACACATCATCTGTACCCCTGTTAAGGTCTTTTCCTACAAGGATTACACTTTTTGAAGACCACCCTTCAGTGTCAGTGAACATAAGTAAGCTATTTCTATCATTTATACAAAGAATACTATTAAGGTTAGATAGCGAGAAAGCTTCTACTCTAACAATAAAATCTTCTGTTTTATTTATAAAACATACAGGGTAAATCGTGTTGAACCCTATTGCAGGCATAAAACACCAATCTCCGTTATCTTCTAAGAATTTGTTAAACGATTGGTACCTTTCATATTCCAAAGACATAACACCTCTTGATTTTCATAGTAAATAGTGATAAACTTTGACTATGATTGATTGTACCACGTGGTTTTACACCAAGTCAACCACGATAAATACAAAACTTGGATAAAAAGGTATAATCAACCAGAGGGTGTATAACCTACAGTGATTAGGGTTACTATCACTACAATAATACCATTATTATCAGAGTTTTCAAGACGACTTCCCAACCACGCTTACAATATGTTGCAATAATGCTTAAGGGATAAACAGGTTAGAACGGGTGGTAAACCGGGGAATGATGTTAGCTTGCACAACAAAGGAACGAAGACCTTTGTCGCTATCATAATAACCGGGTCTACAGGGTGTCACGAGCCTTCTCTTACGGATCTAATAAAGAGTGATGATTTATCTTTTATAATAAGTCATACCACTGATACAGTGTTGAACTGTATCCCGTAAACGTAGAAAATTACGTCCCTGATAAATGATAATAATGTTGATTAATTATCTTAATTTCATTATACAGTTATATCTCTTTCTTATAGATATCATCTATTTGAATGTTGGGTAGTATAATAACTAAGATAGGTGTGGATTAGATAAAAGACCTTGAAGGATAAGTAACGCACAAGTCTCTGTGTTAAACTTACCACCCAAGGTCTTGTTGATGCTATTGTTTAAAAATGGTTATTAGTAAGCCCGGCCTCGCGCCGGGTTTTCTTTTGCCTGAAATCCAAGAAGTGCTTCACAGCTATAACAAAGTATAGGCAATTTAGCTGATTCTGGTGTATTCTAAGCGACTCTAACAGTGCCCCTGTAGGTAGGCTTGGGGTATGACCTAGAAATCGTTTTTAGGTGTGTTTTAACAAGTATAATCCGGTTTCAAGTTGACGTTCTGTGGAGATTAGTGTATGCTTTGATTGTTGCATATTTATATAGGTGATATTTATTAAACAAGGAAATTGATTATGAGTTATGAAGAACAGATGAAGGTGTTTAATTTCACGGAAGGTTGGATGAACAGGTATTATCACGAAGATAATTTACCTATAAGTAAAATTAATTTAGAGCCTTATGAACCCCTCTATGTTAAGACTTTCGGTGTCCATTTACACTCACGAGATGAATGGATGTTGCAAGGAGAGTTCGGTGAAGTTATTTCTTTGATGGTAAGGTTTCTTGACTCATTAGGTATGCCTTATCCTGAACTTTTTCATAACGAATCTACACGTTATCTTGCAGTGTACCAAGGAGATCGAGGTTCAATTAAACAAGGAATGGTGTACGACTATGGTAACAATCATTGCAGAATAATTACATCAAATCAGGAGGAAATTCATCTTCCTGTATATTTTCAAGATTGGACAAGACCTACACGAGACGAACTTAATTATTTTAAAATGGTAACTGATATTGATTTGATCTGGAGTGAAGGTCAGCCACTCCCTATCGTAGAGAATAGAAAAGATATTGACAAGGCATTTTAAGTGCTATAGTATGTCAGTATGAATTTAAGATAAACTATGAATGTTAATATTTTAAATCAAGATAATAAGGAGAACTACAAATGACACAAGAAACTTACACTGACCCTCGCACTAAGATTCACAAATCTAATGTGATTAATGTTGACTTTCATAATAAAAGAAAGGTTGATAAGAAGATAGTTTATCAGTGGGTTGATGCTTTCACTGGTGTTGTGAACAATTATGATTCTTCTAAAGAAGATAATGTTGCTCACGTAGAACTTCCCTTTTTTTGTCGGAGCACAAGGAAAACCTTATAAAGTTAATTGTGTTTTTGATCTTGACAGTCTCAGAGATTTGAGAGATGATATCAATATGGTGTTAGGTGAATAGTTTAGGCAACCAAGTGTGTAGGCTGAGTAATCAGATAATAAAGGAGTATAACAAATGGTAGTTAATGTAGATTGGAATAATGTCTCAGACAAAACCATTAATGAACTGGTTAACGATATTGTGGAATCAACAGATAAACCAGTCGATTGGTGCAATGATTGGAAGAGAACTCTTGAGCTGTGTCAAGAATATCAAATAAGTTTAGAATTCAAAGCTGGTGTTTCTGTTTATCCTATAGCATATCACGGACCAACACCTGTTCTTGGAACTTATCATATTGATAAGAATATTCTTCGTGCCGCTTGTATAGTTCTGATTAAAATTAATAACCAGTAAAGGGACTGACAATGAACACTAACTTTATTTGCAGGGTTAAAATCCCTGCTTTTATTTTATCTGTAGGTTTTGTAACTTCATTAGCTTTCTCTAATTTAGTTTCTGCTAATGTTCAAACAGAATATAACTATTCGTCAGACTGGATTTACTACTATGAACCTGTTAATATTCCAAGATCACCACAACAAGACCTTGAAATGTTAGCATTGACTCTGTACCACGAAGGTAGGTCAGAAAGTATTGATGGTCTTTATGCTATTGCGAATGTTATTGAAAATAGGGTTGTTTCTAAGCATTGGCCTGATACAATAGTTGGGGTTGTTAAACAAAAAGCTCAGTTTAGTTTCTGGCAAGATGTTGAAGATTTAAAAATGAGAGAATTCAAATCTAGGTTGACAGCTTACAGAATAGCGAGTAAAGTTATCAAAGGTGAAGGGAAGAATGTGGTCGGAAATGCTGACCATTATTTCAATCCTTATAAAGTGAAACCGAAGTGGTCAGACAGCATGGTTAGAGTTAAAAAGATTGACAATCATGTATTTCTTAAGAGATAATAGTTTAAGTTAAACAAAGGAGAATAGCTAATGAGTTCACAAGATTATATTTTCACTAATCAAATCGGTGTTGAAGATATTCCTGAAATGATTGAATTGGGGTTTCGTGTTAAACGTCCTTGTCTTGTCCTTGGTCCAGCAGGGTCTGGGAAGAGCCATATTGTTAATCAATATGCTCAAGAACGTTATAATGGAAACATTATTGATGTTCGTGTGTCAGATAAAGAACCAACAGACCTTTCAGGTATTCAAGTTCCTGTGACACAAGAAGACGGTTCAGTTGAAACAGTCTATGCTTTTGTTAGTTTCTGGCCTAAAGATCCTGATTGGGAGGGCATCATCTTTCTGGATGAGGTTCTTCACGGAACACCAGCAATGCAACATGTTTGCTATCAGATTTGTTTGGATCGTCGCATTGGTGAGTTTCATTTCCCTGAGAAAGCACGAATTTCTCTTGCTGCTAACCGTGTGTTCGATAATGGTGCAGGTTATGAACTCCTTAGTCCTTTGGCTAACCGTCTAATGATTGTTGAAGTTAAACCTGACGTTGAAGGATGGTTGGAAGGTTATGCTTCAGATAATAACATTCATCCTGCGGTGGTAGGTCTGTTGCGCTCTAATCCTGAATTCTTTAACACAGATCCTCAGAATGATGAACCTTCTTTCTGCACTGCCCGTAGCTGGGAAGCTGTTTCTGGTGTGTTGCATGAGATGGATAAGAAACTGATTAGTGAACGTCTTGGTTGGATTGGCATTCAAGGTTTGGTCGGCTCAGCACCAATGATTGAGCTGAAAGCTTCTTATCAACTTAATGGTAAACTTCCTTCAGCGTTTGATATCCTTGAAGGTCGAGTTAAGAAATATGAAGCAGACGATTATGAACCTTCCCATATGTACATGATCACTCAAGGTTGTTTGTCTCTGATTAAAGAGCATATGGAAAAACCTGAAGATGTTCTACCAACTGAAGATTTCATGGTTAAGTTGGATAACTACTTCCACTTCTTACTTGAGTCTTTTGGGCAAGAAGTTGAGATGTTCGTTGCGACAGTTCGTAAAGTTAATGACACAATACGTGAAGCTAAAACTAGGACAATGCTTTCAGCTAAAGCTGCTCAACTTGGAAGCATGAAGAAGATTATTGTTAAATATATGAGTCTTCAAGATTGCTTCTCTGAATAAATAAAATATTAATTTTAAGGCGACTATCTGAAAAGATGGTTGCCTTTTTCTTTGTTTGTGTTATGATTAATCTATGGTTATATGTATATTGGAGATTATAGAATATGAATGTTCATATGTTTGTAAAACTGAATAAGAGTTGGCTAGATAAATTTGAACACAATGATTATGGAATCGATGATGTCCCTGCATGGTGGGACGGTAATATTGATTATATACACAGAGACCCTTCTAAATTGTATGTATTATCTAATGAATATTCTTTAGAAGTTAATAAAAACGGGAATTTAATAGCGTTAAATTATGGGGAGAGTGAGGATAAGAATAACATAAAGGAATATTTCCTTAACTGGAAAAGACCAACCAAAGAAGAGATGGGTTATTATGAATTAGTTAATGGCTATCGTCTTCCTTGGAGTGAAGACGAACCCTTTATTTGGGAGGATTAACAATGATTGAACAATTCTTTTCTGCTTATGAGTTAACTAAATCTTTTGCTATTGTCGGGACTCAATTATCTGTTTGGCTGGTATTCTTTTATTATTACCTTGGACAGAAAGAATTTGTTAGAATCCTAAATTATAAAGATTGTAAATCTAAGAATGAGAAATATGGTTCGGTTTACTTGAATCTTATGTCCTTTGGTGCTATTGTTTGTCTATGGTCTATGTTAATTTGTGGAATATTAGGAGTTTAATAAAATGATAGTAGAAACTGACAATGACTTCTATTTAGCGAATAAAAATTGGTTGGATAAGTTTCAACATAACGATTTTGAGGAAAGAAAGGAAATGTATCACCCTCGCAGAGACCATTGGCAACCTTCTTGGTGGAACGGCATTAACAAAACGTGGGGTGCTCTGGGTGTTACTTACGGGTTTACTGTTCATCCTTACAACGAAAGTTTCTTGACAGTCTACGGGAAAGATATTCTTATGTATTCGTGGGTTTCTTATTTCAAAAACTGGAAGAGACCATCTAAAGAGGAACAGAATTATCTTGAAATGGTAGAAGGTTTTAGGTTACCTTGGTCGGAAGAAAACTGTTATTATGCTTTTGGTGATGAATATTTTGAGGGTAATATGTAATGAATACTAAAATGAAACTTATGAGTCAAGAAGAAAAAGATTCTATTAAAGCGCTTGAAGACAAAGCTATCAAGATGATTCGCAAGGCTCGCCTTGATATGCTTAGAGAACATCCCTTCTATGCTCAGCTTGCAATGAACCAAAAGTTAAAGTTAGATTATTCTTTTGTTCCTACCGCCGGAACAGATGGTTTCTCTATTTGGTTTAATCCTGAATTTGTTGCTGGTATGCCTGAAGTTCGTTATAATGAAAGTCTTTCTCGTTTGAACCATATGTTGACTGAACAACGAGTCACACAAGAACAATATGACGAACTGAAAGAAATTCTTGAAACTAAAAAGAAAGGTTGCAATGTTAATGATATCATGTTTGTGTTCAGGCATGAGATTGACCATATTGTTAATGAACATTTCCTGAGACGAGGAACAAGAGATCCTGAACTTTATAATGAAGCTGGGGATTATAAGATTAACCGTCAAATTGTGAAAGATTGGTACAAAGGTGATTATAATGCAGCTATCACTAAATCTCCTATTATTGCAGCAGGACTCTACAGTGAACAATATGATGATTTGACTTCTGAACAAGTCTATGATTTGTTGAAGAAAGAACGACAAGATAATAAAGATTCAGAGGACAACGGGAAATGTGCAAGTTCTAAAGGTTCTTATCATATGCCTTCTTCCTCACAAGACAAACCTTCTATTCAATCTCCTATGGAAGAGATGTTAGGACTTGATCCTCTTGCAGGCAAGAAGTTTGAGATGTCTAAAGAAGACTATCAGAAAGCCTCTGATAAAATGAAAGTTGATATTCAGATGGCTTCTCAGAATGCTGGTGACAGCACACCTTCTCACATCCGTGATATTATGAAGGAGTGGAAGAAACCTAAAATCAATTGGAAGAAGCATCTTAAGAAAGTTATTCCTTCTTTGATTAAACACAACCACGATTATAAACGAATCCATCGTCGTTCTTTTGCACTGACAAAACACTTGAAAGAGTCTGGGCAATTGAACTATAATCAACAAATTGTGTTGCCAGCTAAAGCAAGACAAGAAACTGTTTCTGTGGTTATTGCTGTTGACAGTTCAGGGTCGGTGACACAAGAAGCATTGCACACAGTGCTAAGTGAAGTTGCTGGTATCACTAAACAATATAATTGTTTTGAAATTAATGTGTTCTGTTGGGACACTAAAGCTTATGATGTTTACACTTATGACCAATCTAATCTAACAAAGATGAAATCGTTCCAATTGAAAGGAGGCGGTGGGACATCTCTTGGTTGTATTGTCCCTAAACTGGAAGAACTCAAGAAGATTGACCAGTTGGTTATATTCACTGATGGTTTCTTTAATATGAATCAAGAACTAAAGAATAAATTTAAACCTTATTCTCAAAAGACATTGTTCATCATTAACGATAATAATAACTTTGATGCTCCTTTCGGTAAGGCGATTAATTATGACAAATATCAGTAAATCTTACAATCCTCACAATTTCTCATTAGATTTATTTGGAACTAAGGTTGAAGGTCTTGCTGATGGGAACTTAATTGTAATTGAAAGTCTACACAGTTTGGCAACACAAGCTAAAAGTTATTTTAATAATCAAACAGAACCTACAACAGACGAGTGGGATTATTTCTTCATGTGTGAATCTATTGAAGACAAAGAGAAGCAGGAAAAGATTAAAGAAAAGTATATGGAGATTATTAATGAACGTTGAGTTAGAAACTGCAAAGCCCCTATCAAGGGGCTCTTTTTCTTTTAAATTTCATCCAAAGAGTTATGCAACTAACTCTACTATAACTATTGGTACGTTGATAGTATTCAATCACTCTATAAACCCTTACGGGTCAGCTACTCATTTTAATGTGATGTTTAGAAGACAGTTTAATTTAAATCAATTCCAATTAATTGTTTTACCTAAAACACAACAAGTAAAAAGTAGGGCGGTATCCTTAATCAATAACCCAAATGTTTATGCTGGGCTGTTTGATGTTTATACAGTCTTCGATATGATTGACCTAAACAGAGAGCAACAAGGTAATGAAGAATGTCGTGTGTTATCATCCGATCAAATAGATTATCTGTGGATGGTCTCTGATATTTATCCAATAGAAGCTAATGAGAAGGTTATTAACTGTCCGTTAAACATATTCGAACAAAAGGTAAAAGAGTTGTTCAATATTTGTTTTTACGGAAGGTGTTTCCATAAAGGAAATTTATTTGTTGACAAGTCGAACTATAAAGACTACACTCAAGACTATATTAGAGATGATTATTTTGATCAATTAGTGGAGAAATTCAATAAGGAGTTTAATAGTAATGGTAGAATTTAAAGAAAATCAAGAAAGCATAGAAATTATGGAAGATAATGAGTTCACTAAAAGGATAGAGAACACGTTTAGTGATAGCGTTAAAGAAGCTCTTGTTGCCTCAAAAGCTATTCTTGCTGGTGGCGCAATGACAAGTTATTTCTCTTCTTCTGAAATCTCAGATTTTGATTTGTATTTCGAATCTAAAGAGATGTTAGATAAATTTATCTTTACGCTCCCAAGTAATTTTGACGCACAATATTTCATAACTGATAAGTCAATGACTATCAAAAGTCAAGGAATAATACTGCAACTTATTTACTATAAGTTCCACCCTAAAGACAGAGAGTTAGTTGATTGGTATCAGGTTAGCAGTTGTGAGTCTATTTTCAAATCTTTTGACTTTACAATCAATATGTGTGCCTATAGTTTTCACTCTAAAATTATTGTTCACCATAGGGATTTCTTTAAACATTTAGGACAACGTAAACTGATGTTCTGGAAAGGAACAGATTACCCTCTTGTGAGCGCCTTGCGTCTTGATAAGTATTCATTTCGAGGGTACAGTGCACCACTGTCGGAAAAGCTTAAAGTATATTCTGAGATTTCAAAGATTGACTTAAGTTCTTCCGAAAAATTAATAGAACACATTGGATCTATGTATGGTCTAAAAGTTAAGAAACTTAAAGAACAACTGGAAAAGAAATTAGGAGAAGGTTGGGAATTTAACCCAACAGAAGCAATCGACTTGGTTGTTGATAGTTGTAAATTAGAGTCAAGTTATAATCTTCTTCCTAATAGTAGGGACAACACTACTGTCAAGTGGACTAACTTCTCTGATTTTAGAACTAAAATAGATTCTGCTAAGAAAAAGAATTTGACTTATACTGTTCTTAAGAGGTACGATAACAAATCTAACGAAGAAGATTTAGAGTATTCTTGTGTCTATTTTGAAATGGTGGCAGGAGATATGGAAGGTTCTACTAAAGTAGATTTTGGTAAAAGTTGGAGTATCAAACACCATCATTTCTGGAAAGAATTCAGGCTGTTTCTTCCTCAGAATGAAGTATCAATGGACTATCTTGAGATGGTTGACCCTGATTGCAAGAAGACTCTTTATAAAGAGAAACCTGTGTTTGATCCTAAGTATCTACTAAAAGATAATGAAAGTAACTTCTAAGGAGTTTAATAATGTGGAAGATAACTGATGAACAGAGATTTGGTGTTGTTGATAAACCAGATAGTTTTGAGAGAGATGCTACGGTAAGATCTATTAGACAATCTCTATTAGATCTGATGAAAGTTATTGATGAGAATTATGAATCAGAAGCTAATTCTATTATTAGCAGTATTGATAAGGAATTATCTGATGTAGACTCCTTATTTAACGAATTTGAAGAATGGGGTGAACATTGGGCACATATCGCCCAAGATTTAGATTGCAATATTAAAAACTCTTTGTCTACTATAGAAGCAGATAATTGTGTCAAAAATGTTCCCGGTAAGATTCTTGTAGATTATCCAAGTAAAAGCGGCCTCAATTTTGGTAATTTTAATTTCAAAAATTTCATAGCGAGATTACTACCAAATGCAGTATTTAGTATTGAAGACAATTACCCTGAACAAATAGTTTTAACGGGTAAAGGTTACTCTACGGGACTTGGTTTTGTTAAAGATGGTGTTTGTAGGTATAAGAATTTTCCTTTGATAATTGATTTCATTACTTTAAAAGCAATATTGAATGGTAACTCTTATGACCTACAAGATTACTTTAAAGATTGGATGAAGCCAACCATGGAAGAGTATGATTATTTTAAAATGATAACCGATGGTCATTATTGGGTAAGAGAATTATACAAAGAGTCTGAGGTTTACGTAAATGATTAAACAAATAGAATCAACTAATGATATTAAAGATTTGGGGAGTGAAGCTCTCCTTTTCTATATTCAATCAATTTCAAACCAAATAACATCTTATAATGGTGAACTGAAAGGGTTGAAGATGTATTCAGCCTATTGTGAAGCTTCTAAATTTCAACCAGAAGACACTAACTATGCCCAACAAGATGTAGAATTTGTTCAGAAACAATTGACAAAGTGCATCAAAGAGATTAGTATTCT